ACTACACCATCAGCGGATACTGTCAGCGCCATATGATTGTTATGAACGCCTCGGCTTTAGTCGTAAGCAACAACATCACCGTCACGGTATCTGGAACTCCAAATATTCTGTATGACACCGTATATGCTCAAGACATGTCATTGATCATGGTCGGTCCTGTCACATTCGCCGGAACGGGAATTACAACTGCTAGAAGATACTACGCAGACAGATTGAGCAGCATTGATGGGTATGGCAAAGGCATCAACTTCATTCCCGGAGGAGCAGCGGGCGCAACCACCAATGGTGGCATCTACGCGTAATATAATAATCGTTCTCCGTATATATGGCGATAGTTATTGTCTTAACCCAAAATCAAAGTTATGAGCGATCCGATCAAATTCACACAGGAAGAAATGGATGAAGTGTTCTCCCTCCAGCAAGATTACAACACCACGTTGCTGAATCTCGGAGGTATGGAACTTGAAAGAATGAACCTTGCCGCTCGGCTAAAGGAACTCGACGAAGCCAAAGATAAACTCGTCAGTGAACGTTTTGCCGCCCTAAATGCCCGCGAGAAAGAACTCCTCGGGAAGATCACGGAAAAGTACGGCGAAGGCTCCCTTTCTCTAAGAGACGGCACATTTACACCTTCTTCTAAGACAAGCAATATAGAACTAAAATAACACCCTAGAGTGGTGATGAGGTAAGTGGAAAAAAATGTGGGTTTAGAAAAAACCCAAAATATTTATACTTACCGTTCAACACGTTTACACAACAACCTAACAAGGAAACAAGGACAAGACCATGGCAATTCAAGAAGGTGGAAGATTTACCCCAAACGACAGAATCGTGAGCCCCGGAGTATTCTCCCGTGAACTCGACCAATCGTTTTTGGCACAGGGAGTACAGGACATCGGAGGCGCAGTAGTTGCACCTTTCCCAAGAGGTCCCGGCTTCTCTCCAACAATCATCAGATCGCAAGCCGATCTCGAAGCAATCTTTGGTACTCCCGATGGTGTTCTTTACGGTCCTTACACCGCACAGCAATATCTTCAAGAGCAAGGTGCAGTAACTATCGTTCGTGTTGGTGGTTTGGGTGGATACACTCAGAACAACCCACTCGCGATTAAGGCAGTTCCGGGTCAATACCTCCGCTTCCAAGAAAGCAGTTCCTTCACAGGAACACTCTTGGGCGCAACGGTAACGAACACTGGTCCTGGTACGTTCAATCTTGTTGGTTCCCTCGTCGCAACATTCGGCGCAGGCATCTACTCCGGTTCTACGGTTGTTGTTGGATTGGTTTCCGGTTCAATCGATGCAGGCGACATTTCGGGTTCATTCCCAAATCAGTCGTTCACCAGCGGTTCGTTTGTTCTCACCGTTTCTGATGCACAGGTTGGTCACACAGGAGTTTTGACGGTATCCGCATCGCTCGATATCGTTCAGGTAAATCCTTGCACAACCTCCTACAACGTTGCCGGTCTAATGACTGGTAGTTACGGCGCTTTCGATCTATCCTCGTGGGTAGCCGCAAGCGTTCCTGTTCTCATCGATTGCAATACAATCGTCACAGGTTCATCTGGAAGAAATGTAACAACCCTCGCCGTTCTCGCAAATACCGCATACGACACAGGTCAGACCCTCGCAGGATTCTCTGGCTCCGTATTGGTAAGCAGTTCGCTCGGTCTATCACCTGACTTCAGCCTCGTTCTCTCCTCCAGCGTTGGTGGCGGATACGGTATCTACGGATTCTCCCTTGACTCGGCAAGCCCACGCTACATCACACGCGTATTCGGCACCGATCCAAAGGCAGGATTCATCCCTGTAGCAACCGGTCAGAAGATCGACGTTGCATACCTCTATCGCATCTTCAACAATGCTATCGACACGGTAGTTCCTGAAATGCTCGCAAGCGGTTCTTGGAGAATCGAAGTTGCTCCATACAACGATGCAACAATCCTCACAGACGGTGTAACACCTGATGTTGGAAACTCGTTGTTCGACTTGCGTCAGGCTGAAACACCTTGGGTCAACTCTCAAGTGATGGCATCTTGGACCGGCAGTTACGGTCCGGGCGTCAACCGCTTCAACTTGTTCAAGGTTCACACCATGGCAGACGGCACCGACACAAACACACGCTACAAGATCGAAATCTCGAACGTGAAGTCGCCGGGCACCGTGCCGGGAACACCATACGGAACATTCACATTGGCAGTTCGTGACTATAACGACTCCGATAAGAAGCCTTCGTTCCTCGAAATCTATAACAACCTCAACCTCGACCCAAACAGCGCCGACTTCATCGCACGCCGTATCGGTGATCGTTACAACTTCATCAACTACAATGGAAAGATTCTTGAATTCGGTGATTACGAAAACAAGAGCCGCTTCATCCGTATTGAGATGGCAACGAATCCATGGCCAACCGAGGCAATTCCTTACGGATTTGACGCATATGCTGCTCCTGTCGGTGGAGAACTATCAAGCCTAGCAACGCTTCCAAAGATGACGTTCACTTCGGCTTCGATCTACTCCCTCGCTCCGGGTAAGTATGCTTCCGGTATCGTCTTCCAGCCTGCTCCTGCCGGTTCCGATGACGAACTTGAAAGCCTCTATCCAAATGGAACACAGGTTGGTTCAGAACGCGACAATAAGCAATACTTCGCCCCTGTTCCAGTAGGTGCAGATAAGGGTGCAAATTGCCCATTCGACCTTGAAGAAGTTTGCGGTATTCCTCCGATCTACATCGCAAATTCCGAAATCACAAACACGAAGATGCGTAAGTTCGTATTCGGCTTCCAAGCCGGATTCGACGGTCAGTCGCCTTCGGTTCCTGTTCTCGTTGGCAACGATATCATCACAACCAACCAGCAGGGATTGAACTGCGCAACGAATACATCGACCGGTTCCTACGCTTATAAGCAGGCTATCACCGCTTTGAGCAACGCCGATGAATTCGATATCAACCTGATTGTTGTTCCGGGCATCAACTACCAGTACAACCCATACGTTTCTACGCTCTGCGTTGAAATGTGCGAAACTCGTGGTGATTGCTTCTACATCATGGATATTGCTCCAAACCAGTTGGCAGGTGCAAGTTCACTCGACAACGTAGTATCCCTCGCTTCGGAATTCGACACGAACTACGCAGCAACATACTATCCTTGGGTCAAGATTCGCGACACGAACACGAACAGAATTATCCCTGTTCCGCCTTCAGTTGTTCTCCCAGCAGTTTACGCTGCTTCAGACCGTGTTGCCGCCGAATGGTTCGCACCAGCAGGTTTGAATCGTGGTGGAATCCCAACAGCCGTTCAGGTTGTTGACCGTCTCACACACGCAGAACGTGACCAACTCTACGAAGGTCGTGTCAACCCAATCGCCGCATTCCCCGGATCGGGAGTCAGCGTTTGGGGTCAGAAGACCCTTCAGGTCAAGCCATCGGCTCTCGACCGTATCAATGTTCGCCGTCTCTTGATCGCTCTCAAGAAGTTCATCGCTGGTTCTTCCCGCTACTTGATCTTCGAACAGAACGTTTCTTCAACGCGCAACCGCTTCCTCAACATCGTCAATCCATATCTCGAAAGCGTTCAACAGCGTTCGGGTCTCTACGCCTTCCGTGTAGTGATGGATGAAACGAACAACACGCCTGATGTTGTAGACAGAAACATCCTCTATGGTCAAATCTATCTACAGCCTGCCAAGACCGCTGAATTCATCATTCTTGATTTCAACGTAATGCCAACAGGCGCATCGTTCGGAAACGAAGGTTAATTCCGTCAACCCCTAACAAAAAAGACCCACCGCGAAAACCGGTGGGTCTTTTCATGTACGTGTGATATTTATCTCTAATGCAGCCATTCACTCATCTTCTTCAGACACATGGAGTGTTGAAAAACTTCAACATCGTTCATAAGTTGTTGCCATCTGAATTGAAAAAACTGCGAGACGAGGTTCGACAAAAGTCGAAGAATAAAAAGGAATACGAAGCCAATATGGTAAAACATATGAAGGCTCTCGGCGTCGAAAAGATGCGCTTGTCGAAACTGCCCGGAATCATGGTAAACGGAAAGCCACTACCCGAAGAATCCGACGTTGAAGATCGCCTCGACCGACAGAAACTTCTCGTTGAATTTGCAAAGATACTCTCCAAGCAAATCAAAATAAATGACTTTTCCCAACAGGAACAGGGATTCCTCGTAGTAAGCCTGTCGAAGATTTTAGGTCTTCGTCTGTCGGATTTCAGAGAATGGCAAGACGATAATATCGAAAAGCCGGGTCTCGAAGATTAACGCAACTTGACTTTTTTTGACTTGATCTGCCCCTGCCACTTGTCAAGTTGACCGTTCATAATCTCATTGATCTGTTTGTCGGCGGTCTTCGTGGCGACCAAAATATCCATCGCCATGATCAAACAATCGACGGCTTCAAGGCGAAGGTGATTCAATACCTGCTTCTCCGTCTTTCCTTTTCTTCCTTTGTATCCGCTGTACTTCAGAATTTCAGCGGCGCATTCACCAGCCTCTTCGCACAACTTCAATCCTCTTGGAATGAGCGGGCGACGATCCTTGGAACTGATATCAACCAGTTTCTTCGGAAGGGTGAATTTGGCGCTATCTACTTTTTTCATGTTTGATGTTATGAAATCGCGACATCATGTCGTGATTTGTGTCGCGATTACCGCCAAAATGGCGAGATATATGGCGGGATTCAATTCTTTATCTCGGTGTGAGTGTTGAGCCGAACGCGAAATAAAGATTAAGCATCCTGCCCACGGATGATCCTCTCGCGCAGTTCAGGATTCTCACGTGCCCACGTATCGTATTCCGTGCGACATGCGAGGAAATCGCCACCGTGAACAATGTATGGGAGATTTGTTTTAAGTTGGAAGGCTGGAGTGTTGTTCATATAATAACTCCGAGCGGTCTCAGAATACATTCCATCCGAAAGCATGATCGCCAGCCATTCCTTCTGTGTGACGGCGATTCCACGAGACTGAAGCATGAACAAGGCACGTTCCGGAACGTGCATGAACTGAATGTCGGGGTTGTGTTTGAACATTTCCGCACGCTTCTTTTGATGCCATTCGGAATCTTGGTCGATATAATAAGGACCAGTGTCGTCGCCAATCTTTCCAAGATCATGGTGAAGGGCAGCGAAATCGCGCTCTTCATCGGTGAAATCGACGGTACCGCCCATCATTTCCCAAAGCATTTGGTAAGCCTGTGCTCCCTTGACAACTCCGAGAACGTGCTGGATGTATCCGCCAACGTTTGCGCGATGATAGTTCAACTTCTGCGATGCAGGAGCAAGAGCCATCTTCGTGGCAATCTCTTCCTCGTCATAGAATGCGAGAAGTTTTTCCCTGCGCTCGCCAGTGAATGCCGACTTAATGAAGTCGATGAACACGGAGTAATTGTGTTGCAGTTCCTTTTCATCCAACTGATTGCCTGTCTTGATGTTGAAGTTATACATAGAAATTAGTGCACGGTGGCTTTGAAGTGAAATGTGTGCGTATCCGCATCCGTATGAATTTGAATGGAGTTGTAGAGATTCATTTTCTCTTCGGGAAGGGCTTGACGCTTCACCTGAGCACGAATGAAGTCGAGAAGTTGATCTTCCAAATGCCCCCGAACGCCCTTTAGCAATTGCTGTGAAAATATCTCCTCCTCCGTCTCCATCAGGTGCTTAACTGTGAGACGTTCCATAAGAGACACGCGACTGATCTTTTCCATTCGAGGGCTCTTGAAATAAAGATCGTAGTTATCGTCGCGATGATGATCTTCCCAATGCTCGCCTTGAAATTCCCAACCCTGATTCTGAAGTTCGCAAATAGCCGTTCTGACCTCATCCGTTGGGAGTTTGGAAAGAATCTGGTCGAGGCTCATGTTGTAATTCATGAGCCAACGCTACACCCTTGTTAGGTTATGTCAACCTATAAAAAGTGAGGTTATGGGTGGCTGCTAAAATCAACGTTGAAACTTGCTGGAACAACGACCGCGTCCTGACCCTCAAGACCAATAACCGTTGACGGTGATGAGTATATGCTTCCGACCGTTACCCAATACTCCGGTACCCACTGAGCGAATGTGTAATACTGCTCATAACCGGGCGAAACCGACATTGTGATAGAATTGGTGGAGCGAAGTGGAAGGGCGGCACCGTTGGAAGAACTTCCGTTGATGTACGGTAATCCCGGTCCGTTTAGTGGGTGGATTACTAATGGTACCGTTCCGGTATTGGTATAACCTCCAAGCGGAGCGGAGCCGGAATCATATCCAGAAAAAATGATTTCACCAACGGTGTAGCCAAGGTTTCCTCTTTCAAAGAAACCTTGGAGTGATGGATTATCAACCTTGTAATTTGACTTCTGCGATCCAGTTGTGCCAACGGGAACGGAATCCAAGAATCCTGTGTGGCTCTTGAATGAATCAACATATCCACCAGCAGTGAAGTTGTGCATCGCCATTTGCTTTGCGATACCGAAGTTGTGATTTTCAGAAATAAGCCAAGCATTCTGATGTGTGCCTGCCGAACCATATTCAACGCAAGACTTGAACGCTGCCCGTGATAGTCTTCCTGTACCAGATTGCTTGAAAACGTCAACTCTCGCGGCATCCCAATGTGGCTCATATCCCATAGACAAACTCATAGAGTAAGAGCCGGTGACACCCGCAGTGTACAACGAGAAATACGGGTTTGGAATGATTACGTCTTGCGATACGACGCCCGCTGGGATGATTGACGATGTGGTTCCGTAATTCGAGACGAATGATGCTGTAATCGGAGCGGAGAATGGTGCATTCGATGTGTTCGATACTCGGAATCGCATAGAAAAGGCACCATCACAATCTGATGCCAACCCTCGAACCGAGTAAATCTGTCTATTGTGATTGGTTGATGGAAAACTTGACTTTGCCGCATTCGTACCGGCAACCCAGCCAACCGTGTAGAACGCTGCGTTGGTCGAATCTCCCAAAAATTCCAATGACCCGGAAACCGAACCGGATGGAACCGGGTTGGAGCCGGTCGAAACCGAACTGGTATCACATGATAGTATTCCAGTAAGATTAATCGGCGAGGTTTCGTAATAGTTTGCATCGAGAAGATAAACCGACGACGTTGGAGTATTGTTGAAAAACTGAGCGATTGGCGCGTTTCTCGTCATTACTCTTCCATATGAATTTCTGTCTGCAACAACTCCATCCAGCAACAATACCTGATCACTGGTGAATGACGAAGAGAGAGATGCCGTTCCATAACTGAGATTTGCAACTCGGATGTATGCCAATTCTCCAAACGATCCCGTAAGTTGAAGTGTGATCGGAAACTCCGGAAGAGCCTTGCAACGCACCGAGCAATTTCCAACCGAACCTGCATATGTCAATTCAGGAATCAATGAAATTGAGACTCTCAATTGTTGACGAAGAAAACTACTTGCGGTGCATTCTTGACCGGTTGAGAATACAATAGTTCTGGCAGCATAGCCATCAAGACCGAGCCAGTTAAATTCCCAAGGAACGGTTTGCCCAATCGACTCGGTGGTTATGGAAATTGCACTTCCGGATATAGACGATGTAAAGAAAAATGATCCTGAGATATCGTATGGATCGAGTGGATTTGTGTTAAGACTTGCTGTCAAACTATCAAGTGTAGGAGGATTCGACCCCGATGGAATGAACCAAACCTTTACCTTGACCGACAGTTGAGCATCATCCGATGTGTAGAATCCGGGCTGTAAAACTCCATCGTTTGCAGAATCCATCAAGCCTTGAACAGTGTAGCCATCGATTGTGAGAAGTGGCGTTGGTGTATTCTTCTTCTGGAAACGCTCACGCAGGTCGGTCACAGCATTCGATGATGCGTAGAATGACTGATAATAGGTCTTGTCTGCAATTCTGTCGGATTCGGACGTAGATTCCTTGTACTTTCGAGATAGGTCACTCCCGGTTCCAGCCACGTTAAATGACTTAAATCCGGTTACGGGTCCGAAGTTTGATGAACTTGGCTCGAATACATCATCCAGCGCAGTATTTCCAAATACATAGTCAGCCATGATATTAGTCGGTTATGTAACCCTCAATTGTGACTCTGATCACATCTGTTGGATTTCCATTCGTTCTTGATAGGTATAGTGTGCGAACGTATTGGTTGCTTGGAGTACCCGCAACTACAACCAAATAAGAAACTCCGTATAGAACCGGCGTACCACCCATTCTATCATTCGGCGTTCCATTGGAAGTTCCAATCGAAATTGTCGGGCCGGGAAGTCCGATTGAACCACCCATCGCGTTAATTGTAAAACTATTGATGACGAAATTGACGGGAAGAACGTTTTCTCCATTTACCGGGTCGATGCCAAGATACTCGTCGCCTCCAACCGATCTGAACGATAGGTTAAACCTCTGCATTGGGCGGATGTTAGTAGCGCCCGAAGAATTTTGTGTAAGGTGTGATCTGCTTGGCGATACATCCTTCCACTGTGATGGGGATGGTTGAACGGAATCCGGCTCAAGTGCGAAGTTGCATCCAACCTGTTGGAGCGTACCTCCATCAAACACAGTGGCACCCACATCCTTCGTTACCAACCATTCAAACCCGACCGCATTCAAGAATGGGGCATTTGTGGTGGAATACCAAGTATTGAGCCCGCCACCGGGAGTTACTACACGGTAGCGTCTTCCGGGAATCAAAGCACCCGAAGTGATAATTGCTCTGCTGCCCCACTTATCAACTTGATCCAATCCAGAAATGTATTGCTCGTTGATTTCTCCAGACGCAAGTGCTCGGTTGTAGAGATACACGGCATATGTCGAGAATGGATTGATCTGAGAAGTGAGACCGATATTTGAATTTCGATTGAGGTAGAAGTATGAGTTTCTTAGGTCATAGTTCGCCCAAGTGAATGTTGGGCTTCCGAACGACGTTTCTACAACCGAAAGTTCCTGTGCACCATTAATGAACACTTTTGGCGTTGCACTTCCGCTTTCTCTGACCAACGTCACATTGGTCATACTTCCACCGAAGCGATCAATGAAGTTTGGAACTGCTACTTCACGGAATGCACCACCCGTCTCTCTGATTCGAAATGCGAGAGCCGTTGACGAACTGATGTGTGCGAACAATCCCTTGTTTGTGTTTGCAAGAGTTGTGGATGTTGCTTCCACCAAAGAAAGTAGCGTGTGGCTTCCAGACTCCGGATATGCAGGCGGTTTGATTACAAACGAGAGTGAGAATGACGAACCACTGATTGCTTGGTTGTCTGATAGAGGGGCGACCGAACCGGATAGAGCAATTGAACCTGTTCCACGACTCAAATCCAATCCGTTGTTGTAACGGAGTGGGCTTGAGAACTGACCTGTGAATGCCTTAACCTCATCGGCTTGAAGACCGCGCTGGTTGAAGAACCAACCGCTTTGTGCATCTCTTCCGATGAATACTGGCTTTGAGACGTATGTCGGATTTGCGAGAACGGGGTCAACGCTTGATAGACTTCCGGATTCTCCTAGATAGAATACCGTGCCATCCGATACGAGATTTGTTCCGAAGTTCACGAATCCCGCTGTAACGACTCGATATGTTGTTCCACTGACCGATTCGATTACTCCGACCACATTTGCAAAACTGCTTGACGCAGCACTTGCGGTAACAAACAAACCACCAGAACGACGAACAAGCGCACCTACGAATAGTGCCGGTGAAACCTGAACGAACGTTTCGGATATGCTCTTGAAACTGCTGGATGCGATTCCCGACACGTAATTGGCAAGTTCGCCAAGTTCCATCTTCTTGGTCTCACCAGTCGGGCTGGCAGGAGAACTTACATCCACCATCGGAATCAAGTCGGTTGGTGCAGCCTCAGCAGCGGTAAGAGGGTTCAGTTGTGTGATTGTCTCGTTTGCCATAATCTATAAATATGCTCGGTTTAGAAAAAAAGGTTAGTCACAGGTAGTTAGACCTGAGAATGGTGAACCAAATGGTGTCGTTTGAACCTGAATTACTCCGATGATGTTGGAACCGCTGTTAAAATAACCAGCAAACTCGACCGACTGACCACTAATGTTCGAATCGTATTGATTCGAAATCGATGAGGAATTCAATCGGAAATCATAAATCGAACTCGTCGTTCTGATACCATTTGTAATGTCATCAAACGTGGCGATAACAGGTGTGTTGAAGAACGAACCAGTCGGAGTTAGAGTGATCGGATGGGAAGAATCGACCTTGCATCGAACTGAGCAATTTGAGAATTCTCCGGTTGAAATTCCAACGGTCTCAACCAAAATAGACACCGTGTCTCTGTCGCCATAGGAATTTCCGATGGAAGTGAGGTAGGTGTACACCGCATCATCCAATCCAGAAACCGTATGAGAATAAGTGGATGCCGGACCAGTCATGGAATCCATGTAGAACACGCCGTTTCTATACAGCGAGCCGGTGAACGACGACCATGAACCCGGAGTTGTCTTGGTCGTTGTGAATTTCAGAGTTCGATTTGAACCATTTCCAAGAACAAATCCGACGATCAACTTGTCATTACCCGTGTTTTCAGAAACTCCCGTTGCACCGAATGAGTTGAACACAAATTCTGTGAATGGTGTTGTCAGAGACACACCGGCTTCGTCGGATACATATCCTTCCATAGAAACTTGAAGGCTGCTCGAAAGACCCGGAGCGGTCAAATAGACTCGCTTTTGTGGAAGGAGATATCCTGCCATAGCAATCGTTGTGATCGAACCTGATTGAAGGTTGATTGGTGCCAAGCGGCTACTGTCGTTTGGAGCGGAACCTAGGGATGCCGTGATATTCTGACTGGAGAGGAATCGATATGACGTAATGATTGCGCCGTCAGGAAGAATGTCGCGGGGAATTCCCTTCTCACCAAAATATCCGGAAGCGGTCAATGAATAATCTAGTACGAAATCGGTGATCGGTCTCAATGTTGCAGAACCAGTCTCGGGTCTTACCAAGTGTGTTCTGTATGGAGAAACGTCTCTCCATTGAGACACGCCCGGTTGAACGCTCTCTGGCTCAAGGGCGAATACAGAACCCGTCGCTGTCGTCGAGCCCCATTTATCATCCCCATCGATTCCATACAAATGATTGCTGCGAACCTCGGTTGCGGAGAGAACCTTATTGTATAGGTAAAAGCAATAAACAGAGAAGCCAGACAGTTCTGCGGCGATATCCGTGTTTCTATTTACTGAGAAATACGTGTTGTTCACATAACTCGTCGCCCAAGAATCGGGAAATCCGAATGAAACTTCCTCAGTCGAAACCAACTCACCGTTGATGAAAATTCTTCCCGTATCGGAAGCGGAATTTCTGACAAACGCAATTGAAACAATTGAGTTTCCGTATGCCGCGAGAACTTCCTTGTACACCACCGAGCGGATTCCCGTACCAGAATTAATCTTGAATGCGAGGTCGGCACCTGACGGTGTTGGATTCAACGTAACAATGAACCCATCTGAAATTGATGCTGGTGTTTCTTTGTTTGGTCCCAGAGCAAATAGAACTTGATCGGCATAGCGTGGAGCAAATTCAATTGGCGGAAGTTTTGCAACGAAGAACACACTGAAGTCATCCGTTCCGATCAACTGGCTTGGTACCATTTCGGAGTAGCATGATACGCTGTGTGTTGGGTACAACTCCAAACCATTTGTGTATCTCAGAGGTGCATCCGACAAACTCAAGACCTTGAAGAATGTTGTTGGAGACAAACTTCTCTGGTTTATGACAAAGACGGATGACGCCGTTCTTCCGATTGCTACGGGCTTTGATTGTTGACCGGTATTCTCGGTTGCAGGATCGATGGTGGTGAGTTGCCCGGAACCACTCAAGAAATACAACTGACCGGGAATAATTGAGGAAACACCGTCAAGTGTCGCGTTTCCACCGATCGCATACAGAAAATTGTCTGCGGATGGTACCGAATAGACGATGCCTACTCCTTCTGCCAAAGTGAAATCGTCGGGGGATGCAAGAACGAATTGACCGCCTTCATGGCGAATCACATCCCCAACCGAAAAACCGTGCCCAACTTGAGTTACAGAATCGCCCAATCCAGAAACCGATCCTGATACAAGACCGGTGATGAAAGACGATAGTTCGTCTGACTCCATCCACTTGATTTCATTGTATGGTGAAGATGGGGTACCGCCCACCTTCACGACAGGGAATAAATCGTTGGAGGCTAGTTCACTAGCGTAGGAACTGCTGAGTGCTGAGGTCTTTCTGCCGGGCATATTTATAATGGTGTAGGTCTACCACTATAAATATGCCCGGATGGAACATTTCAGTGAGATTTGTCTGGTGTCATTTTCTTTATCTTCTCGAAAATGTACTTCACCAGAGCACTTCTTACAATGTCATCCTCCGTGAACTCGAAGGTATAGATTCCATTGGCACGGCTTTCGTCATCATTGAAGTGGTCGAAGATTTTCTTAAAACCACTCTTTGAGTTGATATCGCTCTGGTAAGGGTCACCGGTCATGAATAACTTACTGAACTTACCGACACGGGTCATCAGGGTGACGATTTCCTTGTGAGTCATGTTCTGAGCCTCGTCAGCGATGATGCACTTTACGTCCCAATTCAAGCCTCGAAGGAATCCGACAGGAAGACCCTGAACTCTTTGGTCTGCCTGAAGCATTTTGATTTCCTGTGGAGGAAGCATTTCCATCATCTTCTGAACTAAAGGTTCGAGATATGGTGCCATCTTGTCAGCACTTTCACCGGGCAGGAATCCAAGTTTCGAATCGGAGGATTCGACCGCCGAACGAACGTAGATGATTTCGTCAAAACGCTTGTCGGAGAGAAGTGATAGTGCAACGTAAACCGCTAGATAGGTCTTGGCGGTACCGGCAGGACCACTCACAAGCATGAGTTTGGTGTCTTTCTGAAATGCTAAATCAATGAATTTCTTTTGCTTCTCTGTGAAATCGTCTCTCTGAACAATTGAAAGTGGAAACTTGAGTTTTTCTCGCTGGAATACTTGTGGGCTTCGGTCTTTTTTCTCCTGTGTTGGATTGTGGTTTTTTTCTGACGGGTGCGGCTCACGTTTGTTTTTTCTACTCATTGGTTATATGTAGTTAGTTTTCACTTTTTCTGTGTTGAGTTTGATGAGCCGAATCAGCTCTTTTGGCTTAACACACTTCTCGTATTCCTCGGTACCGATATAGTATTCCAAGAAAAATTGTAGATTGCTCAGATACTCCGACTGATGCAAGATGACCACGTATTGTGATTCATCGAAATTGAATAATTCAATCGTCTCGTGCTTGTCACGCACGGCTTTCTCGATTTCGCCAATGATGTATTGGCGCATCTCCTCTTTGTTCATCTGGATATGCTTATCCAACTCGTCGAACTTGCAAGGGAGTGTTGTTTTCTTCTTTTTTGGCTTGGCCATCATTAGTAGGATTTGGTGCTGTCTATTTGGTGAAGGAGTTTTCCGAATAGGGAGACGAATCGCTCGTCGCTATAAAGTTTGTCTTCACCCATTGCATCAAGAATAATGTGTACCAACTCATGGTAAAATGTTTCGACTTGATCATCTTTCGTAATCTCAAAGGTGTCAAGGGTTTTCGGAACTCGCTTGTGCAGTTTTCTCAATCTCTTCTTGATCGCCTTAATGTTGTCGGCATTTACCTTGATGACTTTTGGAATCTGAACCCGGATTCGTTTTAGATTTGGATCAGCATCTCCATAAATCTCCTCAACCTCCATGATATTGGGTTCTTCAGAGACAGTGTACTCCTGCCCCATCAGAGTGAATTTCTTGGGAAGTATCCGATTTCCTTTTGGTCCCTTTGTCATCGAAGATAAATAACGAGTGATTAGTGTTGCTAGTCTTTATTTATACATGTGAGCAAAGAAATGCCATCAATATATACCCGAGGCAAAAATCTTGCCAAAAGCGTCAGTGATTGGGTCATTGACGGCGCGTGCACCGTAAGTAAGAAAACGTATCAGCACCGTATCACGATCTGTCAGGGTCACCCCGACAAATACAATAAGGTAATGGCATGTCCGGAATGGCAACCAGAAGCATATTTTGGGTTCGGTGGTTGTAGAAAGTGCGGATGCACAAAAGCCAAGCACAAAATGTGCACCAGTTCGTGCCCACTCAATCCACCGAAATGGGGCGCGGTGCCCCACGGTCATTAAATACCTCTCGGCGTGGATTTCGTGGTCACGATCCATTTCGTTCCACGAGAAATGAAAGGTGTGTGCTGCTCGGAAGAAAATGCACCAACTGTCTTCTTGACTTCTGGATCAGTCGGGTCCCAGTTGTTTCCGATCATGATGCCGCCGTTCTTAACGTTCGGCCAGAAACGTGTCATCTTCTCATGCATTTCGTGTAGGTCATAGAATTGATTGATGATGACCATATCGAACATGACACCTTCAAGATACTTCGCTGCCTCACGCTCCGTGATGCAAAGTGGTGCTACCCAATTCTGATAGTTCTTGAAATACATGTTGGCGATGAATTGCTCATATAGAAGCGGGCGACCATTCTTCATCGGCATCAATTTACTATCGTGCATCTCAGCCGTTCCGAGCCAAGTATCCAAAGGAAAGAATTTGCTTGGCGAGTTTGCCGAACGAGCATTGAGAATCAAGGTATCCAACGCTTCTCCGCTATCAATTCCACCAACAACAAGAACGTGTGCAGGCTTCAACACCGAAAAGATATGACGGTAGGTTGGCTCTGCTTCCGGGGTAGGCTTCAATGTGAATCTGAAGTTTCGTTGATTGAATCCCTCGGAAACCAAATCCAAGCGGTGAGAGGTAAAAAGTTGCTCAGTATCCATGCCTATAAATATGAAAGACGGCACCTTTCGATGCCGTCTTTCTCTAAAAGAATGTTCCGTGTATTAGGCGGAAACTTCCGACTCTGCCTTCTTGCGCTTCTTCTTGGTGTTGGCTTTCACCTTCACCTTGACCTCCTTGACGGCGGCGACCTCTTCCCTGACGGTCTCTGCCTTCAATGACTTGAGCACCACGTTAGCGGTGCGCTTCCATGCCCGTCGTGTCTTGGGAGACACGAACACAAATGACTCGCCTTCCTTGAGGAGAGCCATGACTTCATCCGCCGTTTCAGCGGACTTGATGCGTTCCCGAAGCCCCGTTGCAGGAGCGGCTTCGACAACCTTACTGGATGTTTCAACAGCCTTTTTCATATGTTGTTATTGGTTTGGTGTCCACGCTCTGATTTTGATCAGATCGGTGGAGCGGGTTTCATACTTCTGGAATCCATTGTTGGTCCAGACTCGAATGGTTGCCCATTCACGATTTTTCGATAGATACAGCACATAACATTCATGCCGAGTGTCATCGCCTTTCAGAACGACGATATCACCGACAGAAATATCATTGTTGACGACCACGATGTAATCGTCACGTTCGATGCGCTTACCTGCCATGTATGTGAACTCATGAACAATCAAATTTCCGAAGATATAGATTGCAGCCATGAGACCGAGAGCAATCATCACCCTCAGAGGAGTGAAGTGCCTAGTGAACTTTCGATTTGGTCTTGGGATTGAATCTTTCATATGAGATAATGCCCAATGAGAATTCCACCACCCACGAGAGAACCGACGAGAAGAAGAATGCGTGCCCACTTCCAGAATCGACTCGGCTTTTTGCCAATCAATTCACTACCATCAACGGCAAACATGTAGAAGAGGATGAACAATGTTGCAAACCATGCCGCAGTACTGCTTCTCTTTTTATCTTCGTCAAGCGGCATCATGGCGTCAGTTCTTGTTTTCCGGCTTGCGCTTCTTGCGCTCCGGGCGGATCGCGCTACCATTGGAGCGGATCGGATAAATGTTGACCTTCGTTCCATCCGGCCAACGCTTGACGATTCCTCGCCAGAAGTTCAACTCGCGAAGAGCATACTCGTCATTCGCGGAAGGATAGACGGCATCCGAAACACGGAAGCGATCACGAAACACGGAATACAGCGGTTGCTGCTTCTCCTCAGTTGGTGTGGAGTCGGCCTGAATCATCTCAGGTACGACAGGTTCAGCGGCATCGACAACAGTCTTGATGGTTTTGCCCATAACAGTTTCTCTACAGATAGATTTCCAGCCGTGACCGAGAGTCGTTCTCTGCCTTTCTTCGGTGGATTTCTATCGTCATCAATGAGTTTGTTTCGGCGGTTTAGAAAGTCAAGCACTTTTGATTATTTTACACAAAATCAATCCTACTTATAAAAACGTGAACTACCGAATTCAAGAGCGACAACAACACTTCTTGCTTCATCTACGATGCTTGATAAAAAAGGTGTGCTCTCATCGGCACACCTTTTCTAGTAAGTGGTTCCATGTATGTGGAATGTTCCGCTGCCTCAAGATCAAGTTTTAGTCAATCTCTCGCGGCTCAAACCAACCGTCGCCATTATCGGGTTCCCACGGTGCCTTCTGATATGTGCGTTCCTTGCGAACCTCAAACGCCATGATGATCGTTTGCACTGCAAATTCCATACGCTCAAAGAAAGCATGATCCTTCAAGTCGGAAGGAAGCAATTGAATCTCGTCAGACACACGGTCGAAACGACCAACGCGAAACCAACTATGAATGTTCTTTACTCGGTCGAACACATTAACGTTGTCAATGCACGTTCCGGTTAGGTCGATCTTGGCGATTGCCTCAGCCTGAACTTCCTTCGACGGGTAAAGCGAATTGAGATAATCCGTCGCCATCTTCTGATAGTTCTTGTCGGTGAATTGCGCCTCGCTGAAACTTGTGGAGAGTTTGTGAACCTCCTCAATCGGAAGAATGCCAAACAGATTGGCTTCCTTCTTATCCTTCAGATACTCGATAAGAGGCTTGAACTTGGATGGCTGATTTGGCGGGGTGACCTTGTTCGTTGGGTTCAACGTTATGCCATCCTTACCGCACGTAGCGTTAAGAAGGCTTCCCGGCTCCGTGTGGGCGGCATTGAGAATATCCAACATCATCTTTTTCTTCAGTTCTTCGGGTGTCATAACTTATTCCTCTCTCCATCCCATCAAATCGTCGATGGCATATGGAATCTTGGCTCCGGTATCACGCTTACGACGGCGGAAGTACATATCCACCATCGACAGGGCGTATGAGAATCGAACAAAGAAAATGTGTTTGAGGGTGTTCGGGTGAAGTTTCTTTATCTGCTCTGCGCACTTGTCGAAACGACCAAGCATGAACCAACCCTTGATTTCAAGCAAGCGCCAGTTCGTTTGAATTCCATCCGGGCAGAACTTCGGGCAATCCATGGAGGCTGCTTCCTTGATGGCGGCATTCCTATCGTTGTGGAAACCGTCCAGAAATTTTTTCGCCTTCGCGGTGTAATCCGTGTCGGTAAACGTTTCCTTGACAAAAGCCTTCTGCCATTCAATGATCTTGGTGAGCATCGTAGGCTGCGCCTTCGCCAATGTTTCAACCTCGGAACGATCTGCGTATATATCCGAGAAGAAACTCGGTCCATCCTCGGTACCGGCATCGTAAACCGTATCGACGATTTTATAAGTCATCTGCTCGATTTCCTTCTCGGTCGGTGAAGGCGTCGCGGGTTCAACCGAAACAGAAGGAATATCAACAATTGATCCAGAAGCATCAAGCACCTTACCACCCTTCGCCAAAGTTGCATTCATATCCTTCACCAACTTATCACACTCAACGGCGACATGCTTGGAAAGGTTCTCCCATTCCTTTAATTCAGCCTTCAGAAATTCAGACACGGGCATATCGGCGGAATATCCATGATCCACAAGAAACTTTTGAAATGTCGGGGAATTTGGATTGGAGCCAGAAACAGGCAATTCAACCTTCTCAACGATCTTTTCTCCATCAGCGTTGCCGGGCAATTGGTGTGCACCGAAGAATCCTCCACTTCCGGTGGAGAACATTCCTTCATGATCTTCAAGATTTCCCATAATTGCACGCAACCTTTCTATAACTCGGCGAAAGAACTCCCACAAGCCCCACCATCGTCGATAGGTCGTGTCGGGTATTCTTGCCATAGCCATAAATATGGGAATGATTTATCATCGCATCATTACAATAAGTAAACCACCCCACATGTCAATAGGAAAAATACCCTATGCGTAAAATAACCCCATAGACCCTTCATCAATTCATCAATAGCCAGAGACCACACATCACACACAAACGATAATACGAAATTGATTTGCTTGCCCGGAGCGCATATGCCAGCCGTTCGGAATAGCACACATAGCCGATAATCCGTGAATATCACACATACCCGATAAAGAAAGTGATATCACTTATTATAGCCAAAATCCCCAAAGAAAAAATTCTCCAAATTTCCGACCCCACCCCACCCTCTCTAAAGAGCAAAAAGGTATGGAGGGAAAATCCCCAAAGAAAAAGTAGCCAAAATTCCGTACCCGGGGTGTGGCAGACGAAGAGGCAAAAAGGTATGCCGGGAAAAAGATTGAAGAGCGAAGTAAAATAATACCCTTCGAGGAGACCTTCGAAGGAGAAAAGACGGAAAACCTTCGGAGGAAGGCTATTCTGCCCTTCTTTTGCGGAAAACCTTCAGAGGTAAATTCTCCAGAGAAAAAATTGCCGTGTGTGTCAAATGTACTACATCCCCTATGGGGGAGGGGGTACCCCCCTACCCAGAACCACCTACCCCCCCTAGGTGGGTACCCCACCCGGGTACCCCCCACCTACCCCCTAGGTACCCCTACCTAGGTACCCCCACCCCACCTACCTCTTAGGTCAACCTACCTACCCCTTGTAAAAGATATGTAAATCGTTAGGTGTAAAAGAAATGTAAATCTTTTGGGAGGTATCTCCACGCTATATCAACATTGATATAGCGGATGTATCAATCGCTATACTACTTCGCCTCGTCGAGCATTCGCTTGACTTCGATGGCAGCGTCACGCCATCCGGCAGGGCTGAAGAATCCCGCTGCCCCACCAAGTTCCTCCTTGACTTCCTCCACGGTGAGCGACGCCACGTGCGACACGTAGTTGTCAATAGCCGTGAGGAGCACAGCCTTCACCATGATGTGTTCCATCTCGGCGAGTTGCTTGAGTACCGGTTTCTTTGATTTCTTTGCCATGTGAAGGATTAGATCAGGAATTAAAGAAAAGTCAAGCGCCCACGAGATATTTTTCCGCCTCACGATGAACAATTGAGAGGAGGATTTCCGATTGGTACCGGTCGAGTTCCGTTCCCTTCATGTAAATGAAAGCAAGATTGATTGCTTTCAATCCGCCCTCGATCTGTGCGGGAGTGGGATTCTTTTTGATCGTGGCGATGAATTCCGCCGCCAACTGCTTGAATCCCCGCCAATCGTGTGTGAACGCTTCTTCCACGAGAAAGGTTTGTTCGGCTGTCATGGGGAGAATCTTGACGGATTTTCTTTAAGTTGTCAAGTCTTGCAGCAAAGATTTTTTTAGATCATTCCCAGCACGAGCAACCATGAAGGAGAGCCATCATCACCGTGACCATCCGGCTCACAACGCTTGCCCGTGACCGACTTGGCAACGCCATCGAACGACCAACGCTCAAGAGTATTCACGGAAGGTGTCTTGAAGAAAACACTGAACTTGCGGGTCTTGACCACGATGTTCTTATCAGCGATCACACCGGGCGAGAGTTCCGTTCCCTCTGCGATGGTGACTTCGATGGCATCAACGGGCACGGTTGGCGTGCTCGCGGGATAGAGTTTGATGAAGGAAGCCTTAGCCTTGACGCCAGCGGAGATAACCTGCTGCGTATCCTTGATCGTGATGTTACGGCGGAATGTGACGTTCATGTTGCCGCCTATTAGATCAGGATTCTAAAAAAAGTCAAGCGATTCGCTCGATTTTTTTCAAACTTCCCAACTCCAACACGCGAAGGTCACCGATCAACTCTGACCAACAACTCGTCTCAACCACGCGCTCGTCGCCGAGAGTGGTTGTCAAGAGAAACTTCATCGGCTTGTTGTCAAAGGAAGTGCAAACGATTTCAATGCCGCCTTTGTGCGTGAATCGTGGAGGATACTCGTTGACAAGTTCCACGCTTCCCCAGCAACCGAAATCAGTGTTCCACTCGTTGTCTCTCGCCACTTCGTATAGTTTGCCTTCGATGCGAACTATCCAGCCTTTCTTCAAGGCGATGCCGATGTTTTTCACAGGATTTTAATTACGTCGGGGTCTACCGGAAGTTGCTTCTTGGCGAAGACGTAGCCATCATCCGTGCGCGTGCCAAGCGAGCCGTTCGAATACTTGATCAGGTGAGGATATGCACGAGTGCAACCATCCTTGTTCGGCCCAACGTACTCAGCAACTTCACCATTGCGAAGGAGGAGTTTCTGCCCCGGCTTGCAAGTGGTCATATCAACCACATGCTCGTCGAACGTGAGTTCGTCGCGAAGTTCTTCCTCTCGCTTCAGTTGAAACGTGCCACCATGACGGTACCACACATCGTTGCTGTTCTCGGTTGCCGGGCTGGTATCAAGTTCCCATCCCGCTGCGGCTGCTGCGCGTTCGAAGTTCATGGCGTGAAGTAGATCAGGATTTTTTTATTTGTCAAGCCTCTCGGCTCTGAATTATTCCATGATCCGCCGAGTGATTTCCGACTTGACGGTGTAGATGCGCACCTTGACGCTGATGAAGCGATTTTTCAAATCACGCTTGACTTGGCGTGCTTCCTCACGGGTCACGACGTTGGCTTTGGCGAGATACCAAGTCTCGTTGGTAGGCACACGGTACCAAACCTCATACTCTAAGTTGGAGCGTACTTGAGTGATACCGGGCTCGGGCGGTTGATTGAAGTTCATGGCGTGAAGTAGATCAGGATTTATAGAAAAGTCAAGCCTTGGAGAAAAAAATCGCAGCGATAAATGTGATCACCATCGCCCCCAAGATGCAGACAGTGAAGATTGCCGCACGACGAAATGTCGCCTCATCTCGCTTATCCTGCTCAAGTGAAGGAAACCGACTCATGTTCAGTAGTTCTGGTTGAGGAGATAAAAGATGACCCACATCAACGCGGCCCACCGAAAGGTGAAGCGAGCATTGACATTGTAAGCCAACTTCATCGCCCGACGATTTGCCGCGATGATCGTCAGTGCCATCCCGACGAACGCATTTGCTGTCAGATAAAGAGCACCGGCAAGGGCGAGCACTCGAAAGGCAAGAAGCGTGTAGTTCATGGCGCAGAGTAGATCAGGAATTAAAGAAAAGTCAAGCCCATCCCTGCAATTCGAGATTTTTCTTTCGCTCTTCCATCCGCGCAGCAACGCGCTTTCCCACATCGGTACGATGCTTGTTGTAGCGGCGTTTGATCCACTGATAAGCCTTTGACTTCGACGCAATCTGTTCGAGGAGTTCGACGAAGTTGTAGCCGTAGCGGGCGATGGCTTGTTCTTCTTTGAACAAGGATTTAATCATTGCCACCACCGCAGACTTGTTCAAGTCGCGAGCACATGCAGCGGCAGACTTGGCAATCGGCTCACGAGAGTCGGAGGAGTAGGAAACCTTCATCGGTCCATTCTCCGAACGACCGAGTTCGAAGGAATAGATATCGTAGCGACCGGGCACGGCGTACCGATAAACGTAGATGCGAAAATCCTTCTCGTCGCGAATGAGCACGATGGAGAGATACTCATTGCGCTCGCTGCCTGCCAGCACGCGGATGTTATCGCTCATTCGAGAGAATGGATCGGTATGATGCATAGCAGGAGTCAATCAGGGTTTCTTTAACTTGTCAAGCCTTAGTTCTGCACGACAACCTCTTCGGTCACGCGCACAACCCGATGCTTCTTCTTCGGCTCACGGGAACAAACTTCCTTGAAGCCTTCCAGAGCCATGTGCGTTGTCATGAACGTGACGTAAGAAATATCCGACCAGATATCCCGACCGTTCTTTGGCTTGGATACCTTGGCGGTCTGCACTTGATAGAAAATCACGTGCTTATCACACGCCGTCAGTTTTGCCAGAGGGTTTCTGTTGCTCATATCTCGTAATTTAACTGAGGGTTGATGATCGGGCGGTCTTGCTTTTCTGTGTTCTGTATTGCCTCAAGAACATACTCGTAGGCGGCAGCGGCAGTCTCACAATCAAAGTTGTGGTCGCGGATCGCCTGCATCTTCTCATGCGATTCTTCAGGCGTGCAAAAGGATAAATCCAGCGGATGAGGATAAGGTTTCTTCTGCTCCCGGCGAAGGTTTGCTTGCTTCTGCAACCAGTTCTTGAGTTGATTCCACCGCTTCTCGGAATGGGCAAGTTGGTCTTCGAGAGGAATCTCTTGAATCTTGCTCAACCGTTCGGCACGCTGCTTTCGGATTTCGTCGAGAGCATTGATGCCAGAGACGGCGTAACCCCTCATACTCACCGGAGCGTTCGGATCGGATATTACCAGATGCGAACGCTCATTGAGGAAGTACGAAGCGGCTATCGCTTCAAGATAGTCGCGATATGAAGAAGGCTTGAGCATTAGTCAAGCACGCTGGAGTAGGTCGCAGCGTCGAGGTTGAGCACCGCCATGCGCACGCGGTCGAAGAGACCGATGGAAACCTTCTTGCCGTTGAACGCCATGGAGCCATCGGCGCGGAGTTCATAAGCACGATAGGCATACTGTACGAAGACCACCAGCGCAGCGATCACAGGATGAACCGTGCGAGTGGCACCCGACAGAGGATTGCAAACCTCGATGCGGTCGATCACCAACTCGTAGTCATTCTCCAACTTGGCGAGAAGGTTGAGTTGCGCCTTGGTGAGTTTCTTGCCATTGACTTCGGTGTAAGAGGTAAGGTTCATGCAAGAAATAATGACAGGTTTCTAAAAAAAGTCAATACCCTACGATCACTTTTTTGGAAATTGTTTGAGTAACTCCTTCACCCCGCGCAACTCGGCTTCGGCGTTGTACTTCAGCACGTGAAGGTGCCTCTCGTAATCGTCATACTGATAGCCGGTACGCTCAACGTCGCAAATGTTTGGATGGATGTTTCGCACGAGTTTGCGCGTCACCATCCACCCCCAAACGTGCTTGGTGTATTCCGCCCAACGTTCAACCTTTGCCGCGACGAGCAGTTCACTCCACGACAGCGGGCGGTCTTCCCGCTGAAAAGTGGACATTATCCGCTTCTCAATCGCTTTCGCGAGTTTGGTGTGTACGCTTACGAGTGCCATGGTTAAACGTTGTAAACCTTCAACTGCTTCTTCCAAAGCAAATCGTCGAGGTCGCCCTTGGTGAAACTCTCATCAGGGCTGCGATGATCCGGCTTGACGAGCGCCTTCACATCCGCCCAGCCTCCACTCGGAGTACGCTGCGCGACGGTCACCTCGTAGAGCCCACCGAACTGCTCATCTTCATCCCATACCTTCAGGAGAGTTCCCTCGGTGATTAGGAAGCCCGGTTCGAGATAGAAATGTTTAGTCTCATCCATGTGGAACAGCCTGACAGGATTGTTTTATCCTGTCAAGCCTCCGAAGCAAATCAGTTGTAAAAAATGATGTAGTTGCTCGTCACGATCCGCTTGCCGGTCTTGCGGTCGGTGAAGGAAACACCGGAGTTGTAGTAAACGATGTTGCCTTCATCCACCTCGTAGATGATGCACTCGGGCGTGGCAGTAGAGCCGTGCGAATGGTACGCGTGCATCACGTGGATGGTGACGTATGGAGGCTTGGAAGACACCTGTTCAACCGAGGTTTTGATCTGCGGACCACAAGCGGCGAGCAAGAGCACGCCGAGAGACAGGAACACGAACTTGACGAAGGATAGAACGTTCATGGAATTAGAAATGGCAGAGGAGAAGGTCAGCCTGCTTGAACAACTGTGCCTTCACGCGATTGCTGAAGGTGTACTTTGCCGCCTGCTGGAGACCGCCGAAGCCGTAGGAACCGGAGACGGCGACCACGATAAACTCTGGCTCTTCATCCACCGGGCGAGTCAGGCGAAGGGCGAGTTCAGCCTTGTAGGTCATGCAGGAACCGCGCATGGTGTAAGTCGCAGAGCCGAAGTAGCAGTAATCGCCGGGGCGAAACTTGCTGGCACTCGCACAGCACGAGAAGCGAGATTTCGGATGATTCAAAACCCGCTTGGCGAGTTCGTTGCTCACGGTCATGCGTTCCGGTGTAATCGTTGTCATGATGTGCGAAGGTTGACGGATTTTCTTTAAGTTGTCAAGCCCTTGGAGAAATTAATCTCCAGATTCTTCGAGAGCGGCGATGTATTCCCGTTCGGTCGCATGACGCACGAAGCGAACATTCGACGCGTCAACCCAAGCGAAGTACTGAGTGGCGAACGACCATCCACCGTTCCATTCAGCCTTGACGATGACGAGCGGCTTGCGCTTCTCCGTGAAGGGTCCCACCCAAAGGCGCTTTCCTTCGGTGGTGAGTTCAACTACGTCGCCGGGGCGAGGAATGCGTTTACCAGCCATTGTGGGAAGCCCCCGGTTTCATCGCGGCATCGATGCCGTCGCGAACGCCCTTGTCATACTGCGCACGCACCACATCCACGGGGATGAGTTTGACCGTGCTGCGGGCACGCTTGAGAGCGCGAAGGCGCTTGTTGAGTTCCTTACCCTCCTTCGTACCACGCTCGGCATTCGCCTGCATGTGAGTGTTGGTAATGGCGAGGTCGAACATGTCGAGAAGAAGTTTCTCGGCATTGCCGTCAAAGCGAACGAAGATCGAAGCGTATTGGTCGGTTTGCATGGAAATGGAGCCGCGTTGTACCTCCCGTTTGAGGATTAGGTCGGGGTCTTCACGGCTTCGCGTATCACCCGACAACGAGATGGATTAGAACAGGTTTCTAAAAAAAGTCAAGCCTTGGCGAAGAAAATCTTCACGTTATTCTGCCGATCCTTCGGGTTGACCCACATGTTCTTTTCCCGATAAAACCACCAGCAGTCCTGACCCATGAGGGTATCGTAAACCCCGTTGCAATGCGTGTAGATTCCCCAATCGTAGGCAGCGCAGCGGAACGGGGAGTTGAGGTTGTAGGCACTGGCAGCGAAAGCCCGCGACTCTTCATCGGTGTTCACAATCGGCACCGGATGGTTGGCGAGGAACACGCTCGGGGGATTGCCTCCCATGTTGTATCCAAGGCGCTCCAGCACGTAGGAGGAAAGAATGCCCTTGAGGGTTTCCCGACCGAGGTAGCGATAGGAAGCCTCAACCCGCTTATCCATATCGGTCTCGTTCGCCACATCATCCGCCGTCGCACTATTGAGACGGATCGCATTGATGAGCAATGCTGCGTGCGGTTCGGAAAGCACCGACAACATTTCACGACGCTCCAAAAGAAGCGGCATGATGAAGAGGTCAACGATGCACTCGTACTCGGCGGGAATGGTCCAACGTTTCATGGATAGAAGGTTGACGGATTTCTTTTAACTTGTCAAGCCTTCTTCGGCTCGTATTTGGATTTTACGACCAAGCGTTCGACCGGAAGGCAATACCCGTCGCTGGTCGCCTCGGCTTTGGCGTGCTTCCACGCCTCGTCGTGATTGTCGTATGCCGTGAGGCTGTTCATCCCCACAACCCAAATTTCTTTGATTGGTTCACTCATGTTTTAACCCTCCATGTCTGCGCGGATTTCCGCTTCGATTTCCTGACCCTGTTCACGTTCCCAAGCCTCGGAACCGTAGACCGGGCTGAGAGCCACCCAATCAGCGTCGAGTTTGACATTGATACCCTGCGCGACGAGGCGGTTGAGATGATCCTTGACCCGAACGATGCCCGACAAATCCGTGGTGAAGCAGTCGCCAAGCCACTGGCTACCATCCTTCGCCATGGCGCGCAGGAAATAAACCTCACGCTCGATGCGACCATCCGGATTGCGCATATCAGCGATTTCCGGATTGAAGCCAACGGTCTCGATGTCAGCGAAGATGTCGAAGGTGATCATGCCCCCGACAATACCGAATTGTTTTAGAAAGTCAAGCCCTAGACTCAACTTTCTTCAACTTTTCTACCAATCGTGCACCACGGCATACCCACGGAACGAACCAGTGTTTCCGGGGTGGCAATCGGCGAGTTCACTGGCAAAGCGACATGCTTCAAGCAAATCACACGTGGCTTCACGCACGGAAAGGGAAACGTCAATGAGCGGCTGGATGTAGATCGCACCGTATGAGTGTGGAAGTTCGACAAACTCAGTCGGGCACGCGCAGGGCGGTACTCCCTCTTCACCATCGCATACATACGGGCACTTGACCACGATGGATTCATCCTTGCTCTTGTAAGCAAAACCGCTGCAACCGGTATGCTTGAACCGCTTCAACTTCCACTTGCGCAACACCTTGCGGATGGCGAAGTGCCAGTTGTATTTGTCAACATCCTGCCCCGATTCCAGACAACTCTTGAAACACTCGGATATCTCCGCTGCGACCGCCTGCAACTTCTTGCGGATTGACTTCGGGCACTTCGGATGCTCGGCAATCTTGAACTTCTTCATGGGAGTTTACTCCATTCCGGCAGCGGCTTCCGCCATCTTGACGAGTTCATCCTGCGGCAGCGTGCGGGTCGTCGAGGTCCACGCATTGATGTGCTTCGTGGTCGTGTTGCTGAACTTCTCAGCGGTCTTGTAAACACCGGGCTTGTGATTGCCCCACGAAAGATTGATCACCACCGCGACCGGCGTCTTGTAGGAGAAGAGAACGGAGTTGCCGTTCGTGAAGTTAACCTCGTTGCAATTCGGGCTGATGTTCTTGAGTTGCATGGAAGGGATTAGAACAGGATTTTTTTATTTGTCAAGCCTACCACGAAACATAAAGCAAAAAAGAATCGCCTTCGATTTCGTTGCGCGTGAAGAAATCCTCCATCATCTGATTGAGACTGTCAACCTGCTCCTTGGTCTTGATGGCGTGATTCTCCCCGAGGTAATACGCATCGTTGTCGTCGGGATAGCAGTTTCCCTCATCGTCAACACAGATTTGATGAAGCCGATGAACTTCGAGATGGCACCCGTTGCCGGTGATATCGTTGCAGCGGATTTCCTGATACTCACGGATGAATCGATCATCCTCGCGAGACAGACCGCTTGCACAGGAATCAATGACGACTTTTCTTTTCATTTTTTGACGTTCCAGCGAATGAGAGCAACTTCATACATTCCACCGCCATCGTGTGAGGCTTCGACCAAGTAATCCGATGGAAGTGCTTCTTTGAGGAGTTTGTAAAAGGCATCCTTGTTGCGAAGGTCGCCGTAGTTGGGATTGTCGAATCCGAAGACCGAGTGGCTCGTGAACTGATACGGATCGGCGAGGAGTTTCTCGATGTGCGCCGCAAAGGCATTAAGCACTCGTGCAACTTCCTTGCGCACAACGTCGAGACTCTTCGACTTCGCATCTTTGATCTTGACGCGAAGATCGGCGGCAGTGGGAAGAACGGGCATGACCATTGGCGTTTCCATGGAGAAGAGGTTGACGGATTTCTTTTAACTTGTCAATACCGGATTGAAAGAATTATGCAGAAAGATTGCGCTCCCACGTGTCAGAGATTTCGCCGTCAACATGGCATTTGAACGACTGATGTGCAATCTTGTTGATCACCCGGTCGTAACGCTTGATCGTGGCACCGTTGTAGATTTGCCCGAGGATTTCGTTGAAGAGCACCACCCACTCACACGGAAGGGCGTCAAGATAACCGCCTGAGAGTTGATGATCGGTCGCCCACTGGTTGCACGGGGAGAGAGTCGAGAATTTGATATGCCCAACCCCGCGATGCTTTTCGATGAAGGCATCCAGTTTCTCCTTTGTTTCAAGTTGGCGCGTATGAATCAGCGTATGGAGCGTCAGGTCTGAATTAAAATTCGCCTGAAGGGGAAGACTCGGCTGATGATAAAAAGAAATGTTGAAGCAATCCACGATGCCATCCAGAGCCTTCACAACGTCAGGCATCGTGTAGTTCGTGGTCATGATGACCCGGAAGCCATACGACTTGACCAACTGTGCAATCTCCACCACATTCGGATGAAGGGTCGGCTCGCCACCGATCAACAGCACATCCTTGATGCCGTGCTTCACTCCATGCTCACACGCCGCGATGACATGTTCGCGGGAGATATATTCCAACCTCCCGCGATATCTGTCGATGCAAAAAGGGCACTTCTTATTGCACTCATGAGTCAAGACGAGACTCATGTAATCCGCCGTCGTCTGTTTGATGTCGAACATGCCGCAGACGTTGACGGATTTCTTTTAACTTGTCAAGCCCGTGGTGTCGATTTCCAGCGTGGAAAAACCTTCCGGTGTGGAACCGCCCCGAAGCACCCCGAGGATTTTCTTCGCCTCGCCGGTATAGGTGGAACCAACAGCCGTCACGGTACCAACCCAGCGATCACCCTGCCGCCTACGGCGACGGCTGTCTCCAGTCGGAAGGAGAACGGAATCACCCACACGAACGTCGGCACCCTCGGCGTCATACGTCCACGTGTGGTTTACCACGATGAGGTTGCGCTTCGGCTGAGACTCTTCATGGAGCACGATCAGGGCATCCTCGATCTTCGCAAGGATTTCCATATCCTCACGGATGGAGGTACCGGCGGCGAGGGCAACCCGAGCACCCGCCATGCTGACAGGGCGAACGTTGCCTTCAAACTGGTCGAGACGGATCAGCACGCGATTGCGAAGCGTGGTGAGTTGCGAAGCAAGAGATACAAGCGATGTGTTCATATGTGGTTTGTTTTGAAATGTGTCGCCCCACAGGAATCGAACCTGCCTTCGGTGGATATCCCCCAAGTCCCCAGAATCAGAGGCGACGGGTTTCTCATGAGAGACTACAGATTGACGGGTTTCTTTAAGGCTGTCAAGCCTTCTGCGCAACTTTCTTCATCGCCTCTTCGATGTGAACGGAATGGAAGAGTGCGATATCCTGTGCGGATAGGTTGACCGTGGCACCCGGAGCGTACTTGACGAGCCTCTGGAGTTTCCGAAGATTCTCTTCATCACTGGCGAATTCCGAAACACCATCCGCCCAAAAGTCACCCTTCCAAATCTGCTCGGCTTCCTCCCGAGTGGTATTCCGAGGACTGAAGAAAAACCACTTGGAGCGAACGATCTGCATCTCCCGCTGAATGTATTCCTCTTTCTTCTTGGCGCGGTACCGTTCGATCCACGCGAGTTCGAGCCTGCACGCTTCAAGGATGACAGCGACGCTGTAGGCAGTGGTCGAGGTTGCGGTCGAGTTTACGTACGTGTTTAGCATGGTGAGGATGTTGAAGGATTATTTCAATAAGTCAAGCCTTGGCATCAAGATTTCTGCCGATTTGTTTTGCCTCGATCAGTTGGAATGCTTCCGGGTTCTCCGTCTCAACGTTGGCAACGGCTTGCACGGCAGACGGCGCAATGGTCGTCTCCACCTTCACCCCCGATGGGAGAGCCAATCTTTGTGGCACCTCCCACCGGGAACCGTTGACATATGAAACCTCGTAGTTCATGAGAATAATCTTGACAACTCTATGAAGATTGTCAATAGTAATAGGTTGTGAAAGTTGGAATATACGGATTTAGAAATAAAGAAAAACCAGAGAAGTGGTATGTTGGTCAGAGTGTCAACATAGAGAACCGATGGAATGAGTATCGGCTACTTCGTTGTAAAAGTCAACCCAAGTGGTATAACGCTTTGGTAAAGCATGGATACGAAGGATTTGATGCGTTCATCCTTGAGGAATGTGAAGCGGAACGTTTATCGGAGCGTGAAGAGTTTTGGGTCAAGGAAAAGAACAGCGTTGAGAACGGATATAACTGCAAATCGGGCGGATACAAAGGAGGAAAGCATTCGGAAGAAACAAAGCAGAAGTTGAGATTGGCAAAGTTGGGAAAGCCCAATAGCCCCGAGTCAAATGCCAAGCGCCGTCTCTATCACGCTTCACCAGAAACAAAGGCTAAAATCAGTGCTTCGTTGATTGGAAATCAGTATCATGCTGGTGTGGCACATACCGAAGAAACCAAATCAAAAATATCCGCTTGGGGAAAGAACCGCTGCAAATCGCCCGAACATAGGGCGAAAATTGCAGCGGCACATCTTAAACGCAACCGGGAGCGAAGAGAAAAGCAACTTCTCTAAGTCGTTGATTTTCACATACTCCAATACGTCTCGCTTGTTGGATCGCATGACAGAGGAGTACCCAGCGGCACCTTGATCTTGCCAGCGCCCGGATTGCCCGGCATCGTGCCTTCCGTGCAGGGGATGCCTTCGTCGTTGAGCACGAGACCGAACTTCGCGCCGAAGCGAGCCATGACGAGAGCGTTAACTGCCTTTGAGTGATGCGACAATCCCTGATCCTTGGCGGTCTTGGCGACGGCAGTCGAGACCGTGCCATAAACCTCTTCAGCAGTGGCGACGATATCAGAGGTCAAGATCGCCTCAACCTCCCAGCGGTTGAAACCCATGTTGACGAGTTCACGAACCACACGCTTCCAGTCGTTAAACATGGTCGCGGCAGGGAGGTTGGAGAGTTCCTTGGCAAGACGAACGGCTTCAGAGTTCATGACGGAGACAATGACACCTTTTTGGAAAAAGTCAATAGCCTGACAAAAGATTTCCGAAGATTTTTTTAGGATGCAGGAACCTTTGCCTTCTTCCACTTGACCGAAGTCGTGGTGGTACGAACGTAAAACTCCGTTGTGAGTTTCTCCCTCGGAACGGCATCCTCGTAAGGGAACTTCCCCCAAATGAAATCTTGCGCGTGAAGGTCGTAATAACCCGAGGTAGATACCTTCTGCTCAAGCACTTCGCCCGGCTTGAAGTTGCGCAGATGCCCGGCGATGTTGCACGTGTGCTTCTTGGCAACGACCAGCACGCTCACGTAATGGGTCTTCGTTTCTTTGGTGTTTTCAACTTTCATCGTTTTCCGAGGTCGAGGTAGCCATTGCACACATCAATATCGTCGGTGTACGGCTTCTCAGTGGTTGGGAGTTCAAGGTTGCGAAAAGTGGTCCACGTGTTCCAGTTGGCGCTTTTCTCCTCCATTACCCGAACGACGAGTTCGTCCGGGAGCGTGGCGAGATATTCGCGGAATTGTTTTACCGTGACGGCTGGAGGGTTATCCTTCATTTTGCATTCTCTCAATCATGTGCGCACGACGCGATTCGAGTGTCCATTCCACCGAGGCAAGTTCGCGCTGGTGCGCACGGTAGGCGAGTTGATCCTTCACCGCATCCCTGCCCACGGCGACCATGTGTGCGAACAGATCGCTCGTGGAGGAAAACTTGTTGCCCTTGCCATCCTTGGAGTTCGCAAGGGTGAACCCACCCCAATTCAGGAGGGAACCTTCGGTGTCGAAGGCGATCATCCCATAGGTCGCAAACTCCTTGCAGTAGTAGATCGAGAGAGCAACCGTCTCGTCGAGCACGAACGCTGAGTGAACGAAGGTGTTGGTGAAGTTCATGCCACCACCATACCACTTTCTTTTAATTTGTCAAGCCCTTGGGCGAAGAAAGTTGAAATTACTTCTGCCCGTGAAGTCGCTCCAACTCGCGCACGGCAAGGTCTCGGAGTTCGTCAACCTGCTTCTTACGCTTCGCTTCCTGACGATTGCGATACCAGCGAAGAATCGGGTTGCCCTTCTTGTCTCTGGATACCCGTTTGCCAGTCACGAGACCGAGAAGGAACGCCGCGAGTACCATCGAACCCCACAGGATGCCGATGACGAGAAATACCGCCATGACAAAGGCAGGAAGCACCCACAGAGGAGCGAGTACCCACCACCAACTCCAGTCGATGAAATGGGTCAACTTGAGACCGATGAAGAGAATTGCAAGGAGACCGAAGAATCCGATCCCACCGCCAGACGAGGATGATTTTGACATGGTTGTATGTTGACTGTTGTTGAAAGAATGTCAAGCCGCTTCCACAAGCGCCTTGAGTTTCTCCGTGTCGGAAAAGGCAATAACCTGCCGGGCATACTTGGGCATCTTCTTCATAACGTGCACCATCTGCTTGTCGGAGAGTTTGCCACGGGAGATGTACTGCTTGGCAAGAGAGGTGAGGAAGTGCCCATCGGTGCCAGTGAAACCGATGCCGTTGTCGTCGGTGGTGGCTTCCATCGACTGCTCGGAGGAGGTCTGATTCTCCTTGAAGATACGAACGAGAGCCTTCAGCGCCCACGCCTCGTTGGTGGCGAGTTGCTGACGAACGAAAGCGAGCGTGTTCTTCTTGGTCGTTTTCATGCGACCACTATGGAGAGTTCTTAAAAGAAAGTCAAGCCCCCGAACGAAAAAAAGGGCGGAATTTTTCATTCCGCCCCTCGAAGGAAATATCGTCTTCCTTAGACGGTCTCGGCACCACCAAGGATGGCAAGTTGCCCACAGGCGGCACCGGCTTCAACCTCGGCTTTGGTAGCCACGGCGATGGCGAAATCGTATCCAGCGGATTCGAGTTGGTTCTTGATGTCTTCGTTCATAATGTGTCTTTCGTTGTTTTTCTCAGACGAGATTGATTGCCTGAATCACACCCTTACCAAGAGCGTTCTTGTCGGAAACGTCGTTGGGGTTGATGGGACTCAACTTGATGAAGAACTTGGCAGGGTCGAAGTTTTCCCGAAGTTTCTCGATGTTGAAATCCTTCGGATCGACGAGGGTAAGGTTGACGGTCGTCTTGAGATTGCTCTCCGTGCGAATCTGACCGAGTTCGGGAATGGTGATCTTCCGATTGTAAGGGATGAGCCAGTTCCGATGAGACTCGTCAAGCGAGTGCAGCGACACCTGAAGGGTAACGTTCCCCTTGACGAAGGAGTAATCGGCATCCTGAATTCCGATGGTCGAAATGTAGTGATGCGTGTTCGGGTAGATTTCGTCAATCATCTTGATCGCCTTCTTGACGTTCTCGATGTTGAGGAAAGGCTCGCCCATGCGGGTGTAGTTGATCTTGAATTCCTTCGACTTGCGAGGATCGAAGCCCGGATTCTTGGCAACCACGAACATCACTTGCGCGACGATTTCCTCAGCGGTCATGTTTCTCCACTTGCGGAGTTTCGCCGTCGCACAGAACTTGCAGCGCACGGGGCACCCACTCATGACCGACACACCGACCATCCAACGCTCGTTGCGGTCGCCGAGTTCGTAGGAGTCGAGGCAGTTCTGCTTGCGACCAATGGCATCCTTCGTGTAGAAGGGAAGGAACGTGTCGGTCGTCTCGATGGGATAGCCGTCTTCGGTGTGGAGAAGATAGACACTCCCGTTGGCGAACGTCTTGTGAAGTTTCTCAATCATGGGATGGATTGAATCAGGAAATTAAAAGAAAGTCAAGCCTTTCCGATGACTTTTTTCTTAATAGTGCTGCCCACGATAGACGAACACCCACGCACCGTCGATTTCCTCCAACCCGAAGGCAGCGGTTTTATTGCCTCCCTCAAGGTCGAGAATCAATCCGACTTCATACATCAGTTCGGTCGGAGAGTGATAACCGGGTTGCATCTCGAACCGCAATTGCGATTCGCGAAGGTCGCTCGGCTCGTATTCCTTCTTTCCTCGAAGGGTGTAGAAGACCTTCGCGAGATACGTCGGCGTACCGGCGTACTCGCTCTTCGAAATCGGGTCGGTGTAGAGGATGACTTTCTTGACTGTTTTGTTCATCGCTTTTTAGTTTGTCTGCGTTTCCTGTAGAGAGCCTTCTTGAATACCTTTTCCCATCGGATGAGAAACGCATCAGTCATCCAGATGGAGTTCTGAGTTGGTCCTTTAGTTTTCATCGTGACTCCCATGGCGCGTCTCGGAAATCTCCTGACGGGCGCGGTGTTCTTGGTCCTGGATTGTCGATTGTGGCGAGAGAAACCTCGTTGGCAAACTCTCTCAACTTCCGCGCATCATCAGCGAAGGGGCGACTCTCACCCATCGGACCGTTGTCGATGGAGAAGTTCTCCAAACGCTGCGCGAGTTGAAAGAGGTAGAGAATATTCATTTACCAACTGATTGTGGTCCAACTCTTACCCTCACGCTGGTCGGATTCGCACTTGACGGTGTAGCCAAGGTCGCGAAGAACCTGAATGAGTTTCGGATTGTCTCCGAGGTACTCGATGTTTATGGCGTAGTTTCCTGCGGTGATCGCCTGCTTGATCTTGACTTCAATGCGCTTGAGAACGCCATGAATCGTCAGACGCTCATTCTCGGAAGACTGTTTGCGTGCCTCTTCTGCTTTGATCATCATGGCGAGAATTAGATCAGGAGTTAGAAAAAAGTCAAGCCCTTGTTTTAGATACTCTCGGCGTTTGCCTTGAACATCACAGCGGAACGACCACGGCGCGACTTGTTCTTTCCACGGCTGGTGCCATCCTTGATGAGTAGACCCTGCTTGATCGCACGCTGCACGCGCATGTAGATCGTGATATACTCGATGCCACGATTCTTCTGCTGAATCTGCTTGAAGGAGAAACGCTTCTCCAGCGACGGCACCTTGATCGGCGTGTTGCGAACCAGACGTGCCTTGGCGACGACCGGTGTTTCAGTGATGACGGGAGCGGTTGCGGTATCCATGAGGATTATTTTGATTTGAGTGTGATCTTGAACCAAGGAGTGAGAGTGACGGGCCATGCCAACGTTAGAGCGACGGCGACGACGGTAACGATGAATACTGCGAGGAACGGCCAGATGAGGAACACGATGGGGCGAGCCCAAAGGGGAATCGCCACCTTGCTTTCGGGGCGGCGAATCTTGAGATGTTCGAGGCGGGTCTTTTCTTTCATGGGAATAGTTTCTTGATGATTCGGCGGATGAAACTCGGCTCTTCGAGTTCTTCTTGTATCTGCACTTCGGCGGAAGGAAAGTGGTAGACGGGAGAAACGTTCTCTGCCGCAGTGTTTTCGGGAAGGTGGAACAGACTCGCGACACGATATACTACACCATCCTGCTCATAGTGGAACCGCAGGGTGATCATATCGTTGGCGGCGAGTTCCCCGAGAATGATGGCAAGACTGCACTTCGCCTCATTATCCTCAACACGCAGCATTTTTGCAAGCGTGTCGAATGAATATTCGGCGGGATTCAGAAGAGACTCGTCGAAGATGAGTTTGATGCGGTCAACCATCCACGCGTCTTTCGAGTGGCGCACGGATATGCCTGCAAACAGCAAATCCTTAATCTTGAGAAGTTTGTTCACTGAAAGCGAGGATTGTGTGAACCGAGCGCGAAGTTCGTGATCGCCCAGCGCCCGAGCGTATCGCACGCTTCGAGGTAGGCACCCCAATTTTCGATAGCAGCCTTCGCCTCGTGAAGACCCATGCGGGTCGCCGTGCGAAGAGCCTTGATGGCACCGATCTTGTTGTGCCCGTTGAGGTTGCCCTCGATTTCGGCGATGCGACTCGAATAGGTCGTGCGAAACTGCTTGGTGAGGTCGCTCTCGGAGAGGATTTTCACATCCACATCCACACCCATGCGTTCGCGCATGGCATCCTGAATCATCTTCGTGGCTTCCGCCATGGTGAGAGTCATAATCATGTGTATGAGTAGATCAGGTTTCTAAAAGAAGTCAAGCCTTTCAGACGAATTTCTTCAAGAAAGTTTGTAGAGGGTCGGCTTCTTGCCCTTACCCGAGGTCTCGGCAACGCCACACGCCACACAGTTCGCCTCGACCCACTTCAGAGCGTAGGGATAGGGAACGTTGGAATGTTCAGCAACCTCCCGAGCGGTGAACTTCTCCTTGGCTGGCGCAGAGATGGGCTTGGAAGAGAGGGAGCCACGCTTGGCACGAACCTTCACCTCCACAATCGGATTGGCTGTATTGCCTCCGGATGGCGCGGCAACAGCCTTCCACGGCTTCGCCGGGGATGCTCCAGAAACCACGTAGGAAGGTCCGAGCGGAGTTCCATCCGCAAACGTTCCCACGATGGTCACGCCGCAGTCAGAAACGTGCACGACCTTGGCGTAGGAGATGGCACCAACGCCCTTGAACACAACCTCGGAACCCTCCGGAAAGGTATTCAGCGGGCGAACCTCTTCAATGGTCTTAATCATGGGAATGAGTATGGAGAGTTCTTTTAAGAAAGTCAAGCCTTCTGCATCAACTTTCTGACATTATTCAGGCGATTGTTGAGAGCGTTGATGTACAAGGCGAAATACTTGTTGAGGAACGCATCGTCAACCTTTCCCAAATGAGCCGCGTCAAGTTGAACCCATGTGCGGTCGTCAAACGTATCTTCAATCGCATCGACCAGAACAAGATCGTTGACGCGGGTATGGAGGCGCGGAGAAAAATCCTTGACGGCAACATCGAGGTGTCGCCCGGTACGACTATCCCGGAAACGCTTGTCGGCGCACCGCACGCGACCGAAAGTGTCGTAGAGTTTCACGAAGACGATTTCGCCTTCAGAGAATTCCTCACCCGTAGGCTGCGGCGGAATCTTTTTGGTCTTTGCCATGGTGGTATTTACGGCTTCTTAACCTCTTCAACCTTCGTGATGTAGGGGTAGTACTGAATGAACCACCAGACGGTCTTCTCACCCTCGACCGTAAGGTTGTAGGTCTTGCCAACCTCCATGACTCCGTAAATCTCATCAGCATTCCAGATGCCGAGAAGAAAGCCGTTGTCAACCTCGTAGGTGCCCTTGTCGGTCGTCACCATGTAGGAAGACGAGTTCTTACCAGCATCAACGTGCTTGGTAATGACCGTGGCTTCCTTCACAGAAGCCTCGGGACCGAATCCACCCGCCCGATTGCACGCACGCAATCCGAACGCGAAGAAGAGAATGACGAAGAGAACAAAGAGCCCACCAAGGATGGAAGCCCAACTATCATCAGAACGAGAGCGGTAGTATGACATAGTGATATGAGTTAAACAGGTTTCTAAAAGAAGTCAAGCCTTAGTCGATCTTTTCTTTGTAGATTTCGACATCCACACCGTTGAACTTCGAGAGTTCCATGATGCGGTTATACATGCGAACCCGAGCGGGACCGGTGGAAACCATCTTGATAACCTTCTCCAGCACGACGTTGACGGGGAAGAAGTAAACCTCCTGCTCAACCTCGTAGGGCGTGAAAACTTCCCACAGGGCATTACCACCGCCCCCGGAGTCGATGAGGTTGCCGAGTTCGTTGAAACGGATGCAGACGTAGCGCACGACAGCCGGGCGCGTCTTGGATTTGAATAGTGTGAACATATGAAAAGGTGCAGAGCACCGGGGATTGGAGCCCCCGGTGCCCCACGGTTGTCAGTCGATGATTTCGATCCGACCGTGAACTTCGTTGAAGTCGCCGTCGAGCACAACTTCGATTCCGAGTGCGGGGCTACCCTGACCTTCGCCCTCGACCCAAGTGGCACCGCCATCGGTGGAATACTCAATGGAATACGAGTTCCACTGACCAGCCTTCAGCGTTTCCCACTTCTGAACGTTGCGAACAAGAATGGTGTTGTTTGACATGCCGATCACTATACCAGCATTTTTTTATTTGTCAATGGGTCGAGGCTTTTTTCTTCGACTTTTTTTCGAGCATCCTAACCTGATGGTAGTAGCCACTTACCCAACGTTGCCACTCCGTCTTGTCAAACTCTTCGTTCAACTTGGCAAGTTCGATTCTCTCTTCCTCGGTAAGAGGTCGGGCGATGCAAGCAATTTGCGCACGACGAGCGCAAACCTCTTGAGGAAACACGTAAGGGCATTCATCCCGCGTGTTGGATGAAAAGCCCTCACGGTAGACAGGATCGAGCATATCCCGCATGTGGAGTTCCTGCTCAACCTGTTCGAGCGATTTCATTACTCTTCCTCCGGAAACGCGTCGGCTTGGTCTTCCTTCTTACCGTAGGCGGGAGGCTCGGGATTGAAAATTTCCTTACCACCATCGGAGGAAAGTTCCGTAGACGGAAGGATATCCCGCACAGCCTTGTAGATGGCAACCACAACGGAGTCGTAAGGCTTGCGAGCGGTCTTGCAAAACTCAAACTCCATCTCGTCACGGTCAACGCAGCAGGTTTCGTATGAGTCGTCACCAACGCCGTTGAACATGATGCGGGAAGCGCCAAACATGGGTTTGGAACCCTCATCACCACAACCATTGCCGAGCGGCACGGGAGAGTTCTTGAAAATCTCGCGAGCCTTGGCTCTGAACTGCTTCCACTCAGCATCGGTGAAAGCAGGCTTGTTCTTCATGTAATGCGTGTATCCCATGGAAGGAATGCTGACAGGTTTTTTTAGAAAGTCAAGCCTTACGCGCAGATTGTTTCACTTTTTCGAGGTCGGCTTTGATGCGCTTCAACTCATCAACGTTGATGTCAATGATTTGAGCCATCATAGGGTCGAGACGCTCCCTGAGTGCAAGTTTGCCACGGATGGTGTTGTCGAGGTTGGCAATCACATCGTCAACGGTCCACTTGGGAATATCCGCGACCGGTCGAACGTTAGAGGCAACGATGAGACCACGCGCCAAGTCGGAAGGGCTGAGTTTCGCCTTGACCGCCTTGATCGCATACTCCACGCTCGAAGCACGCACGGTGTATTCCGTCACTTGATCGGCACACGGACCAGTCTCGACGGGCACGACATACTCTTGAATTCTCTTCATGACGAAACGTTGACGGATTTCTTTTAACTTGTCAAGCCTCTCAGTGGATTTTTCTTAGAAGGTCGAGACCCCGGTCAATCTCTGCACGCTGCTTCTCCAGTTCCTTGATCTTTCGATCCACCCAGCGAATTTCAAATTCCGCAATGGAGTAAACGTACTTGAGAGGCAAGCCATCAGACAACCATATGCCGCCGATCTGCTGATCGCCGTTAAGATCGAAAAAACCGGTAAACTGAAACGCTTCCCAAATGATGCGTTTCGCATTTATGTATCGGCGACCCATGTAGTACTCGCCGATACGCAGTGTGTCGCGGTCTATTTCTTTGAAGGTCATTTTAGAATCTGGAAGACGAGTTTCTTGGTGTCATCCTCCGCGAGCGGCTTGCCGTCGAGAAGTTTGAACGCCATGCCCGAGCGGTTGGTGTTGCCCCACGCCTGAATGATCGCCAACGCCGCATCCTTGCGCGGCTTGCCCTTCAACGGCTCCACGAAGGAACGCATTGACGAAAGAATCTTCTCAACCTCCTTGATGGAGTCGCAAATCTTGGAGATATGCGGAACCGCCATCGTCGCAATCTCGAAGTCGAAGGTATCCGTCAGGAAGTTGAAGAAATCCATGTACGAGAGGTAGCCACCCCGCTGCTTTGACTCACCGAGGTAAACGTCAAGAACTTTCTCGAACGAAGAAATCTCCGACTTCGCACGGTGGAGATAAAGATACTCCGCGCCCTTCACCTTGCGAACGTGCTGGTCGTGGTCGAAATAAACGCACAGACCCTCCTTACCCGCGAACGCCTCAACCGACGCCTTCATCTCTTCGATGGAGTTGTAGTTATAACGCTGCGGGCGACGGAGACCAAACTCCGCTGCAATCTTGTCGAGTTCACGCTGCGACGTATAAGAATAGTCGTCGTGGTTGATGATGTTCGTGAGAACGATATCAACATCCGGACCGTAGTCGATAACGATACGGTTGGTCGGAGACAACCACTCGAAGACGAGCGTCGCCTTGCCCGCAAAACGCTGCTGGAGACGAAAGAGTGCGTACGAATACTTCTTCTCGATCAGGTCAATCTCCTGACCGTTCGCCTGCTCACGCGCATTGGTCGTGCCACGGGTACGCCAAATCCAAAAATCCAAGAGCCACGACAAAAGAAGGGTTGAACCGTCGAGTTTCTCCATCAGAGAAGAACCGTTCAGGTTGGTCGGGATCGGATCAATGTCAGGCTGCTCTTCCCAATTGAAGAACTTCTTGTAGGAAAGGGAAACCGGCTCACCATCCTTCGTCCAGACGGATGAGCGGAAGATCAGGTTGTGCTTGTTCCACTTCGCGCCGATGTGGATCGGCTGAACCAAATAGCACTCAACACCCGCAATCGTATGCGGATGAATCATAAATGACTCACGGTCAATCGTGTCGAGGTTGATTTTCATGTGGAAGGAGTGTGGGGATTTTTTTGAACTTGTCAAGCCCTACACATCATAAACATCAACTTCGCGATGTTCGATGTGGAGTTCCATCAGACAGCCGTAGGTCTTGTCACGGGTGCCAGCGAGTTCGAGTCGCTTGGCGATTTCCTGCGAAGCCTTCTCGGGCGTCAGTTCGTAGTAGTAGCAACCCTGTGTCAGACTGCCCCGACCATGAAGGAAGCACTTACCGTCAGCCCGAACTTCAATCGTTCCGATGGAGTGGAAGTAGCGATATCCACCCTCGAAGTATTCACCGCCGAGACCCACGAAGAGCGACTTCATCTTTTTCATGGCGCAGAGTATGGCACCATAATAAAAGAAGTCAAGCCTTCCCGTGTAAAAAATCTGTCAATTCGTCTTCTTGATTACCGATTCCGGAAGCGTCAAGAAAGTAGCCTTCCATGGCGTACCGTCGGGAGTGGTGTGCATCCGATAACAGGTCTCGCCCGGCTTCATCTTGCCCCAAGCAAGGCGCACGTTCTTCGGCGTGAAGTCGATGATCTACCCCAGCACGAGATTGCGATAACCCGGTTCCTCGAAAGCAACCGTGTCGCCGATGTTCAGGTCTTGACCGAAGAAATCTTTCATATCATCCTTTCAAAAGCCGGGTTTCAAAAGCCTTGCGATGGCTTTCGCGTCGTCGGGATGGGATTTCAGGTTGAGGCTCACACTCTCGCCCCATACATTTACATCCCAATCACATTTCTCCTCGTTCCAAGAAAAGGCGCAGAACCCCGCTGACGTTGGCTCACCGCGATACTTCAATCGTACATCGGAGTGCTGGGCGTAATCGCCCACAAGCACGGGTTGATTGACATCGAATATGACGTACTTGATTTTCATACGCGAATTATAGTTCCGTCAAGGGAAACGTCAGTTCCCCACTTTTCTTTTGCGAACTTGATGGAGTCGAGGATTGCTTCCTCCTGCGTGTCTCCACAACCACGGGCACCGATGGTACCTTGCCACTGAACCGAAGCCGTCCAGCCCCTTTTACTTAACGTCAGGGTTAGACGCTTGAACGGGCAAGGGTTGTGGCGATGCGCAATTGTGCGCTCAACCATTTCTGGAGTCATGCCTTTCATGCGACCATGCGACAGCGATTAACGTGCTGCCAAACCCGGTCAATGGTGTCGTAAACATCACCCGTGCGATTCCACGTCGGAATGAGATACACGTCAAAACTCGTCGCGAACATCAGCGGAGCATTGCGGCGAAGGTAATCCCGATGATACGTGCCGGGCAAGCCATTCCAATCCCGGTACGGATAAATCTCTCCCTTGGGATTCATACGCACCTTGCCGAGAAGGGCTTGACGATCAGCGAGGCGACCCTTGAGAACCGCACGGAACCCGGTGCCACGAACGGCGCGGCGGATGATCGGGATCATATCCCGGTCGGTCGGGTTGTTCTCCAGCGTGCAAAGATAACGATCGGAGGTGTGGGTGTCGAGATTGCGTTGCATGACGACGATTAGATCAGGATTCTAAAAAAAGTCAAGATGCGTCAACCGATTTTGTTGCGAGAGTTCCAACTTTCTTTCCATCGGAGAGGAACACGTAATGGTCGTTGTGGAGTTCAACCGTCCAATTCTTTTTCCACGACGCTGCTTCTCCTAGTTGCTTCTCATGTGGAACCGCACCCGGATCAACGGCTGGCGGGCGACCGCGACGCTTTGCGGCGACCATCGTCGGCGCATGGGCATCGCGCACGATGGAAGAAGCCTTGGCGATCTGCGCGTCAGGATCAAGTTCCTTTGGCTTGTTCTTCGAGCCCGGAGGGCGACCCTTCCGCTTGGGCTTTACTTCCTCTTCAAGTAGTTCATCAAGTTGCACGGCGCAACGCTGCCTTTCTACGGTCAAGGTCTGCCTGCTGTTGGCGGATGTGCTCTTCTTCCCAACGAAGGCGACGCTCTTTGATTGCGAGTTCTTTCTTCGCCTTGTTCTCGCGAGCCTTCTGGAGAACCGTAGCAGTGTCGCATGACTTGCCCGCACTCACGAACTTGTGAATCTCCACCTTGTCTTTGATGGCTTCGGGGATGTGTGCAAGACCAGCCTTCGCCTGCCCCTCGGTGTAATAAATCTTCTTCGGCGGTCTCCAGCCGTAGAGACCACTGCCACCGCTGCCGTAGTTCTTCCAGTAGCGGGAGAAACTGTCGGGCGTCAGAACGAACCCGTCGAGCATAAGCACGAAGAGTTCTTTTGTTTCAATGGGTTTGCGAGCCATAAATCACTCGTCTCCTTGGTCGGCACGAGACATGCGCTCGTACATCTGCTCCATGGAACGGAGGTGCTGCGCCTGTTCGGCAGCGGCTTCGTCGGGCGTCTGGAGAAGGTCGGCAACGTCTCGAAGCGGCTCGGGCATGAGGCTGACTTCCTGACCATCAGCCGAGACGATAGCGCCTTGGTTGTTCAGGTCTTCCCACATTTCGACGATGCCATCCGTTCCCATGTTTTCGAGGAGGTTGAGGTAATCGTCAGCGAAGGAATCCGCCTCAACCTCCTCATCGGTGAACCCGAAGTTCGTGCGGGCAACAACCTTCTGCTCGTGGAGCGGGAGAGCGTAAAGACGTTCGATGACTTGCGTGCGAACTTCTGTGATGTGCATGGAAGAAGGTTGACAGGTTTCTTTTAGTTTGTCAAGGCTTCGCCGAAAACTTTTCTCAAAAGAGAGCGGCATCCATCCGCCGACCACTGCTTGCATCGGTGGCTATTGTAGTACGACCACACGAAAGCCTTGCGCTGACCATCGGTGAATCCCCAACTATAAGCGACCTTATCAGGGTCATCCATCTTGGTCACGTTGGCGGGAAACCCGATGGCTTCCTCAACCTGCTTGGCTGTGAGACCGGTCAAACTGGATGTACGAGACCGACCAACTTCGGCGACGGGTGTGAGTTTCATGGTTCCAACGCTACAGAGTTTTTTTAGTTTGTCAAGCCCTTGATCAAAAATACCAGCGACGATGATTGCGGGCAGCGTAGTGATAACCCAGCGTGAACATCCGCCAGAAATTCGTATCCTGTTCCGTGAGAGGGTTCTCAAACCGAATGGCAAGCACCCAATGCTCCCTCTTTACAATCTTCGGAGGGCGACCAAACCAGCGAGCAACCTTTTCCTCACGGGGTTGATTGACGATGTAAAACCCTGCGGGCTTCTGCACACCCTTGAGGAATGCAAAGTTTTCGCTCTCCTCGAAGAAGGCAATCATATCCCGAAGGAGTTCCTTCTGTTCTGCCGCCGTCTCCTTACGGGGAGAACAGGTCAGGTTCGAGAAGATTACGTGGTCCTGGTCAATGGTAATTGTTTCCATAAAGTTTACCAACCCCAGCGGTCGGTGGGAGCCGTGTAGCCGAGTTTCTCCAATTCGGCGCAGATCATGTTGTAGCACATCTTCTTCGCCATCATGTAATCGTAATCCCTCTCACCGGGGCGGAAGTTGTTCCACTGGTTGTTGGGCTTGTTCTTCATGATCGCCACGGCGAGGGCATGACCGCCTGCGTACTCATCCTGAAACCCATAGAGGTTGTAGTGGGCGATGAACCCGGAAGACAGATACAGGAAGTTGTAAGCCTGCTTGGTGAGGAATGTCGTGTCAGCATTCTTGACGCATTTGACCACGTTCGACGTGATCATCTTCATCTGGCGAAGGGTGAGCGGGACGAGCGGCTTGTTCATGTGAAGAATATTGGCAGGCTTGAGCGGTTTTGTCAAGCCTGCCGGGCGATTTATTTTACTTGCGGGCGAATTCCTGAATGACCGAGATGAGTTTCTTCGCGAGTTCCGGCTTGAGGCTCTTCAAGTCGAGGTCAACCGAATCGCTGCCGTTGATGCGGGCGTCGCCGTAGCCGATGCGACCGAAGTCACCCTGCCCGTTGAAAACGTTGATAACCGCCTTGAGTTCACCCGGCCGGATTTCGACCGTGCGCACATCGACCATCGACGCGAGTTCACGGATCAGAGAATTCTTGCCATCGTTGTACTTGACATACTCGGCAACCTTTTCGTTGGCAAGAATTTCAATGCGATCCGCATCCGGGATCAAGCGACGCTGAATGTCGGTCGCGATCTTCTCCGGAGCCTTATCCATCGCCACCGTGATGGAGGGCGAAGCGATCTTGTCGTGGTTGCCGTCGTAGAGTTCCACCCAAGAGCCGTCAGCGTGGCGCGGGCGAACGTGGGAGATGACGATACGACCACGGGCGTCGTAGGGGTTGATCGAGAGGGCGAGGCGCAGCCCGGTGTGCGTGTGCTTGACGATGAAGTGCGAGCGTACGTAGGTCGCATAGCGGTCTTCCTTGCGAATGGTGTCGGCTTCCACCACCCAAGCGGTGTTTCCGGCGAAGATCGAGTTGACGAGAGCCGTATTCGATTCGGTCGTGTTCATAGAAGGAACAATGACAGGTTTCTAAAAAAAGTCAATAGCCCAACTCAATTTTCTTTGTAAAACTTGTGCGAACCGATGGTGATGGTAAGGGTCATTCCCTTTGTCCAGAAAGGATTAATTCGGTTCTCATGGTAATGTGTCGCCCCATCGGTAATATCTTGAAGATTTGAAGCGCAAGCCTGTTCTACGAGCCTTTGAGCGGCTTCCCAAGTCGCATGTTTGGATGCGGCGCGCACAAGAGACGCTTCACTGCGATTGTTCTTACAGGAGAACTGCTTCGGCTTGCGGATGACCTTGAGGTAAGCCGCTTCAGATGAAGCACTTGCACGGTTCTGAATCACGTTCATAACCGCGTGCAAACCCTGTTCACCGTCAACGTCTGCCTCCATAACCAACACGGCAGCAATGACTTGCTTCCCCCACGAGGGGGCGGCATGAGCCACCACCGGGATCAGAAGAAAGCAAACAATGGCGAGAAGACGCTTGAACATAATCCCGCCAATGTTAGCGAATTTTTTATGCCTGTCAAGCCTTTTGGGGCGTTTTCCCTATTACCGACCGAGCCGTGCGTTGGCGATCCAAGCGTTCTCCACCTCGTCAACGGTGACCGTGAAACCCGCTTCCTTCTCAAGATCGCGCCATTCCTTCATGATTCGGTTATAACGAACCTTGGCTTCGGCTTGTGTGCACTCGCCGTCGCAATACAGATTCTCAGGAGAGAGGCGACCGGCGAGGCTGAGGAACTTCTTGAAGAGCGGATGTGATGCGTTCATGTGTGGGAGGTTGACGGTTTTCTTTTAATTTGTCAAGCCTCCTACGAAGATTTTTTTGAATTAGTGAGTGTGGGAGCAATCTTTCTCTCGACCATCCCACGGGAAGGCACCGGAGTAGGAGGTGAGGGAAATGTAGGCACCACGCATCTTGCGACGCATGACCTTGCCGGTCGTGATGACCGGGAGGGTCGGATACTTGGAGCCGTGCATGATGCCCGTGCTCTTCTCGGGAGCGACGATTTCCTGCACCCAAGCCCACATCCCCTGAACTTTGGTGACGATGTAGAAATCGATGTTCGTCTGGTCGTAACCCCACGAAGAGTAGAGGATCAGACCAGGTACCAGAGTCGTAGCGTTTCCGTCAATGATGTGCTTCATGTGATGGATTAGAACAGGATTCTAAAAAAAGTCAAGAGCACCGGCTCACTTTTTCGAAAATTCTTTTAGAACGACTTCCGGCTCTGTGAACGTGTGGAACCGGGCATCTCCCATGTATTGACAGATTTCGTAGATTTCGCGGAGCACTTCGAGGCACTCGTCGGAAACCTTTGGTTGCCAGCCCCATCCACCGAAGTAGTCGAAAATGTTCCTGATGTTGTCGAGCGGGTACACGTCGTCGAAGTCGTCAGACTCGGGATCGGGATTGATGTAGCGGATGTAAATTGGATCATCCTCCCCAACCGTCAACCGGTCGCCCACGGTCCACGTGCTGCCATTGCACGACACAACCCCATTGAACTCAGGAAGTTCCTTGTTGACCTTCGCAATCAACGTGCGGAGGTATGCCTCGAAGACTTGGGTCTGCTCTGCGCACAGGGCTTCGACCTTCTTCTCGTGGTCTTCCTTCATTCGCTCGAACTTGGATTTCTTCGCCATGGTTAGTTCCTCGCGGGTGAGCCACCCATCTGCTCCATCTGCGCTTTGTTGTGAATGGAACGGAAGAGGTTGATATCCTCCTGCTTGCCGCCGTATTTGACAGCGGCTTCAAGAGCCCCTTCCACGATATCCTGCAATGCCTGAAACTCCTTGGGAGTCAGGTTGAGGGTAAGGATTGGTGTGTGCATGGAAATTAATCCTCGAAGCGGTTGCCCCACTTGCTCTTGCGGCTGTAGGAACCGGTACCCCGCGACTGCTTCTCGACGCGTGTGCCGAGATTGATGCCCTTGCCCACCGGGGAGCGGTAGAACTTGCGGGAGGAGTTGCTTGCTTGCTTCGTTTTCATGCGCATAACTATGGGGAATTATTTTAGAAAGTCAAGACCCCACGACGAAATATTTCGCCGATGAGCCCTTCTCTCGTAGCGCCAAAGTTGCGTAAGTAGTTCTTTGAAAGCAACTCGGCGTCTTCCAATGTCGCACCAAGTTTGGCAGAAATATTCTACCTTTCTCGGAAGGATATCGCCCCAAGGATGCTTGTCGAGAGCACGTTCCACCGCCACCCCATCAAGGTGTTCAGAGTCGTAAACTCTTCCCCTGTAAGAGATAAAGGCGTGGTCGAGTTTCTCATCGCTGTCGTCGTGCAGGGTGGTGCCTGTCGTCGAGGCATAAGCAAGGAACGCCCAAATAAAACAATATCCTGAATTGATATCCTCTTGATCTACAGCGAATTGTTCCGTCATCCAATCGGTGATTATCTCAAAGCGACTTGACACCGGCTCATCTTCCGATAAGTCGATGCCAAGTTCTTCAAACACCCACGGCCAACGGATGGCGACGCCCATGATTGTAAAAGTCGTAAAGGATGTAAATTTTTACACTTTTTCGACGAGCGACAACGGGCAGCGGAGCGACTTGTAAAAGCGCCCCATCGGCTTGTCGAGGCTCACCGTGACCTTGGTGCGGAGTACTCCGTCAACAGTCGCCTCCACCCCGGCGAGATACTTCGGACTGATGCTGCCGACGAAGCGAACTCGGTCGCCTCGGGAGAGAAGGGCGGCAGCGGTGATACTCTTCACCTGACGCCGACCACGGAGAGCGTTCTCGATCAGAGCAACGTCAGCATCACTGATGACACCCCTGACGATTTCCTCACAAAGTTTCTGCATATTCATTGTGCCGACCATGATGACGGGTTTCTAAGAAAAGTCAAGCCACCGACCCTCTTTTCCGAAAAGTCGGTAAAAAAAGTCGGTGGCAAAACAGGTTAGAACGACAACTCGTTCTTGAAGAACCAAGTGCGAGCGATATTTGAGATTTCGCCCTTGACCTTGGAGAACTCGATACCGGAGGCAGCAGCGGTGTCTGATTCCTCCTTCTCAACGTCACCCACGATCCACTTGATGAACTCACCGAGGGAACGCTTGTCGGTTGGGAGACCGCGCTGGCGAAGGATATCGATACCCTGACGGCAACGATTCTCAGTCACCACATTGGCGGCGAACTCCTTCATCGAAGCGACCTTCTCCACATCAACGGCGGCGAGAGTCTTGACCTTCGAAGCAGAGTGCTTCTCACCCTTGACCTTGAAGCGGAACTTCGGGTCTTCCCAACCGGGAGTGATGCAGCGCCAGACGATGCCTTCACCGACACCGGAGACGCCGAACGACCAAGCGACCGGGCAAAGTTCCTCAACCTTGATAGTCAGGTCGGAGAGTTGATTCTGCGACTTCTGTGGAAACTCGAAGTCGATATCAATCTCAGCGGTAGCGAAATCATAAATGTTGAAAATACCCGACGACTTGTTGTGGATACGCTTGACGACTTCCTTTGACTGCCACACGCCGTCAATACGAATGTCGAAGATGACAAACATCTTGGGAAGTTCAGCAATGGCGACACCCTTCTGAATGTTGCCACCACACCACTCACCGTAGATGATGGTCTCGACACCCTGCGGCATCTTGGGCGAGCCATCCGACCACTGCGAGTCGAAGAGAGGCTCCCAAATTTCACGACGACCGGCGTTGATCAGGTCAAGTTCGGGATTGCTCATGAAGCGAACAAAACCGGCATTGTCGTTGAGAATGTCAATGATCTTCTCGCGAGACTGAAACCAATGACCACTCTGACCATCGCCGTTGATGGAGTAATCGCGAAGGAGACCGATGGCGGCGTTGGTGCCGTGGAGTTTCACGGTGCCTTCGAACTTCAGAGTCGGAAGGGGATTGGTGTTGTAGATCGGCTCGTCGTTTGCATCGCGCCCGGCGTAGCGAGCGGTGGAAGTGACGTGATGAACAGCATTGCGGAACTGCTCAATCGAAGGATAGGATACGTGTTTCATGTTGGTGCTTTTTTATAGGTTTCCCGGATATTTGTCAAGCCCCGGGACGCAGATTTTCGGCTCCGGATGCGAACCCGGAGCCGAAGCACCACCTCGTTTTTCTTAACAGGAACGAAGAAACCTGTGGGGAGACCGGCAGTGATCCCTCCCCGCCATCTGATTTTAGGTTTCAGCAAACCGGGACGTTCTAGTTCGGGAGAACAGGAACATTACCTCCACCATCTCCTGTGTAAACAGGAGCGGCGAATGGAGCGGGATGGGAGGATTGAACTCCCCTCTCGAACTTGGAAGGCTCGGGCACAGCCACTATACCAATCCCGCACATACTCTAACAAAGGGTGCGGGAGTGAGAGTTGAACTCACAACAGCGTGGCTTATGAGACCCGCCGGGTTACCGAACCATCCCGCATAAGGAAAGATTGTTTGGGACTTTTACCCCTCGTTGACGAACCCCCGTCGTGCTCAAATGCACTTCGAAGGGACGAGTTTGGCGCTCCCGTCAAGGAGAACCCCTAGCCCAATCCCAACTGCGGTTTATCATTCACTATCGGGCATAGCCGCCCGACCGGATTACCGACCGGTTCTTCCTCCTTCAACGGAGGCGTGATATTTGTCAGGAAAGGGAATTGATGTAAAGAACAGAGATAACTATGAGCATCCAGCGACAAAAGTCAAGCCTTCAGTTCATTTTTATTTCGGAAAGAAGAAGAGGGGGAGTCGTTCCTCGCCTTGCGGCGACGCCAACACCCAACAGCGGGAGCCGTCCGGAAAGGAACCTTGCTGTTGTTCCGGAGGACTCCTCCCCCTCGATTACAATAAACAAAGGGTGCCGAGGGCGGGTCGTTAACCCACTATAAAGGATTCAGGCTTCAATTCCCTCCTCCCTCTTGTTTCCCCTCAGCCATCATTGAAGTTTTACCGGCTGAGGGAGGCGTCGTTGCGCACTCTCCACGGCATGATGATTCAACTTACTACCCAACGCCCTACCCGGTGGCGAGATTCGCGTTTAGCACCCCCATATTTATTATACAGGCAGTACCCGCCAGCGATTTCCCTCGGCGGTTTCATTCATTATTTTAGTCATGCCACTTAGACATTTAATTGTTCGGTGTTTGGTTGCGAACCAGAGGAATTCGGTCTTTTACCCTCGATACGTCGATCTTGGCGAGCCCCGTGACGCTTTCCCGGAGAAACATTCCCGAGTCGGCGCTTCGACTATGCCGGAACTGTGAATCCTCTAAAGGCCCGTCGGTTCGGGATTTCCACCCAAAGCGGTGTGGGGGATGCTCCCACTCTTCACATTTTCCAGCCACATCCCGTTACCTCCCACTATAGCCTTCTTTCAGGCTGTCACACGTCCTACCATGTTGCAGGCAAGGCGTTGAGTAGTAAGTTGAATCTGTAAAGAACGAAAATTGCTGCTGGATTTCCGGAACGATCCGAAGACCGTGAGGACCAGCCGTCCCTCGTGTTCGTGGGTCTTAGCCACTACTTGCCGGGTGTTCCTAAGAACATTGATGACTATGACACGTTTTCTGATTTTGTCAAGCCTTCACCAAAAGATTTCTCGGAAAAAGTGCAGCCTTCCGATTCTCGATGTAGGCATCCAGCGACATGCTGAAGGCAAAGAAATCCTGATGGAGATACGCCTGCCGCGTCACGATATCGTGGCCGTGGTTGAAGATCATTTCCTTCTGCACGAGAAACGAAATCGCGTCTCCGGTGATGGCCCCTGCCCGACCGAACGGGTTAGCCCAAAACCAAAGATACTCGAACCGAGCGAGCATTTCAATCCGTCGCTCAAGATCGATGCTCTCATCGCGAGCCTGCCCGAAGTAGTATTCGCACATGTGCACCATCGAAGGAACATCGCCGTCGTGAACGTGAACGATCAGGAACAGGTCGGGATTGTGAATTGGGCGAATGACCAAGCACTGCTCATTCAGCGACGGGCACACCATCATGCGCCACACGCGGCACGTGTGCATTCCCGTGAAGGTAGGAAGGTCGGGAACCAGCGGAGCATCGACGGTGCCGAAGTGATAACTGTGCACCTCAGCCTTGAACTGACCGAACTCCGATGACAGGTCGAGGCACTTCCAAAGTTCTCCAGAGCGAGGATGCTTGCGGATTCCCCAACTGTAAGAAAGTGAGCGGCTCGTTCCCTCGAAGCGACGCTTCCAGTAAAGCACACCATCCTGCACCATCTGCTTGGCGAAGAACGTGTTATACTTGTGCGCGAGCGAATAGCGCAACGAGAAGATATCCGTCGCGAGTGTCTTAACCGTTAATTGTGAGCCCTTTGCGACAGGATACGTGCAAAGTTCGTTATTTTTAACGAATGCAGTAAACGTCTCAAAGTATTCTCTACCAAGAGGATCGTAAGGATACTCGCAAAGAGCGGCTGGTGTGAAAGTCATGGTGAAATTAGAGAAGTTCTTTGATGCTGGCAGGAATGCCGTATTTGGCGATAAAGGGAGCGGTGATGATGAACTCGTCGGAGGTCATCGGATCATAGATGCTGGAGTCATTCTCGGCATCCCGATAATACAGGGGGCGGGGTGCCTTCGACATGTCGAGCGTGAATTTACCATCGTCGTAAATCCATATCGTGATGAACTCCTGCACGATATACGTCAGCGAGAGTTTTCCCGCAGCCGTAATCTCGGCTTCGATGTTCTTCATGCTCTCATCGAAGTCGTCTTCGTTCGAGTCGTGCTTGTTCATGGAAGACACTCTACCACGATTTCAAAAAAAGTCAAGGGGTTGGGCGAAGATTTTTCATCACCCAACCCCTAAAAGTGCCACTACGGATGTATCAGGCAAACATCAACAGCCACGTAACGCCAGACATCACGAGGAAGGCGAAGCCGTAGAGAATGAGATACTCCGACTGCTCGGAGGTCGTCTCATATTCCCTCGAAACCACGGTCTTTCCATCGGCTGCAAAATTCTCCCGGCGAAGGCGCTTGAAGTTGATCGCATTGCGCCAAAGGGTAACGGCGAAGAGAGGAACCCACACAATCGCCAGCCCAACACCAAGGATGACGCGAATGAGGTCTTTTCCAATCACCTTGTAGCCGATGATTGCCATCGTGAACATACCAACCTTCGTGTCAGCGATGGAGTCGGCGTGCTTCTCGACAGCGGTCAGCGCAGCATCAGCAGCCTTACCGAACTCTTCACCCATACCGACCCACTTGCCGTAGGTCTCGATCTTGGCTTGAGTACGTTTGGCTTCCAACTCCAAACGCTGCTCCTGTGTGAGCATGTTCTCCGGAATCGTGACCGTTTGGGTCTGCTGGGCGAATGCCGAGACCGCGAGGATCAGGGCGAGGAACAACGATGTGATGTATTTCATAGGATTGTTAGCGAGGAGGTTTGGGGTTGGCTGGAAGGTATGTCTGCCCCGGAAGTGCTTCGTGGATAATTACCGGTTTCCTGTTGGTATGGTGCTTGTTCCACAGGGTCATAATAAAGGCACGCGCCTCTTCCAACTTCAGATACTTTCGGTCGGAAAAACCCTTACCTACGTTGTACCACATTCCAAAAACCCTGTGTTCGGGGTAGAACCAACCATCAAACTCACGGACACGATGGCGTTCAAAGAATTTCTGTTTTGGTGTGAGAGGCATCTTATTTGGTATTTGAAGGTGGAAGTAAAAGTTTTCCGCTTGGAAACACTTCGTAAATGTGAACCTTTTCCGAAATGGCTTCCGATTCTTCCAATCGGTATTTCGCGATGAGGTACTCCCGAGCCCCTTCGAGGGAGAGATAGAATATCACTTCGCGATGATCGAGAAGGTATATCCAGAACAACCCGAGAATTTTCTTCTGCGGGTAATACTTGCCCTTCTCGCAGCGAATGCGGTGCCGACGATTGAACTGCTCCTGAAATGTGAGTTTACTTCTGCTCATTGCGTGGGTCTTTCCCGGTGTGGAAACCGGTCTCATCCTCGTAGCCTTCCGGCGTGTTGTTCTTCCACCACGACTTGACGGAGGGCCAAACCGCCCACACCGACGAGAGGAAAATGAAGGCGATGATGAGATAGAGAGGTGCGTTGGAACTGTTCATGAAACCGAGTAGATCAGGTTTTGAAGAAAAGTCAAGCCTCACCACACATTTTTATAGCGTTCCTTCAGGATGTGAAGAATGACGCACGACACCTGCCAAGAGATATGCCGCTGAGTGATCAGGATGTTCTCAAGGTGATTCGTATCCAACTGGATGAGCGGTTTGTCAACCCGAGGCTGGTCGCCGTTCGGACCGAAGGTGCCCCACTTGGTTGTCATGGCAAGAGCACCAAGATCATCCTCCGACAGCGACGCACGGAACGATTGGATGTTCTTTGCCAACTTGTCGAGACCGGTTGTGTCAACCTCCTGCTTGGGCAAATTAATCACCGGCTTGCTTGTGGCATGAGGAACCGGCGAACGATAGACGGGCTTGCCGTCTTCGATTTTTTCAATCTCCAGACGAACAGCACTCATCTTGACGATAACGGGTCCATCGATCTTTGCCTTCTCAAACTGCACGGAACCGAACTTGTTGATGTTGTAGTTCCAGTCGTTGTGAAGGTCGTGCTGGCTCACCCGGTCGGGTAGACTGAACTCCACATACTCGAAGTCAACGCCCTTGCGCGCATCCGATGGAAAGCCAGCCTTCAGATAGTCGAAGCCGCCGTCGATGTAGTATTGCTGCGTTCGGTCATAATGGAAATCATGACGGTCGCGAGAATAAATCAATTCTCCCGTGGAGTAGACAAGAAGACCGAAGTGACGGAGACGGTTAATCGACATAGACATGTACCTCACGTTGATGTTCACTCAAGGCAATCACTCGCCCGCCAAAATTGTTGGGACCACCATCACACCAGTTGACTAAGGTCTGCTCGCCCGGCCATTCCGTTCCCGGCACGAGTCGCGTCACAAGATACTTGTGCGTCGCGCCGCGATTGGAGGTCATGTCTTTACGGAAAGACTTAGACACTTCTGGATTGTAGTCGCCGAGCATTTTAGCAACCGGTGAAAAGAGAGAGGCACTCGCACTCTTTGCCATGGATGGAGATATGTTTACGAAGATCAGTGAGGAGATCATCTTTGGTGTATTTCATACTGCGACAGAGGTCAACGAGAGATTCACCCTGAGGTCCGGGGAATCCCATAACGAAATCGCCGTCGTCGGTTTGCTCGCCGTTCTCGACAGCGGTGCCGATGTCAGCAAGAGTCAGAGCACCATCCTCCATAGAGAAGGCGAGTGCGACATAAAGGAAGGGAGTCTTCTTGAGTTTCTTTGCCATGATGATTACTTGAGGTGAGTGCAAACGGTCTGCACGATCCAGATGATGCCGGTGATGCCTGCGCCGAGCCCCATGAGCCACGCGAACACACCACCGAACAGATGACCCATGAAGAATCCTTCAATGGAATTGGATCGACCGGTCGCTCCTCGTGCGAAGTTGATGATTACGAAAACCACACCCACAACGAATAGGGCGAGGAAGATGAAGAATAGCGTTGGAATCATGCCGCGAACAATACCAGACGTTTTGAATTTGTCAAGCCCCGGAAGTAAAAAAGGGCACCGATTTCTCGATGCCCTTGAGGGTCAATCAGATTAACGCCTGAAGCCGTTGTTATAGTTTCCCCGTGCCTTGCCGTTCAATTCCAGCGAATGACCATAACCATTGCCATTCCCGGTGCAAGTATGATGCGCTGGACCCTTTCCCTTGTTATGACGTTCACAACCACAGGAAGTCGAAGGTGACGAAACAACCACGACAGGTTCAGACGCAACGACCACAGGTTCAACCACGGCAGGTTCAACCACTGGATTCACAACCACCGGAACAATCTGTGAAACAATCACATCATCGATTGTGGAGTTGACATTTCCAACGTAGCGAGACTCACGAGAATAGAAGGCGACACGACCGTTGCTGGTAAGAGATACCGAGTCGTAGGAATATGCGAGACCGGGAATCTCCACACCATCCTTGAACACACTCACCACGCCATTCTGATCGACGATATCGAAATCCATCCACGTATCAAGAGGAATCGGAAGGAAAACCTGCGTGTAGGTCGTACCTCCGGAACGGCAGACGACGAGTGATTGAGACTCGTTGTAGATACCGAGCACAAGACCATCGGGGCAATGACCGCTATCACCTGTGGTTAGACCGCTCGTCTTCCACACGAGGTTGGCAGAGTTCCCACCACCGGTCAACTTGACACGGAACGAAATCTCAAGGTTGCCGTCGAACTGACCGACCGTAGTGATATGACCGCGATTGTACGATACGCCCGTCTCCGCAACCTGACTCACCGCCGAGTCAGCGTAAGGGAGATTGGCATTCCAGAGAGCACCCAGCGTCGGGGTGGAGAAGTCGTCAGCCATCAGAACAACCTTTTGGGTCGTCTGAGCGAACAGACTGTTGATGGAGATGAGAAGGAGAACGAGCAGATAGTGAATGCTTTTCATGACACCATGATACCATTCACAAACAAAAATACAATAGGGTTGATTCCTTATAAAAAGGCAACACGTGCAAAAACAAAAAGGGCACCGATTTCTCGATGCCCTTGGTTGGGAGTAGGATTGGCGATTACAGCGCGGCGACCTTCGCACCCTCGACGCGAGCGAACTGCTTCGCACTCGCGCCCCGGCGCTTCTTGATGCGACCACGGGTCTCACCGACCACCTGAAGACCGCCCGCCGCGATGAGTTTCTGCACCCGAACGTAGAGGGTGATGTACTTCACACCGCGATTCGCGGCACCGATCTGCTTCATGGTGAAAGCCGAGCGCGTGGGGAGCGTGAGCGGCTTACCGTATTCGAGGCGGGACTGACTGTTCGTGTTTGACATATAGTGTTTGTTTGAGTTGGTTATCAACCTTTGATGTGATTCACTATACATCCTTTCTGAAAAAAGTCAAGGGGTCAACCGAAGAATTCTGAAAGTTTTTCTTCCTTTTTCTCTAAATGCTTCGCGATGAGTTCTTTCAAAAGGGCACGCGCAGCAGTCTCATCCTGCGTCAGATAGTTTCGCAGGGCATCACAATGCTCCTTGTCAGCCAGCGTATCCGAGATTCTCCTCTTGGAGATATCAACATACTCCTGCTCAATCTCCGTGCCAATGTAATGACGACCAAATACTTTGGCAACGATAGCGGTTGTTCCACTACCCATGAAAGGATCAAGAACGATACCACCCGGAGGGCAGCAAGCCGTAACCGGCGTAATGACCAACTCTTCAGGGAACACGGCGAAGTGACCGTAGCCACGAAGAGACTTGGTGGGAATATCCCACACCGTTCGCATTGGTGTGGTGGGAAGGTATCCTTCCTCCACAACCTTCTTGCGGAGACGTTCGTAGGTCTTGTCTTGGTTCTCACTGGAAATGGAGTAGCCTGACTTGTTTCCAATGTTCGTGACATCCTTCCGCTTCTCCATATTGTTCTTGCTGAAGATGCGACGGAGGGAGGATTCCTTCTGAATCGTGCGGGGTTGCTCAAACCAATACTTCTCGTTCTTCGTAAAGAAAAAGAACTTCTCGTGAGAGACGTTGAAGCGATCCTTCGCAGATGACGGCTGGGGATTGACCTTGCTCCAGATGACTTCATTGCGGAGCAGCCAGCCCGCACCAGTCATAGCAATCTCAAACCGGCTGGGTACCTGTAGAAGAGACTTGCCACTGTGGGTGTCTCCAATGTTGACCCAGCAACTTCCGCCCGGCTTCAGGGCACGTTTGATTTCGTCGAAGATGGCGACGAGGTTCTTGATGTAATCCTCAACCGACTTCTCCGTGCCGATCTGGTTCTCAACGTAGCCGTAGTCGCGCAGATTGTAATAGGGCGGCGACGTAACGCACATGTCGATAGACTCGTCAGGGAATTGACGAATCGTGTCGAGGTTGTTTCCGACGTAGGTGTGGTCTAACTGAAGTTCCATAGTTTACAAAAAGTTTGCGTTCTTCTCCAGTGACCGGGCGCGGATGCGCTCGATGTGCTGGTCAAGTGTGGGATAATTCAACACATTTCCGGAAACATCAAGATGAAAAAATTCATGTGGGAACAAATCGTCAAACGACGGGCGAAATAAAGAAATGTCGCATGTCATGATGAAGTCGCGGAGGGAACCCATCTTTCGGTTGTAAGACCCACGCGCAAACCCTCTCGGTCGTGCACGCTTCGTGTTCGGGTAAACACTGAAGGTTTCGTTATGCACGCTTCCGTTGAGAATCAACTTCATGTCGTAGAGTTCCTTGACGCGGCTTGTGGGGATGCCGTACACAAGCGGAAGAGTTGCAGCCTTCGACGCCATCCACGGAAGGAAGTTCACGACCACGAACGCGTCATTGCCCGCGAGTTTGGTGAGGAGGTTCGCTTCGGAGAAGGGGCGATTCTTTCCAATGTCGGTGGAGGGACCGAAGAAGAGATTGTCAACGATGTTTCGCACCTCACACTTCTTAAAGGGGGAGTTAGTGCAGCCCTCGATATCGAACACTTCCTGTGAGTCATTCGTCTTGCCACCGAGTTTGCGTGCGACCCAAATCTCAGCATCCTTCGACCAGTTCGCGGCATTGAAGTTCGCTTGGAACATGGAAACGTCTCCATTGTAGTTTTCGTCAACGAACAGGCGAAGCCAACTGCCGGGGGTCAATCTGAACAGGTCGAATGTGAGTGGAGTCATAGTCATATCCTAGTTTACGCTATTTTTGGCGGTTGTCAAGAAGCCAAAGATTTTTCGACTTTTTTCTGTGGTACGCTTGACAAAATGAAGAAAGGTGTTATGGTCTTGTTCAACGGCTGGTGAAACAGCTAGGGTGGGGGACCGGAGGCTGGACTGGTGTGTAAAAAAGATGTAAAGGAAAACATTTACATCTTTCTTCGGAAATCTTTCAAATGCCTATTGACTTTTTTCAATCAACCTGTATGGTGATGGGCATGACGCACAACCTATTTGTCAAGACCGTGAAGGCACGGCACGACGCCACCATTATTGGTGTCAACAAGGTGCAGCAGGCTATCGCCCGTGTGACGGGTGGTACCATGCTTGTCGGAGGTGCATACGGTATGCTTTACGAGTCGGTGTTTGTTCACCAGACCAACCTCGCCGGGGATCATGCTATCTCCTCACCGGGAGGTGCCGTAACCGACCTCTTCTTTCCCGATTTCAACGCCCTCGTGCAGTTGAAGGCTCATGGTGGCAGTCAACTCGCCGCAGCCTACTATAACGGCGGGAAGACCGTCAAGAAGACCCGTGGCGAGGCAGTCAAGGATTATTGCCGCAAGGTCGCGGAGCAGTTCGAGGTTCACCCCGACGCTCGATACTTTTACCTTTCGAGTTACAACTCCAAGGCGAACTCTCTCGCCATCTACTACCTCGCCGAGCGCAAGGGTCGCAAGATCACTTACATCGACGATTACATCCACTACGCTCCGAACGGTTGGAACCCGAAGGCGAAGATCACCCGTGAGATTCATTTTCACATCAGCGGTCTCCGTCTGGTCGCGAGATATCCCTAACTTTCTTCAGTGGAAGGCTTGACTTTTCTATAAATCCTGATCTACTCATGCACATGAAGACGATCCCGACATTTGCAGACGCGCACGAGTGCGTTGAATGGATTGCTCAGAACACGGTTGCCGACGCCGACGCCGAGGCGAAGGCAACTGCCCGCTCCCGTCAGGCTGCGACGAACAAGGAGGAATCCTTCGAGCGTTGCGACACTGACGGGTTCCTGTCGCAGTGGGCAGAGGGTCTCGCTTCCGACAAGTATCGGATGGAGGCTGAGATTGCCCGCAATGGTGGTCTCGCCTGCTTCGAGGTGCTCGTCAATGCGGCGACGGGTGAACTCGTGAGCACCAAACTCTTCCGGTTCCCGAATCGCTTCGCACACTGGAAGACCACATCGACGTGGCTCGTTTCCAACATGCCCGGAGTTAAGTGGGTGACGAATTTCGTCAACCGCAACCAGTTCTCCAAGAAGGGGTTGGAACTGCGTTTTGCCCCACTTCCCGCATTTGTCTCTTACTCCGATCCGCTCAACCGGTGCCCCGAGCCGAAGGGTCTCGGCATGGCGCACGCCGTTCGCCCGATGATACTCGTTGATCATCACAAACTTGAGAAGGAAGGCGTGACGGTCTGAGTAATCTCCTCTAAGGGGTGTCATGAGTATGACACCCCAAGGGGCTTGACTTTTTGTAAAAACCAACCATCATCCAACACATGTCAAATTTCCGAATCGAATCCAATACCGAACATTCAATCGTCATGGTGGCACGTAATGCGCGCATCCTCGTGTCTTACGGCGATATCGTGGCTGTGCATTACTTTGCGCAGCGGTGTGCATGTGGAAGCATGAAGGAACCGAAAACGTGCATCAAAGAGAATACTTCCAAGACGACCACGAAATACATCAACCGGTTTCTCGCCGATATCGGATTGACCCGTCGGGACGCAGAATTTCATACCGATGATTTCTTCACGACCTTGGATTTGATTCTCGACCGTTCGCCCAACTGAAAAATCTCATTTTCAAAAAGTCGGTAAAAAAAGTCGGTAAAATTTCACCTTATGGCAAAGAAGAGCAAACCTACTCCCATCACACCAACTGAGGAGAATCTATTTCAGATTCCCGTCGTTCTCAATGTGCAAGCCGCTACCCGAGAACAGGCTGTGGCAATGGCTGAAATGGCGTTGAAGGATATTCACGCCGACTTCGGTCGCTACATCAAGGGTGAGTTTGACAACCTGTGGGATCACTACGAGAGGTTGACGCGAAAAAAGTAAGAAACCTCTTGACTTTTGGGAAAAGCGGTACATACTTATCCCTTCACTCAAGTAAGTGTTCTTTTCAATTTCCATCCGGATAGGAAAGGTGCAGTAGCACCCTCTGGTAGATCGGTCCCGAAAGGATGACTGCCAGTGGCTCCCCTCGGGGTTCAGGTCATGCATGACCACTACTGCTGGTAGTGCCTTGGAAACTATAGGGCTACCTTGGTAAGATTCATCGCGAATCCTCAAGAAGATAAGAAGACAGAGCCGCTCAGTTGATGAAGTTAATGAGGATAAGCGGAATAGGAACGACAACAACGACCCCCATCGAAATCGTTCGCCCTCGAAAAAGGGAAAGCGGTGAATCCCTTACCAAAATAAAAAAACAAAATCTATCTGAAATGGCTTGACTTTCTGTTTCGAGTATCCGATACTCAACACGTTCTTTGATCACTTTCACTTTACGACGCCTCACAGCAATAGTAAAAACTATAAATGCAAACTGCCGCAAGGCATGGTTGCCCCGAACCATAAGAGGGGATAGGGGATATGGCTCCCGACGAACTGCCTAGCGTCGTGTAATTTCAATTTCTCCATTACGCCGCGAAATGGCAAATGGATTGTGGGTCAGTTCGGCTTTCATCCGATTTTACCTCCGAGTCAGGTCTGTTGTCGCGCTAACATCCCCGCTAAGGGCGATACTTGCGAGAACCGTTAACCTTCGGAGCGACCCCGTGTTAGACACACTGATAGCACCCTGCATGACCCGTGTGATTGGTCTGTAAGTCGGGCGGGGTTCTGATTCCCCGTAAGGCGTTGGCTGAAAAGGCTATATGATAAATGAGATAGATTCAAGTCGGGTAGGTGTGGAACGGTAACCAGTCCGGTCCAAATTCGAATCGCCTATTCGCCAAAGACCCCGAAGGGACGCCTTCGGGGTTTTTTGTTGTCCGGGTATTGACTTTTTTCAGAAACCCGTCAACCTGTTCCGACCATGGCACGCATCCGCAACAAAGACCTCTGCGACCACATTCCGGAGGCAGTAGATATCATCAAGGATATCCGCAAGGCAATTGACTCTGCTCACGTGACGAGTGAGGATTCCAATGACTTCATGGGCGACTACCTTGCCCCGCTCGGATTCCGTGAGCATATCTATGCTTCCGGGGTGCCTATCTGGATCAACACCAAGCGTGGTCTGATCGTCAAGAATCCTTTCTTCGTATCCGACTATGCTCCTGAGTTTCGTACGCCTACCATCTTCTATCGCGACTACGTTATCCAGCGCAAGGTCGGGCGTCTCGACCTTCGCAATGCCCTACGCCTGCTTCGCAACATGCTGAATCCCACCGTCTACGACCTTCATCGGGGTAACGTTGGCTGGCTTTCAGGTCAGCCAGTTCTTCATGATTGGTAAAAGAATTCAACAGGGCTTGACAATTTACAAAAACCTGCCACACTACATCACATGAATCCACAAGACATCGTTCTAGTTCCTCTGGTTCCCGTCGTCTCCATCAAGCGTTCCGATATGATCAAGAACATTCTTGAGTCGGGCAAGAACCTCATCGTCGATTCCCTTCTTGACCGAGACGTTACGCGGGTGCACAACCAAGTGACCGGTATGCTCGAAGCCGTCGTGACGAACGATGACACCGCCATCCGTGCGGAACTCCGTGGGGGCTCCACCGCTCTCATGCTGGGCGACAAGATGGATCACCTCGACAAACTCGCGAAAGCCGAGGTTGACTTCATCCTCACCATCGAACCGGAGGATGGCGAGCATTGCTCCCACCGCATTCTCATTTCCGGAAAGGAAATCGCTTGGTAATGGCTGACGAACGCACAGTTGAAGTTCCGGAGAACCTCGTGCACGAAATCCGTGCCGGGTTGATTATGCGCCTTCACGACCTTGAGCGTCGTATTCACGCGTATCATCCAGACGACCCTCTCCGAGAACTTCTTGTCGTTCGCAGAAACGAAATCGAAGCATTCCTTAAAACAATTCCACAATGAATGTTGGAGATACGGTAGAAACCGTCACTGTTCACGACAATGGTTTTCGTCAGCCCGGAAAGGCTGTCGTCGCTGACATCGTTGGCGATAAGATCATCGTCGAGGACAAAACCGGTGACCTTCTTGAAGGCAAGGTCATTACTTTCAAAGGAAAGCCGGTCGTTGAGATTGCCTTCGGATAAAACGTACCATGGCAAAGAAAAAGCCTCTGTATATTCGCAACCTCGTCAAGAAACTCAAACCTCAAGTCAAACGACTCCAAGCAGAAATCGAAACACTCAAGGAAGAGAAGGTAACCTCGACAAAGGCTACCTATAGCCCCGAATTCATTCGGTACACGGAACGACGTAAGAGTTTCATGCTATACACCTTCGTCATCTTCGTACTAGTAGTTATTCTCCTCTCAAGCGTCGAAGTCACGACAACCGTAGAGACAACGACGACAACCACCACATGGACGACACCAGCCAATTAACGCCCCGAAAAGAACCAAACGCAATCTTCCTCGACCTCGACGAAACCATTCTGAACACTGCGTTCGGTCCTGGAAATAGTAAGAGCCGAACGTACGTGAAGATCGGTGATGGACGCTACGGCGCTATTCAGCGACCGGGAACCAAGGAGTTTCTTGCAGATATTAGGTCTGCTGGATTGCCTCTTTACGCGCTCACATACGCAACACTCGACTATGCGCTGATGTGGAACTCTGTGTTCGAATGGGGTTTCAATGAAAGCGACATGTTCGCACGCGAACACTTGCATGAATCGCGGTTGGAAAAACCGCCTGAGTGCATTCCTCTTCTCATTGATGACCTACCTGATACCGAGCCTGCGATCCAATTAAAACGGAGTTGGTTGATGACCCGTGGTGGCATTGTCTATCACTGGCAACCCACCCCGTTCTACGGTCATGCGAACACTCATCCGTTAACTTTCGCTGAACTGAAGGATAAGATGGGCTCATTACAGGAGATGCCGTATCATGAACAGAGGCGCTCTAGTATGTGGGGTTGGTAAATAAAAAAACACCCTACAGCAAATCTTTGATGGGGAGAGATATATTTATTCGCGTAAGCCCGCCCCACAATGTTCAAGCGAATCCGTCAGATACTATTCTCATTCAATATCCGTTCGCAATACCGATCATTCATTCAACAACTTGATGAGATGAAGGAGCGAGCACTGGAACTCCGCAGTACTAGAGACCTCGACGACCTAAAGCACAAGGCAGAAAACGTCATTCAACGGTATAAAAATCAACCCAACATCCCGGAATACAAACTGGCATGTTGGGTTTATTCTGAATGCCAATCGACCATTGATGTAATCGAATCGGGTTCCTCCCACTCTTACAAAGAAACTTTCCTGAGAACGCTTGACAACTCTCCTGCACACGGTTAATGTGTGGGAATGCAATCAGGAGACCAATTCGATCCGTGGGGTAAGCCAGCCTTCAGACAAGGCACTTACACGATGCACTATGTCTCTGCAACGGGTGAATATACGCCCGTAACCAAACTGTATCATGCACAGCGAGTAGGTAAGCGCAATACGCCGTTGAGCAAGAGCACGTTGATGAGCATGGCTCTTACCCGTGGCGATCATGACATGATGACACGTTCGGCACTCATCATCGTCGAATACAGAAAGAACTTCCACGTGATCAAGAGTCGCTATGAGCGTGACCGCATCAGTGGCGCGGTTGAATTCCTCAAACCCTATCTCTCCTACTACATTCGCCGCTACATCAACAATCCTCAGCCATGAGCGTGATCCGACATATTCTGAAGGGTTTCTGGAATCCAGTGGGTGCTGTGGCAGACGTTACCCGCGACCCTGAGATGGGAACTGTGGGAAAGGTTGCGACTAGCGCCTTCATCGTTGGCTGTCACCAAGAAGAAGACCCATACCCCGAGGAAGGAACTCCAATGGAACGCCTTCAGTGGGCGATCCGAAACCGGCCTTAAGTACTCTGTACTCGATCCCGCCCCGACCTCCTACGGTCGGGCGGGCTCGTTTGTTTTTGAATAGGCTCGCTCACTGCGTTCGCTCGGAAGTACAGATAAGTACAAAAGTACAGGACGAAAAATCCGGATAAAAGAATTCTTTCGTTTTCTTTATCAGCAGGGCTTGACATTTTCAGAGAAGTTGTTATCACTGAATTCAACATCGTGATACAGTTCACAACTGGTGGCGAGAGGGTAGGGGACCGGAGGCTGGACATATTCATTCAACCATCCAATTTGTAAATCTTTCAGTGGGCTATTGACTTTTTCTTAATCAGTGTCATGATTCACCTAATCTTTTATGGGCACCACCTACATTCCTGTCGCATACCAACTTCCTCTCCCGAATCCAATTCGTGATGGTGTGGACTTCAGTGGTCTTTTAACTCCTCAGTGGAACCACGCGAAGAAGTTGCTGGACTCAATCTTCCTTAATGGTTGGGCAAGTGACTTCAGTACAACTGGTACTGGTAAGACGTACGTCGCCGCATGGGTGGCGAAGTTCGTCAATGCCCCGACCTTCATCGTCGCTCCGAAGGCAGTCATCCCGTCGTGGAACAAGGTTCTCACAGCCTTCGGTATTAAAGCAATTGTGATCAATTATGAGAAGTTGGTGCGAGGGAACACCAAGTTCGTCAAGCGCAAGCATGTGAAAGACCCGCGCAATCACAACACGAAGGAAGCCGAGAAGATCAAGAAAATCCTTCGGTGGCGTCTGCCTGCCAATGCATTCATCATCTTTGATGAATCGCATAAGTGCAAGGGCTTCAAGTCTCTCAATTCAGAAATGCTCATGTCTGCGAAGGATCAGGGATACCGCTTCCTGACCGTCTCAGCGACCCAAGCGTTCAGCCCCATCGACATGTTCGTGTATGGCTGGATCATCGGTCAACACAAGTTCTACGACTACTTCGACTGGTGCAAGTCTCAGTTCGGTGCCGAGTGGAAGTTCGGTCGTGGTTTGTTTATCACGTGCGACATGTCAACCAACCAAGCCATGAAGGGCATGGGGTTGCTGCATGACCATCTGTCGAAGTTGAAGGCTATGAGCCGATTGACCCTTGACGACATGACCGGCTACTTCCCGACGAATCACGTGATTCCGGAGGTGCTCGACATGGGTGGCAACGGTGCCAAGATCGCCCACGCTTATGAAGAGATGGAGAAGGAAATCGCCGACCTCGAAGAGAAGGGGTACAGCGAGCATATCTTCGCCGTCATCATGAAGGCACGCCGTCAGGCTGAAATCCTCAAGGTTCCCTCCATTGAAGAAAAGGTGGTTGACCTCGTGGAAGAAGGCAAGAGCGTTGCCGTGTTCCTCAACTTCACCGACACCCTCAAGTCTCTTGCTGCGCGGCTCGCTAAGAACCGTTGCATCAACGAGGAAGACATTGTTTACATCCGTGGTGGTCAGACGGCACAGGCTCGTCAGGATGCCATTGAAGCCTTCCAGAAGAACAAAGCCAAGGTGATCATCTGCAACATCGGTGCAGGCGGTGTTGGCGTGTCTCTTCACGACCTTGAGGGTGGGCATGAGCGTGTTTCCATTATCACCCTTCCCCAGCAGCCCGCGCAGTTCGTGCAGGCTCTTGGTCGAATCCACCGTGCCGATGCCAAGACCCCGTGCGTTCAGTACGTGATCTTCTGCGCTGGCACGATTGAAGAAAGTATCGCCCAGCGTCTTCGCCTCAAGATCGGTTGCCTCGAATCTCTCAATGAAGGAGACCTTGCAGTTTCCTCCTTCGAGAAGTATGGGCTCAACTATACCCTTCCCCCAAAGGATGAAGACCTTGACGCCGAGGAAGACGTGCTGCGGCGCGAGGAACAGCACTCCTAATTAAAAACTATCCAATATGAACACATCCACCAAGTACGTAGTTTCTTTTCCCATTTGGGGCTATTCCGGTCAGGGATACGAAGGCATCCACCGACTTGAACAGAAGTTCAATACCTTCGAGGGGGCACGCAAACACAAGAAGAAAGTCGATTTCGTTTACAGCCTTCGGAACCATCCGCTCGGTGCCCTTCGCGACGGGTGGAGGTTCAAGGAGTTCTACGATGCCATGACCGATATGCACGCGTATGCCATCAAGGGCAAGGCTACCATCTCCAAGCGTACCATCGTGGTTGAGGAGGAAATCCTCGTCAAAGATAATTAAAACAATCATATGAAACAACCATCCGACGAAATATACAAAGAAGGAGATTACGTCTTCTTCACCGATACCAACACAGCATACATCGTTGACTCCGTTAAGCCCACCATCACCGGAAGGGGTCAACTTCTCAACCTGAACCCAATGTGGCCCATCAATGCTCCCACCAAATCAATTTGGTCGGGGCACGTGAGTCGCATTACCGCCGACCTCTATCGCGAGTTGAAGAATGAATGGACCCGCGAGGCATATCTCAGAGATAAGATATGGTCAGAAATGCTCGAAAATAATTGAGAAAAGTTGAGCCAAGGGCTTGACTTTTTTTAGAAAGGTGTCATTGTCAGCACCAGTCAGGGTGATACGGTGCACAGCCGGTGGCCCGGGGGTAGGGGACCGGAGGCTGGACGGATGCCAAGACCTTCGCCGTTCCCGTCGTAAAAGTAAAAAATCAATCCTATATATTTGACACTGCGTCTCAATCTGGTATGCTGTCTGCCATGAATCTAACAGAAGTTGGTCAGGTCCGGGCAGGCCACATCACGGTGGCTGTCTACTGTGAATCCCAGCGTCCTCGAATGCAGGCCGTTCACTTCGTTATTGCTACGGAGGATATGGCACCAGAGCAGACGAATCCCGACACCTATCAGGAGAACATCCTGCCCGACGAACTTCCCGAGTTCTATAAGAATCAGCAGGCATGGATCGGAGGTTTCTTTGACCGTGCCTTCAAGCGTTTCGCTTCGAACACCGGCACGGGCGACCCTTCGAAGGATCGCATTGAGGTGATCGAGCACACCGACCCGGAGATTCTACCCAAGCCAGCACCCCGACCCATGGTGGTGGAGGTTACTCGTAAAGAGCCGGGTAAACCCTTCATGAAGTGGATCATCCAAGGGCAAACCCTAGAGCAAGCAGTTCAGAACTTTACAGTACTACACCCTAATGAGATGGGAGTGAGTAATCCACCCCAAGGGGCGACCCCCTGAGTAATTTCCTCCAAGGGCACGAATTGTGAAATTTTTACATCTCCTCGGGGAGACCCTTAGAGGAAACCAACCAAGACCTCGCGTCAAACGACCTCACCCGATCATGAGCAAACTCCGCACCTTCTTCACAAGCAGATTCTTCCTCGCCCTTCTCACCGGTATGCCCATCGGGTACCTCTTCATCCAGTTCTTCGAGGAAGGTCGCCCGTGGGCAGTCGTCTACATCGCTTCAATGTTCGCGGGTGCGGGTATCCTTCTCATCGTCGATTCCATAGTATGGCCCATTCTGTGGATTTGGAGCTTGAAAGTAAAACAATACGCGACCTTGCTTTCAGATTGGCTGAAATCAAAAAGTCGGTAAAATCGATTTCCGAAAAGTCGGTAAAAATGGAACCTCCGGTCATCAACGCTCCTGAGCAACGATATACCATTACACTGGTCTCGGTGCTCTACCCTATCACCCTTATTGGAGGGTTCCTCCTATTCTTTTATTTCAAATCCAAGTTTGACATCCTGTGGGCTCACCTGACGATCTGGCGGGCTCGAAGGTATGTAAAGAAAAAGTCGGTAAAATGACCTACCTACATTCACTCCTTCTGCATCTATACCAGATGCCTCTATACCTGTTCGCCACCTGTATTGTGATGGCGGGAGCACTAGGGGTACTCGCGGTCTTCATCCTGTGGGGCGTCGTGGAATTCCTCATCGAGTTCTACAAGGCGTTCTTCGCGTAAGCCCATCTTATGACATACTCCAAACTCCTAATGCTGATCGTATTGTGCTCCGCTCTAGGGCAAAGTGCCTTGGAACTTCTCATCACCTACCTCATGCTATGTTAACCATCCTCATCACGCTCAACCTTCTCATCTTTCCCGGCATACCATTGGCGTACGCCTTCCTAGGATGGAAGGATGGTGCGAAAGATCGCTTTCTGTATCGTATGCGAAAGAAGGAAGCGTTGATGAACTGGTGGTACCTAAGGTAATAGCCTCCAGTCTTTTCGGGGTTACGCCGTATTGTCAAGAGGAAGGATACCTGCTAGACTATTCGCATATGACAAAGACCAAATACTTCCTTACCATTCTCTTCTCCGCTGTTCTTGCGGTTTCTGCCTTCGCAGCAGATACACAGGAGCGCCCCATGCCCGTCAAGACGCCTCCTCCCCGCATTGAGGATGCCGCACTCAAGCAGATTGCCGCACGCGTCTCCGTCGTCGTTACCGTCGATGAGACCGGTTCCGTCACCGAAATCTCTATCTCGAAGTCTTCCGACGAACGCTTCAATCAACCGGCGTTGGATGCCGTCAAGCAATGGAAGTTCCGCCCGGCTACGGTGGAAGGAAACCCGGTTCCCTGCAAGGTGACGATTCCGATCAACTTCAATCCGAGTTAACACTCCACCCGTATTTATAACAAAAAACCCGCTCCGTAATTGGGGCGGGTTTCTTTATTTTACATGAAGATTGGTTTTGGTGGAGGAGGCTCGTTAGAAGTCGGCGGGTACACCTTCTTCAAAGCATCATCCCAAACAATCTTTCCTTCCTGTGCAAGTAAACCAATGAACATGAAAACCTCACTGTTCTTCCATTCATCAGCAGGAAGGTAAAGCCAGCCATCACTTACAGGAACGATCCAACCCGCAATTGTATCCCTAACACGCGGAGTAGCCATTGGAGAGAAATACAATACCTTCTTCGCGAAGGGCACACCATCCATCGTCAACTCCGCTTCGCCCCTCACCCAATCCGAAACTTCTTCCGGCGCGGATTCCTTCACATCATCAGGAAGGATTTCCTCCACTCTCGGCTCGCCAATATATACAATTGGTTGGGATTCCTTCGTATCATATATACGATTTGCTACAAAGTAGCCAACCAAATTTCCTCCAACTAACGCAAGCACGATGAGTGCGACCTTCCACCATTTGAAGAATTTCATATTGCATAAATATGGGGGATTCACCCCAATCGTATATATCTAAATGAAAAACTTGCAGAGGTAATTTTCCCAGCGAAATTTTTTCCTTCTTGTCGTACGAGCGGAGCAACACCCAATCCGTCGCTGGCTCACACAACTATAATAACTCTCCATATATGTGCAATCACGGTGATATCACTTTCTTTAACCGTGGTCGGTGGGTTGTTGTGGGTCAAAATGGGGCGAAGTGGAGGAATCCACTCCCCCATATTTATGAAGTCTTGAACACCCGTCCAGCGTTCGTGAGTGCCATCAACATAGCACTTGGTATCTGTCTCGCTGCCAGATCATCGACTAAATGAAGAAGGCAATCATACTGCTCTTCCCAATCCATATGATAGTTTTTATCACACTCCATCATGTGAATATGAGCAAGGAAGGATTGCCACAGATATTTGATTTGTCGCTTCGACATATACCCTCGCCGAAACAGAGTTTCGTGTAATGCCTTCTTCGCATTTTGTTTGCTCCACCTACGATTAAAATAAAGAACATTCCATTCTTCAAGAAGGGCGGCAAGCAGACGGCGATACTTTGATGTGAATATGTGTGTCGATGGTTTGATCATAGAAATACGTCGTCAGGAAGGGTGATGTTGAATACGATGAAGAGGCGCTTGCGCCACTTGTTTCTTGACTTCTCTGTTCTTGCTCTGAATGCCTTATCCATGAATTCGTTCATCATGGCGATGGTTCGGTCAAGCTCTGCCATGCGCTTGGGTGTTTGATTCATCTTCATCTGTTTGAAAAAGCCCACGGTGAGATGATGTATGTAGGTTCCATACAGGTTCTTCACTTCATTGCATTTCTTCTCTTGCTGCTTTGTCATTTATTGGTTGTACCCGCGAGGTTTTGAAGCGTCAAGAAATTCCGAGTTATAATAAGTAAAGGGTGTGTCGTATATACGACAAATCCCCTTGACACCATCCGCCTGCCTTCTCCATACTATTCGTCTATGGATAACTACGACATTATCGTTTTCGGTCTTTACGTGGCATTGGCTGGTCACCTCGTTCTGTTATACTTTCAGGTCGTTCGATGCGTTCAGTATTACCGACTGCCGAAGGAAGAGCGAAGAAAGTATCTGAACGGAGAGCGTCAGCTTCCATAACACCCTTTACCTATCCTCTTATGGAAATTCTATCCACCCTTTCTGATGCCAAGGAAATCTTTTTGCCCGCCTTGATTGTTGTCTTGGTCGGCAGTGTTGTTCTTTTGATTGTTCAGATTACCCGCCTCGTTCGATTCTATCGTATGCCGAAGGAAGAACGAAAGAAGTATATTTGGATGTGAGGTTGTATATATGATTGGTGTCTACGGAATCAAGCATCATACCACCGGCGATTATTACCTTCTCTCGGTTGATGGTGAGAAGCAGGAGATGAGGGTTGATCAGCACGACCGTCATCGAAAAATGAGCATCGATGAGTTGAGGAAGGAAATCTATCTGACCGAGATGGGTATCATGAGCATGATATATGATCTTCCATCCGTGGAGACAAAGAGAAGATTGGCGGCATATGAGAGCGTTCATCGATACCAGAATACATTGCTGAAGTATAGGATGAACCCGCAGGATTTGTCATACCGGGGAGATTTGTGGTACAGTGCGCCCGAAAGTCGTTTTAAGTATGTTGTGGCACCCCACATCGTCATGCTCCTTCCGACAGAGTTCCATGAACAATCGATTACGGATATGAGCGAGGCAAAACTTCAGAGCGCAATTGCCGACTTCTACGATAAGATAAAACATAAACATGAGAATGAACTATCCGACGAACACATTTTCTGTTATAGAGCAATGATTGAGTATCACAAGTATGCAATCGCTCTTAAAAGAGATATGAAGCAGACCCAAGGAGAATCGACTCTGGATTCAATTTCGGAGGTGTGGTGATATGATAGGTGTCACCGGCATCAAATTAAAACAAGGCTTGCCCCATTATTGCCTTTCGGTGAATGGATCGCCGTTTGAACTTTCAACCGCGTCTCACGATTTCAATCGGCTCTCCGATGTGCATACGATTCGTGGTGCGATACAAGAATTTGAAAAGTTGGCAAAACGTTATAGCGACGAGGTACACTACAGAAAGTTTGTCGTATATTTACGACAGTTGCTTCGTGAGAAGATGCACCCGGAGGAACGCCCGGTGAAGGGTGATATTTGGTACGATACTATGGGTCGCCTGTGCTTCCTTTCGAAGCCAAATTCAACTCGTTTCCGTGTTATCTTATCGGTTGAAGGATATCAAAGACGCGTCAACGAACCAATCGGAGAACTATACAAAGGCATTCGGTATTGCACTTCCATCATCGAGAACCCGAAAGGTGTTTACGGCGAATTTGAGGGAAGGGTGGAAATGGAAACCACTTTGCGCGAGTTTTTGCGCTACATCCTTACCGTGAGGAAAGAAATGAGAGAAGAACCCGGCGAGTTTACGCTGGATTCTATTGCAGAGGTTTGGTGATCAGATTCCCCAAGGCTTCTCCAAACCTTCCCACTTGTCGAAGGTCATAAGGATTGCCTTGGCACGAACGAATGCTGGGGCACTCGCCATTTCATAACATGTCGAGCCATATCGATGGGAACCATCGGCATTTCGGTCGTATAGTTCACGTAGGTTGCCGTAAAACTTCTGTTCCAGAACGATGTTGCCACGAATGCGTAGGTCGTATATCGATTGAACAGCGTTCAGGTCGTGCAAATAATCGAAGACGAATGCAACGGCACCGTGAATCTTGGAAAGGGCGATGTTTTGTTCGAGTGGCGTCATGACGTTGTGCGAGGAAAGTTCTTTTTGCACTCAGCAAGATGAATCTTTCGCCAGAGTGGTGATGTGGTTTTGTCGTGAATGAAATTGCCTACATAGCAAATGCAGAATGCCATGCCAAAGAGAATCCAACTTACCGCCCAAAATGGTGCGGTCGGAATATACGAGAGCCAGTATAGGAGTTTCATGATGATTTCTTTTTTTCAATTGGGCGTACAAAGTGCCTGCCCGATTTGTTTGCTTGAATTTCTGCGTGATGCATGGCAATGGTAGAGCCATACTCTCTGATGTTGGCAATGCGTGCACGATCTTCTCGTGACGCAGCCTGCAATGCGCGTTCGTGCTTTCCGTCGTAGCGGCTCATATTTAGGAAGCCATCGCCAGTTTGAGAGCCTTGATTTCTTCTTGTGCCTCGGCGAGAGCACGCTTCAGGCGGTACTCACCCTCACACACCACACATTCGACTTTATTTGCCATCTTCTCGGATTTGATCTTTTTGGTTGTTTCAATTCCAATATCAACGCCTTCACGCGTCTCCGGAAGATAGAAGTTTCCTCTAACACTTCCGTTTACCAACGCACATTGTTTGAGAAGATACTCCAATCGCTCCGAGTCGCTGTAGCCAGATTTGCCTTCGATGATATTACGCACACGACTTGCTGCTTCAGGCTGTGCCGGGTTCCATTTGTTTCCGATGGAAGCACGAATGTCTCCAACGATCATGACAGCATCCGTAAGTGCGATAGATGCACCAGCCTTTTCAATCTTTTCCATGGCGAGACCGAGAGCCTCGAATAGTTCGTCTTGTGATAGGTTCATTGCTTTCTTTATGAAGTGTGGCTCTTGATTTGTCAATGACATTTTCCGAGCATGGAGACTTGACAACCATCGGTTAATCTCTATTATGAACGGGATGAATGAGATGGAAATTTACAATGGCGATTGTATAGACGTGAACAAACGTATTGCTGATGAATCAGTTACGCTTGGAATCTACGATCCTCCATTTGGAATCGGTGAAGCCGGGTTCGACCGACACTACAAGCGAGATAGTAAAAATGTGATCGAAGGATATCAGGAGGCACCACAAGACTATCGCCAATGGACTCTTGATTGGATGCGAGAGGCAAAGCGAGTGCTTCACCCCAACGGTTCGATGTTCGTTATCATCGGACATACCAACTTAATTCACGTGCTCAATGCTGCTGTAGAACTTGATCTTCCGATGATCAATCACATCATTTGGAAGTATAATTTTGGTGTGAACACCAAGAAGAAGTTCGTAACATCACATTATCACGTTCTTTATTTTGCCAAAAGCCTGACAGCCAACAGAATTTTCAACGTCAATTGTCGCTTCGGAAATCAGGAGATTGCGGCGGATGGTGGCAAGGCTCTTTATGATGATCTGGAGGATGTCTTTGTCATAAACAAAGAGTATGCCCCCGACGAAAAGAAGAACCAAAACAAACTTCCAGAGGAACTTATCCAGAAACTAATTCTTTACACATCGAATGAGGGTGATGTTGTGTGTGACTTTTTCATGGGGAATTTCACCACTGCCAAAGTTGCACGAAAGTTGGGAAGAAAGGTTTGTGGATATGAAATAAATCCCGAATCCTTCGCATACCACATGGATCGCGTTGCCGCAATCGAGTTCGGATGTGAATTGAAAAATTTGAAGAGCGTTGTGAACATCGTGCCTAAGAATCAAGGTAAGAAAATCACACCAGAAGAAGCGAAGTCGATTCGCGATGATTATACCGCAATGCTGGCAACGGGTATGAAGAAGAAAGACGCATCTACCAAACTTCAAGAAAAGTATGGCAGAGGAAAGTTTGCCATCAAGAACATTTTGGATAAGCAGGAGAATGCACAATGAACCAATCACATACATGTCTACTGGAATTTCTCAAACGAGACGGCAACCATAACAAGATGATGGAAGTATTGAAGTTGGTGACGAAACAAGTGCCCACAGACATGAACGGTCCGGAGTTTAGATCGAATATCAGTCATCTCTACTGTCACGCATTCTCGAAGGCATTTCCGGGTGTGATTCGTACGATATACGACAAAGAGCACGATATGGAATATATCGATGAGGCGACGGGCGTACGGGAGACGATATCGCTGAAGAGCATGATATCAGTGTTTCAGAAACGTAATAAAAAATGCCCGAGTAAACTGACACAGCCCGGAAAAATCATGTTCATCAACGTGATGGGTGACAACAAGCAAGAGAAGATAGAGAAGACGCTCGACAGTGTAAACTGGATTTTGGTAATCCAACGAGGAGGAAACTCTGCTGTGGGATATGCTCTGATTAGTGGAAAAAACCTCAAAGAGTTGATCCACAAAAAGCCGTCGTGCATTTCGGCAAGTTCTGATCAAATAAAACTCAACATTACCAACAGTGATTATGATCATTTTGGTGGTCTCGAAACGATATCCATAAACGAATCAGCAGAGGTTTGCACCAAAAGAAATCAAAACTTCCAGCGAGAAGTATATCGATTGTTTGACTCTGTGCTGGAATTTTCTGCTTGACCTTTCTTCAAGCCTCACACAACCTCACATCATGAACTACTTTCTCATTGCCACACTGGTCGCCATCTTCGCACAATTGTTTGCTGCGATATACGTTGCCAGAAAGTTCGTCGATTGGTGGTACACGACAAAGTTTGGAATGACACATCGCGTTCTCAACGCAGTAGCGTATCCGTTTCTCTTGGTAGGAATGTCGGTACTTCTGAGTGTTGTGTTCCATTATGAGATTGGATTCATGGCTCCCCTCTTTCGTTAATCATGCCTCCTGATAACTCAGTCGTCGGTCTCTTGCTCGCATCACTCGTTCTTGTAGTGTTGTGGGAACTCATGGTGTACGGTGTTTTTGTATATGAGTGGTTTCGTAGCGTCGTTGACGTTGCCAAAACAGAAATTGCACACGGCAGAAGTATGGTAATGGTTTATGCCCGTGTTCTTGGTACGATTTTAATGATCGCCATCTCAGCAGTTCTTTTCGTCGGGTTGGTATTTTTTGAAACAGCATTCGTGGGGTATTTACTCAAATGACATTCGACGTACTCGGCATAATGGCAACTTTCTGTGGCATCATCCTGCTAATCTATAGCATTGCCACATACGGAATATTCTTCAAGCGGAATGAATGGTTTCCAACGGCGCGGCCGAACGCTCGAATTGCATTCACACTCATGACACTTTCACTCGCCGTAACCGAATACATGCTCATCGTCTCAGCAATGCGCCTCGCACCATGAATTCATATCACGCAGAACCCGGAAAGACTCCCAAGCAACAAGAAACCGATCTTCCGTTGCGATTGATGGTAAGCCGCCGCCCAGCACCACCGAAACCCAAGATCGGTCCGGCTGTCTATAGGAGAGAGGGTGGTGAGGGAGTGGCTTGGATATTCATAGCAATGATGATTATCATTGGGGTGGCATCGATCTTGGATCATTTTGGTTTAATTCCTCAATGACTCATAAACAAAAAGCCGTAAAGAAAATCATCGATGATGTAATCAACAATTCGATGTTGACTGATGCCGATAAGATAGCATCTCTCAAGCCATGCGTTCCTATGATCAGGCGCAAGATGAAGGTTGCCTATAGCAACCTCAATAAAGGAAATCTCAAGCAAGACGAGTTCAACGGGAAGATAATACATTACACCTTCATGTTAGAAACTCTGTTCGATGCTATCACCCAACTTGAGGGTAAGGAAATAAAGAAAACTCAACACGCGAATGTTGAGTTTCTGGATAGTATCGCCGAGTTGATGTAATTACACTTCGATTGAATTTGGCTCGTGTGTGTCTTCGGGTTTGAAGCCAACTTGGTCGGCAACCTTCTGAAGAAGTGGCGTCATGTCGTGCCCACTGCAATACCAACCGAGTGTTTTACGCAACTCTGGTAGGTCGAACGCACTGATTGGGGATGAGCGACCGTTTCTCACAATACGCATCAGAGCGTCGCGAAGAGCGGAAACGTTGGCGCAGCACACAGGCAATTCACTATCATCAGAATTGCCGTCGATGAGTTTGACCCACTCGGAGTCAGTTAGATTGAGGGATGGTCGTTCGCTCATAGTTCAACAACTTTCGTTCCGATGCAGTCAATAAGAAGATATTGCCGTAGAGGTGTTTGAATGTTCAATTGCCGTTTTGCATCTCTCGCAGCATCGAATAGCATACGAATTACTTCGGCGTCTTGTCGTTCGAGGATTTGCTTCGTTACGGTCGCGAAAGCCTCGTCGCAGTCTAAATACTTGCGGGGATTTATGTCAACGTGTGTTTCTTCCATAGAGCCAGTTTGGATATGTCATATATCAAGTCAAGCAGAAACGTTTTTATAGTTTGACACAGTTCGTGGAGGAATGTAGACATGGAGTAATGAACACATCAGCACCATCCAGCACAAACAAGCCCGGTAGATCGCCGATTCCTTTTCCTCAAGCCTTCACAGTTTCTTCAAAGGTGACGATTCAAGGTTGTGTGAGCGCAATCGAGAGATATTTCAAGGATACTGTCGAGACATTCTTGATGGGTGCCCCGCTTGGATTCAACACGATTGACCAAGTGTTGAGTGTTCTCTCAAAATCAACTTACCTAAAAACTGAGGAAACAATGGTTCCCGATCGCGCCGCGTGGAAACACCTTTTCACGTGCAAGGAGATGGAGTTTGAAAATCCATGGTTGAATGTGGAGGCGGATAGAATCAAATACGTTTTCCCCAACACTCGCGTTGTTGACTTCTGTATCGTCATCGACCCGACGATGCCCCCGAACGAATTGAAAAGAAACTTTCTCACGCTTCGAGTGCCGAAGAGAGTTTTCGTCATCAAGGTCGGGCGCAGCGGATATGTTGGTGAAAGGTTTTCGATAATGGCTGTGGAGCCGCATAGAGGTTCGGCAAAAGAGTTTCCAACATTCGACGAAGCCCGAACGTACATCGACGGACTGGTGAAGCGGGATTATTCGATACAGCGTGAAATTCAAATTTGTGGCGGGTGTGAAATTGTCGAGGATGATACGCATGAGAAAACCCCCGAGAATACGCCCCGACTATAATTACTACCGGAATCGGCAGGTTCCATTGACGGTTAGAATGACGAAGATTGACGAAAATCTTCGCATGTGTGATTTCGTAAGATCGAATCCGCCGATGATTATGCTCGCTCCATGTGAAGCATATGTGGAACTTCAAAAAATGTATATCCACCTTCGCAAAGAACTGTTGATTGGTGAATACTTATCAGTAGTGTTAAAGAGAAACAACAAATCATTGCGAGAGATTGAAAAAACGTTGGATGTACCCACGTTGATCCTTGCCATCAAAATGTGCGAGGAATACGTCAAGAAACTTGATGAAGAAATCAAAATGTTGAAGCGGGTCAAACAAGACGAAGACGATCCTGTTATAGACGTTGATGCCACCGTTGACAACATACGAAAAGACAAACCCGTTGTGTATAAGAGAATCCGAGAACTATCAAAGATGCTCAAAGACAAGTTCGGAAAAGAGTACAACTCCGAAGAATATGCATCCGAGACTGTTGATAGTCTAGCACGCAAACTCTCGGGTGGCGTGGATGCAACGACCACGGTCGTCAATGATAATGAATCATTTCTCAATAGCATATCGGAGGAAATGTGATGAGCGATCCACTTGAAAATATTCCACCAAGATTAGGAAAGACTATCGTATGGCTGTTGGTATTCTACGTTGACATGTACAAAGGCTCCACATGCCCCGTCACCGTACTGAAGAGAACGATGCTGCACACATTCAAGGGTGAGGGAATTCTCGAATTGGATTTGAACCTCACCATTCAGTTGATGGTCAAAAACGGAAAACTCAAGCCCAGCGTTGTTGATGGAACGGAAATGTTGGAACTTGTTGATTACAATGCCATTTCCGAAGCCAGAAAGAAGTTCATATCACAAATCGATAATGTGGTATAGCCATTTTCCGATTGACATTACATTGGTGTGTGGTTGAATGGGAGTTCGATGAACTATCCTCCAACACTAATCGCAGAAATTCGACAACGAACTGGTTTGGGCATTCTTGAAATCAAGAAGGCTCTCGACGAAAAGAACGGCGTCGTCGAAGACGTTATCGAACTATTGAAGAAGCGCAGCGCATCCAAAGTCGTTGACCTTGGAAAGCGAGAAGCCAACGAGGGAGTCATCCACGCATACGTGCATCAGGGTGCAAAGACTGGTTGCATCATTGAGGTAAATTGCGAGACTGACTTCGTTGCTCGTAATGAAGAGTTCCGGGCATTTGTCTCCGATCTGTGTCTTCAGATTGTGGCAGCAAGCCCAAAGTATGTTTCACGCAACGATGTTCCTGCCGACGAAATCGCAGCCATCAGAGACCAAGCACTTTCAAACGAATCCCTCAAGAACAAGCCTCAACACGTTCGCGAGAAGATTGCGGATGGTAAGGTCAATCAGCACTTGGAAACCATTTGCTTGCTTGACCAACCGTTTGTTAAAGATACGAATCGGAAAGTAAGCGACCTTTTGACTGAAATCGGTGGCAAGTTCAAGGAAAAGATCGTCGTTCGTCGCTTCACTCGCTACGAGATTGGAAAGTAATCACCATGAATGTTCCTGACGCAAAAGTATCAACGAAAGAATTGTTTGAGTTTTGCAGAGACATGCAGACTCAACTAACCCTCGCCGTGCTTCTGAAGGAGTTCTTCATTCAGAAGCAGGCATTTGAGCACGCCTCCGGATTTCGAGAGATTGAGAAGTCGTTTCGCGATCCCGCCAAAAATCCTCTATTGATCCCCAAGAAAATCAGGTTTCTCATTGTGTTCACTGATGGAAAGTATGACGGGGGTCGGGGTATTGCAGTCAAAAATATCGACGATGCTCGTAAGTATCCTGATTTTGAATCGGCATGTTCCCATGCCACACGACTCAATGGTGTTGCTCGCATCGATCCTCATATAGAGGAATACACAGAACCGGAAGACGACTCCGACGATGACTCTTAAACAATTGAGACAAAGATTGGATGGTAAGGAAATCGTTGGGGTTTCCAAGACCAAGAGTGATGCTCTCTGGCATGTGTCTTACATAAGCGGAAAGCATCTTCTTTACGTGAGAGTTCCCCGTCGCACCGCATTGGCAATTTCAAAAGAAATATGAGAGTCATCGACTACATAAAAACCATTCCGTCCCCGAACAACCGGGTCTATCCTCCGGATGTGATCGAAAAGATTTACGAGAAACTCAAGGAGTTCGCTGCACGGCAACCGTTCCAGATGGAAGTTCGCCACAACACAAAGGAAGGGCAACTTGAGGCGGATGTATTTGCCAGCGATGCTCTCATGTTCATACCGAACATGAATTACGTCAACATTGACCCGGAACTTCTCAAAGAGAATCCCAAGTTGACCTTCATTGTACTAAAATCACGAGACCTTCAAAATGACAGCCAAAGAACAAGCCAAGAGAGAGAAACTTCTACTTGAAGCGGCAGCAATCTTTCAAACGTATCTGATGGATCACCCCAATCCTCAGCCCGTTCACGAAGCCATGCAAGCGGTGCGCGACGCCAATCCCGACATGCGAGAGTATTCCCTCCGTGGAGCACTTTGGTATTTGATCGGTATGGGAAAGATGCGCATGGATAAGGATTACAATCTCACCCTGAAGATATGAAAGACTCATACGTTCAATTTGGTTTGTACCATCCGGTCACATCGACCATGCAAAAAGGCTATATCGATGAGAACGGAAATATGGCGTATGGAGAACACGAAATCGTTCTATCGAACGAGGAATACGATCCTAAGCGATGGGAAGTTCCCTCGTTGGAACCTGTTCAACTTGAATTGGGAATTCCCGACCCCGAGCCGAAGATCGCCAACATTCCGACAAAACCTTTGTCGGAGAAGCAGCAATGGTCAAATGAACAAATTACAAGTCGTGGGAGCCTTCGACTTCCCCGATGGGCGGGCGGCTATCGATTCTTGAAAAATTTGGAAAACCAATTCGTCGTAGACGTATCAATCGAAGAGCGTAAAGGGTTTATATACGCCGATTATTACTTTGTCATTACCGGTCGTCGCGAGTTTGTCGAAGAAGCGATGGTGTATATCGAAGAGTCTTACTATGCATACACAAATCGCTATTGATTGGCGACTTCATATTGATTGATAGCGTGGTCGAGACAAAGCCATCCGCCGCCGACGAAGTTAACCATGTACATTGGCATTCCGAAGTCGTCTCTAACGACGTTTCTCACGGTTGCCTTATGACCATTCAATCGGTCTTTCAGTTTCAACCCTCTGTATAGCGAAGGGTATTCAGGATCGGGCCAGCCACCATCACGGATGGCTTGATTTAGATCAAATGCATCACCGACATACTTGACGATCTTGGGATAGGTTTTCTTTTTCACCAGACTTCTCCAATTTCATCCAATGTAATGGGCTCGGGCTTCGTATTTTTTTTCTTGTTCAGCACAAGTTCGGCGGTCCATTTCGCTTTGAGTTTTCTCTTCTTTCCCCGTACAACTATAGGAATTGAGGTGAGGGTTATTGATATGGTTTTTTTCTTCATCACCATTCCCCCGGAGGTTGCTTGTATTTTCCCTTCGGTGGCTCTGGAAGGGGCATCCAGTGTGTTGGATACATGACAAGTGATCGGGCTTCATATGACAGAACTCCATCACACCTATCTCCGTGATTTTGCATGATGCCGTCATATGTTCCCGCCCAATGTGGGTGAACGGGCGCTTTTGGAATAGGAGTACCGTCGAGCAGGCATTTGTGAACTTCGTTGGAGTGTGGGATATCAATCCAGCGACCTTGCATCACAACCCACGGATATTCACCATAGTTGTGCGGAGGTTGAGCCAATAGAATCAACTTGTCTTTCGGTGCGGTTTTGATAGGTCGCCATTTACTCATGATTCCAGTGTGCATAAGGAACATTCGGTGTCAATCTTTTACTTGGGATAGGGTATCCACCCCACGATAAAATGAGGTATCTTCTTAACGCCGAGATACTTGACATTTTTGAAATAAGGTGCATGATGATGTGCAGTTCAAGAAACAATCAATCCAAATATCACATGAAGACACTCCGTTATCTCTCCGTTGGTTTGCTCGCTCTCACCCTGTCTCTTTCCACCTTTGCTGCTCCGGGCAAGTCGGTTGACTCGACAACCGGAGTTCGTTCCGGCACGAACGGCAAGACGACAACCACGACCACAACCGATCCGGTTGCTATGTCAACGTCTTCCGATGTGGTTCTCAGTGATGTGAACCTGAAGGCTCGCCTTGGATCGCGATACACGATCAACACGAGCACGAATGCGGTTCCGAACTACACGTTCACCGGCTTCCTTCTCCCCGATGGTCGTGTTGCTGGCAACTGCTGGCGGTTGGAGATGAATCCCATCACCAAGATGAGTCAGGGCACGTATCAGTGGATCAGCACGAATGGTGTCAATACGATTCGCCAGAACTTCAATCTTTACGTGGCGACTGATACTACGGCACCTGATGTGTCTTTGACTTCCGAACTTACCTCAGCGGTTTCCGAGTTCAGTTTCTCCGTGTCGGGTCGTTCTACCACGGCGGTTGTCATTACGGTGCAGGGCACCAATGGCTTGACCGATCCGTTCATCACGGTTGTTGACGCTGCGGGAAATGCGGTTGGTGGTTCCTTCACTCTCGGCGAGTCTCGCTGGGCGCTTCCCGACACTGCGGCGTGGGGTTATGTCTGGAACGAGGAAGTTGTTCGTTGGCAGTGGGCGCAGGCTTTCAACGGTGAATGCCCTCTCGTCAATGGCGATGGAATCTTGGTTATGAACCTTCCTGCCGGTGACTACACCGTTGCCGTGTCGAGCAAGACCGGGCAAGTCGGCACGTTCACCCTGAACATGGCTGACTATCGGTAAGCCACTTATTTCAATCTGAAAGGCTCTCGTCGAAAGGCGAGAGCCTTTTTTTATGTTGACTTGGGGTAAATTTGGAGGATGATTGAGTCGATGAACAACACCTATTCAGTTCAAGAAACTATCGACAGAAACGTTGGGTGCCCCAACCCTTCGGTTGAGCGTAAAAAGAAATTGGAAGCCGAGCAGAATCGCTCCCTGAAGGGATATACCGGAGCATCGTTCTTCGATCTGAGCATGGTCAACTCCCCTTACATCCCCGCGTCATCGCTCCAAACCCCACTTCAAGAATGAAAGACATTTTTCAACGCCGTCAATTTGAAACAAAGATGCTGATTGTAATCGTGGCTCTTTATGCCATGTTTACGTGTGGTGTCATCACAGCGATGTGTGTCAGTGCACCAATGTCGATCTTTGTGCCGCTCGTCTGTGCCAAGACGACCTGTTTCATTGGTGCTATCTACATCATGTGTAAGAAATGAGCAAACGTCGAGCCAGTTTCATTTCTCCATACATACCACTCGACGGTGGAGAAATCGACGAGTTGACTATCTATCAACAAGTCGAGGATGCTCAAAAAATCGAGGAAAGCAAGAAAATGTTTTATGAACAGGTTCTTCCCAAGATTCTTCCGGAAAAGATGCCCACACTGACGGAGATTGCAAATGCGCAGCCCGTTGTTCCCAATGGAATTTCTGAAAAGACGTTTCCTTGGTGGAGAAAAGATCGCCTCGGTTATCCAATAGAATACATCAAGGGAAAACCGATCCGTAACTTCATCAGAATCATCTGTTTGAACATTCGAAAAATCTTGCTGCCGTAGGGCTTGACTTTTTTCAGGGTGCCGTCATAGTGTAGGCATGGAATCAGTAAACGCAACACTTTTCAGCAAGGGTCTCTACAGTTCTTGGTGCCACCTTCCGCAACTCGAAATTCTCTTCGATGCAGGTGAGGGTGCGGCTACGCATCTTGGTAATGAACTTTTCAACGTGACCCGCATTTTCATCGGTCACCATCACGGAGACCACACCCTCGGTCTTCCGTCTATTATCGGTTGTCGAAACATGGTGCACGGCATGTCTCGCAATCCGGAGACTCGCGATGCCAACAAGCCTCTCACGGTTTACTACCCGAAGGGTTCCGGTCGCGAGTCGATGCAAAACCTCTTCGGGTTCATTTGGGAGCGAAACCGCAACTGGCTTCGTTACGAACTCGAATTCATTGAAATCGAGCACGGAATGGAGATTGAGGTTGCCAAGGATACTTTCGTGCAGGCATTCACCATGCTTCACGACAAGAACTACGAGTGTCTCGGTTATCGAGTAATCGAGCGTCGTAAGCGTCTCAAGAAGGAATTCATCGGAGAGGATATCCGCGCACTCAAGAAGAGTGGATTCGTTGGTGATGTGATGGAGAATTACAGCGCCAACCTCTTCGCTTACTGCCTTGATGCATACAAGATTCCGGAGGCGTCTCGCCTTTCCAACTGTGAGTGTGCCATTATGGATTGCACGTTTGTCAACCCTGACGACCGTGATGATCCTACACACTTCACTCTTCAGGAATCGATTGAACTCTGTGCGGAATGGAACGTAAAGAAAATGGTGGTTGGTCACCTTTCTCCTCGTTACGACAGTCGATATGTTCGCAAGGCTATCGACCGTCTCAAGGGCGGAATTGATGATCCGACCATCGTTTGGTACGAGGGTTCTCCCTACCTCGCCAGTTGGTAATAACAAACCCCGGTTTCACGACCGGGGTTTTTTGTTTACTCGAACCAAGTTTCTGCCGAGCCTGTTGGAGCCTGTTTAGGCTCGTCTGGCTTTTTGTTTTTCTGTTCCCTTAGCCAGACAATGAACGGCTTTTCAATTGCTCCTAATCGAACGGCATGTGCTCTGCGCGTGGGCACAAGGTCATAATGGGAGGCGAGACGGTGTGGCTGAAACCACTCTCGCTTCATCCCGATCTTTCGAGCCATTTCATGTAATACATCCTCTTCGCCGGGATCGCACCACATATGACTCCATTGGTGATTATGTTTCGCACCGACACGCTTTGCTTGTGCGTCTCGCTCAACTCCAGTGAAGGGAGGATCGACGTAAATCATTACTTGGAGCCATCCTCTGTCCATTGCTTTCCGCAATCAAGACAGACAAAGTTGGTGATGTAGTGTGAGCCAGCCTTCCCGACGCTCCAACCGTCGCCAATGTCTTTGTGCGTCTTAATCAGTCGCTCGTGGTGATGTGGACACGCTTCCTGAAGTTTCTTCAGTTCGTGGTGAAGCCGTTCCATTTTTATCTGGATGTTGTGGCGTTTCATGTGGATTTTCTTCCCACTGGAATATCTCGGGCAAAGGTCTCTGTGCATATGACAACTTTTCGATTGATGGCTCATTATTGGCTATTTGAAGGAGAATATCTCCGTGGCATCGCTTTGGTGCACAGAAGCATACGAGGTCTTTCCCCCGAAGTTCCCGCCTCACCTCATCGATGAACTGGGGTGAATTCTCTACCATCTCTCGGTATTTGTCAACAGAATTATCTCGGGTATTCTCACCACTTATGGGGAAGGGGTTGCCCCATTTGCTCGGGCGACCTATGTAAACCGCTCCATTAGGAATCCTTCCGCCTAATCGATGAAGGTTGAGAACTCTTGGCATTTTGTTTCGGTGACGGGTTTCTTTGTCTCCCGGTTTTTTGTCCACTTGACCGTGATGTATGTTCCCAGCCACGCACCGGCAATTAGAAAAAAGACATATCGCCAATCATGCGAATACGAAACTACTCCGTATGCATTGATGGCATACATGATTGAGCCGATGGTTGCTGCGCGTGCTGGAAGGTTTTTCTCAACCGATTTGAAGTATAGCACGTATAGACCATCAAAGAAGAAGTAGAAGACAAACACCACAATCCCCACCCACACATTCATGCCTTCAAATAGTGTCATGGCTTTCGATCCGCGACGCAGAACACCGAGTACATGTCGGCAAGGTGTACCGCCCAAGCCTCGGGTGTTCTTGGTTCTTCTAAAGAGCCATAGTCAATGCGCCCATGATGAGCACGAATGCAATGGCTGATGTGTTTGGCAGTGTCGGAGTCAAACAAGTGAGCAAACGTATTCCAGAAATACTCGTCGCTCTTTTGGATATGAAGGCTCTTTGTATAATCGGGCGTTTTCACCCACACGTTCGGTTCGACTTGTGTGTAAACGTGTATTTTTCCGTAGTCATGGAGAAGTGCCGATACGAATAGAACGTCACCATCCATAGTTTTATTTGACTGTCTATCCACAAGATTGATGCCATCCATCGACCGATATATGACCTCGTAAGTATGTTCAGTCAACCCACCATCGAATGAATGGTGTTTATCAGACGAACCGGGCCACAGACAAAACTTTGGATCGGCTGCTACGATATCGGCGATTTTGCAGGCAACATCGGATATCAATATCGTAGAACTTGCGAAATTGACAATCTTGTTATACATTGTGAAATGGAAGCATAGCCTTACGAATAGCATACTGCACCGTAGCCGTAAGGTCGTAGAAGTTTGGGATATTGTATCGTTGTGCAAGAGCATCCAAATATCCACATTTGGGTGCGCCGATGGGGTGACCCAACACACACTTACCTGAAGCGCACATCATGCCATACTCAACGTTTGTGGTAAACGCTGGCATCGTCTGCATCTCACGAGGTACCCAAAAGAGAACGATTGTTGCGGTGTTCAAACCTTCCCATTCCCATAACACTTGATTTTCATATTCCCATTTCGACCACTCACCTCCACGTGGTTCGGGAACGAGAACATTGCCATCAAAGCCATAATCCTCAATCAACTTGATTGCCTCGGGTCGCCAGCTTGCAACCGACTTGTCTCTTGGTGTTGGACCGGCAAGAAAAATTGACTTTGGTATCGGGTCGTGTGCGTATAGTACGTTCATAGATTTTGGATAGTTCCGGTTAGGATAAGGTCGTGGGTGACGGGTGCCCAATCGGCAATGTCATTGGAATGCTTGGGCTTTCCCCCGTTCGGATTGACGGCGACGGTCACGTGTGGAAAGGCATTGTTGGTCTTACCCTCAAATCCACTCAGGATGTTCACTTTCACGGCACATGCCATGTCTGAACGACCAAAGTATGTAATCTCCATCTTGACGGGTTTGCCAATCAGTTTGTCGGCAATGAGACCAAACGGATTGATGGTCATGTGATGGGCGTAGAGTTTCCAGCCCGGAGGAATGTCATTCTTGCACGCTCTCAGTAGAGCGTCATGTGATTCTTCATCCAGAAGCACGGCACTATACGTGGGCTTCTTCATCATGTCTTTGAGTTTGATTGCCATACTTCGATGTTGGATGACTGGTTGTAGTGGGTCAATACTTTTTTCACTATAATAAGTTGACACTTGAAAAAACGATGTGCAGCATGAAGGCATGAAATTTACCAAGCAACCATTTGTCGTGGCAAAAGTGATGGCACTGTCTCTATGGCGGGATATCGTCGATTTCGCGCCGAGAGTAGGATTCTTCATTGTTGACACTCTACACTATCTGTTTCTACCGGTGATTGTTTTACTGGTGGTTGTAGGTCTATTCGGCAAAATTTGCCATTCCATTTTTTCTCGACTTGGTGTTCGGGAGGATATGTTTCCCGCCGATGTGATTGAGAGAATCCACGAGACTTGTGGTTTGTATCCGGAAATGTGGAGCGTCTATGTGTCAGTTGGATTATTCACTCTGGCAGGTGGAATCATCCTTGGCGCAATCTTCTTTCTACTCTATGGCATCTACGCCAATCTGCGCAAGAATTATCAAAACGCATTGAAAGAAGTTGCCAACAAGAAAGACTGATGATTACCGTCAAACAAATCTACAATTCCGGTGGTGCCTGCCCTTATCAACTTGAGGGATTGACCGATTCTGGAGAATACTTCTACCTTCGCTATCGCGGCGGCAGACTTCGCTGCGGAACATGGAAGTCGATGGAATACTTCTTGACAGACGGCAACTACGAATACAATATCTTCGATCAAGTAATTGGAGACCGCTATGACGGTTTCCCGGATCATGAACGCTTCATGAAACTCCTCAAAGACAAAGTAATCTTCCCCAAGTGGTTCAGATTTGAATCGGGATTGAAAGGCTCACCATGAAAACAATACAGACTATTTGGAACTGGATCAGAATTGTCAGCGGCGTCATTGCCGTGGTCGTTGCGTTTCTTCCCTATCCGGAAGGCGTGAAAGTTGAAAATCCAGTGATGGGAAATGTATTCTTGTTCCTCTTCGGAGCATTGCTTCTTCTTGCGGGTCTTGCCGATCACATCAAACAGAAAAACGCATGAAACACACACGATACGTCGCAGGCTTCATGTTCAGCGATGACCTTGAGAACGTCGTGCTTGTTATGAAGAATCGCCCGTCATGGCAAGCCGGTAAATACAACGGCGTTGGTGGAAAGATCGAACCCGGTGAGTGGCATTACGATGCTATGATTCGAGAATTTCGAGAAGAGACGGGGTTTGAGACCAATCCCGGTGATTGGCACGAGTATGCATGTTTGACTGGAACGGTGGATGGACCGGATGACCAATTCACAGTCGGTTTCTATTGGTGCAAAAAGTCGATGAAGGAAATGGTCGAGAAGATTTCAACCAAGACGGATGAAAACATTTACATCGTCGATGTGAAATACGTGCACCAAGACCCGTCGAAGTTCATTGAGAATCTTCCATGGCTCATTCCACTTGCCTTTGACAATATGGTTGACGGCAGACCGAAGTTTGTTCACGCTGAATATTGATGAACAATCGAATGTCATTTTATCGCGTCGAACATGCGTTCATGACGTATGAAGACTACAACATCAAAATCGGCGTGGGTCCATACAACTATGTGCGAACATACGATGGTATCCATTCGGAATACAGAACCGTGAGAAACCTTGCTGGAAGACTATTCATGAACGAGGATCGCCCGAAGCGATTCAAGAATCCCGGTTTTCTTTCCAACATACCTCTTCCAGCAACTTTCATTTCAAATCGCCCGGGACCGAGAGAAGACCCCGAAATGCGCCACGAGTTTGTGAATCGATATCTCGGAGGAAACGTGCGCCATGCACGCCCGAATTGGGCGATCATGTTTGGATTCGACAGCAAGGATCAGTTGAGACGATGGTTCGACGATCCGGTTGAATGGGATTTGCTTGAAAAGTGCCGCTTCACTATCAATCGATACGTCGTTCCTACCAAGGATGTAATGATCGGTCGTTGTCAGTGCGTATGGGATGTTTCCGAGCACAAAAAACACAAGGCAGAACAGTTGGAATTTCACCTAACTGATTGATATTTATCGTTCGATGAAATACGACGATGATGAAAAAGGCGATGTACGTGCGTCGGGGAAATCCTATAAAAATGTCGATGACTTGTTAGAGGAAATCTTCGGCAAAGACGCCGAATTAAAAAAACCAAATCCTTGGGTCGTTTGGTTTGAGGATATGACATATGAGCGTAAGGAAGCATCCATGCTCGGTCATGTCTTGAAAGTCGATGGGCACGAATATGCCGACTGGCGAGACTTCTGGAAGAACACACTTGCGGTAAGAGCCACCGTCAGAGATTATCCAAACCGAGATTGGTTTGAGGATGACTATCACAAGCCAATGCTTGAATTCTACTTTACCAAGAAGGAAGTAGATGGGCAAATTCTTTGGGATGCCGTGCTTCCATTTCGAGATGCCACCCTTGTCATCACCAACATGAAAATCAAGAGCGGTGAGAAGTATATGGCAACCGATGCCGCTGAGAGAAACCAAAATTTCCTTGACGACGTTAGTGAGGTATGGTAGGTGTTGAGTAATGAACATCGACGAATTTTCTCCCGAAGAACAAGCCACCATCAAAGATTTGGCTGACAGACAGAATTTAAGTGTGCTTGCACTCTTTAAGCAGGCACTTCGGGTGTATCAACTTCACATCGCAACGGGTCGAGGAAACGAAGAACTCTCCCGCAAATTTCCAAAAATGCTTCCCGAACACCAAGAGGTTAAAATGGATGTTTGGGGATGCTGCACATCATCGGATTGCCCGATAAAAGGTCAGTGTGCTCAACATGCCAGTGCAGGGGATTTCCGCGCCGAAGGCGGCGTACAACCTATGCTGATTCGTCTCCGTCGCGAAGGCTTCTATACGATGGGTTGCTGTACATATAAGAATTCCGAGCGATACATGGATTCGGGTATGATCGCCAGAAAGTTTCTGGAACGTACCGATGTTGGGCATATCGTACGCCCAAACACCTAAAAAATCGCGACTTATTACAATTCCCGTGATACTTATTATCATGGGAAAATTCATAGGCGAACTCGACACACGGCAAACGATTGAGAAGCACAAGGTTTATTGGCAACTTCTCACAGAACTCTCGTACGTCACCGACAAGGGTGAAACATACACGGTTCCTGCCGGATTCAAATCTGACTTAGCCTCCATTCCCCGTCTATTTTGGGCAATTCTTCCTCCCTTTGGAAGATACAGCAAGGCTGCTGTAATTCACGATTACCTATTGGCAAATAACAAAGTCATTCCAGACAATGAAAAGTTGACCATCGACAGAATCAACTACATTTTCAAAGAATCAATGAGAGAACTCAACGTTAACAAAGTTCAAATTGCAGTCATTCACTTCGCAGTTCAATTGTGGCTCAAATCAAAGACAAGAATTCTCAAAGCATGGAAAGCAATTTCACTATTGCGCACTATCATTGGCAGCACAGCATTTTCGTGGTGGACGGCAGCGGTAACTGCATGGAAAGCATACGATCTGTTCAAATTGTTCAGAAAGAAATAACCAAATAACCATTGGATTGTTTTATGAGACCCGGCGAAATCGCCGGGTTTCTTTTTTTGTTGACACCGTGAGTTTCTATAGTATCGTTGGGTCATGAACGCAAAAGAAGCACGCGCACTCACCAACAAAAACCTGATGGGACCAGCCATAAAAGAATACATGGATGTTATTCACGATCACATTTCCATGGCGGCACAACGGGGCGAATCCAACATCACCAATCCATTGTATGTGGGTCGCAAGAGTGTTCCATTTCACCTTCATGAAGCCGTTCTTGATGCGCTTCGTTCCGAAGGATTTAAGATAGTCGATCATCCAGACCCCGACCCCGGCCATCCGGCTTCCGGACCATACACAACCCTGTCTTGGTGATGAAAAAGAAAGACAGACAGTGGAGTAAGTATGCCACTCCAAATTTGCCGAGACGCCGTGTCAAATGTAAGACGACGGTTGAACAGGTTGTTGAGAGAGTGACAGAACGTATCTCTACGCTCGGCTTGAATCAGATTACTCGTGAAGGGTTTACCGACAGTCGTACGCCGATCCACATCGTCGATCAGGCATTCAAAGTGTTGGCACAGAAAGGCTGGATTTACGGTCGTCCGGCATCCCGTTTCTTTGTTCACGAATACTCTCCGAAGGTTTTCAACGTTCGTTATAACAAAGTTCCCGAACTCGTTGAAACACGAAAACTTCGTGAGGAAATGATAAGAGAGAAGCGGGAAGCCCTTCGCGCTCAATACGAAGCAGAAGGTAAAGAATGGCCGTATTCTGAGTAAGTGAGGCTTGACATTTTTCAATGAACCGTCAAACTTGCTGCCATGCCTGAGAAGCCACTATACGACAATTGGAAGTTCCTCCACCCCAACGGAGAATTCATGTTTTGGGGTAGTGAGCGACTTGGACAGTGGTATCTGAAGAAGAACCTCGCCGTCATTGTTGAAGACACGTCGGGTCACGAGGGGGCTAAGTTTGTTGTACAGTTGAAATTCCAGCCGAAGGGTATGGGAGCACGCGACAACACCGCTCTCCGCAAGGCGAAGGATAATCTCTGCAAGCGTTGTGGATCGTCACTCGACCTGACTCGCCATCACATCATCCCATATCGCTTTCGTAAAGCATTTCCGATTGACATGAAGTCGCACCGTTCGGAGCACGTGGCGGCATTGTGCGAATCCTGTCACCGTGTTTACGAAACGGAGGAAGCACCGAAGTTGCACAACGAACTTTTCGTTCTAAGTGAGAAGAGAATCTACACTCCGGAAGAGCGTCGGCAGATTTACATCCAGCAGAGCGCATGGTCGGCTCTGAAGAAGTGGCGTACGCTGCCGCCCCAGCGCATTGAAGAAATCATCTCCATTCTGAACCTTGAAGAGATTCCGAATGACGATCAGATTCATGACAAGGTGTGTGAGTTTAAGCACATCATGTCAACGTTCGAAGCCGTACCGGCTTTGAGTGCGGAGATTGCATCTCGTATGGAAACCCATTGTTTGAAGAACTTCGAGGCGTGGGTCACACAAACACCATGAAAGTAAGCATCCAATTCATTCTTTTCAATCTGAGCATCTTCGACAACATCCCGGTGCAGAAGTTTTACATCGAGGCTGAAGGTGAGGATGTAAAGAAAATCCCCGCCTTCATCCAGAAAGTGCTCGACGATGACGCAAAAACACACGTGTTGAAGAGGCATTGGGTGACACCCTACTTGCTCGTAAAGCAGGGTGATAAATTCTGGACGATCTTTCCCAAGCGAGGTGAAACGACCAACGAACCGGAGCCGGGATTCGTCAAGAATGAAATCACCTATCATCCTTTCATCGGTCATTTTGAGGATGTGGAAAAGTTTGAAAAGAGAGTCGTATGACAACTGCCATCTATCCAAACAGAGTAGCCGACAAACAGAAAGTCGAAATGCTGCTCTCTCTGATGGAAGAGGGCAATGGCTCCACACGCTTTTTCACCAAGAAGGGAACACTCTTCGCTACGGGATATACGCGGGTTGTCTATGGCGACCACGGTCCTTATGTTGAATTTGACCGTGTACACATCAAATCCGAATTGGTACATAAGTTCGGCAATCGCGTTCCGCCCAAGGATGCATTCTACATTTGGCTCGTTCCCACCGATGGTAGCGGACTGAAGGTCTATGACCAAAAGCGTGACGTAAAACATTTGAAGAATCCTCCCAAGGGAGGATTCATGGGAAATCGGTCTGAAGGATACGCCGACTACAAGGTTGGTATGATCTATGTCAGCCCATATGACTTTGGAGAAATCACATCATGAAGAAAATCGCACTATACGCAGGCAGTTTCGATCCTGTCACCAACGGGCACCTTGATATCATCAAGCGTGCACTTCAGTTGTTCGACAAGGTTGTTGTCGGCATCGGCGTCAACCCAAACAAGACCGGCACGTTCAAGCCATTTCAGCGTCGTGGATTCATTCTGACGACATTGCACGAATACTACGCCACTGGTAGACTTGCGGTTGAGGAATATAAAGGATTGACCATCGATTATGCCAAGATGATCGGTGCCAAATACATCATCAAAGGTCTCCGCACCACACAGGATTTCGATTACGAGAGGCTTATCAACGACTTGAGTCTCACACAGCAGCGGGACATCGAAACGGTTCTTCTATTCTCCGATCAGAAGTTGGGTCATGTCAGTTCTAGTGCAGTCAAGGAACTTGCCAAGCACGTTGGTTTGATTTCTGATATGGTTCCTCCGATTGTTCGGCGTGCACTTGAAAATTACGAAGGTCGCTCTATCGTTGGTGTAACCGGAACGATTGGCTCCGGCAAGACCACGCTATGCAAGCGTCTGCAAACCACGACGAATGCACACTATCTCAACCTCGACGAAATTGCACATGAACTTCGTGAAGGTGAAGGTGGGTTGTGCGATGAAGTTCGTGACAAGGTGTATCTGGAATTCGGCATCCTTGACAAAAAGGCTATCGGCGAGGCGGTCTTCGGCAATCCCGAAAGGATGCAGAGGCTAAATGATATTTACCGGGAGCCTATGATGACCCTACTTCGCAATAAACTTTCTTCCTTGCGCGGAACAATCCTTCTGGAAGGTGCATTGCTCTTGGAGTTTGGGTGGGAATTTCTCTGCTCAAGTGGTAATCTCATTCTGTTGACTACTCCAAACGATGAAGAGCACACTGCACGCTTAAAGAAACGTGGGTACACCGATGAACAGATTGAAAAAAGGAAGGGCTCACAACTTTCCTTTGAAGCCAAAGACAGGCTCGCAACTGCTGCGCTCAAAAAAGGAGACTTGACACGGGTTATCTACTACGACAGTTTACGTGGTAACGCCGATATGCTCGCCGAAACAATCCGATCACTATGAGCCTTTACTACAATCCATCACCAGAAGAAATCGAACTACGTGCCGAAATCAACCGTTTGCGCGGTGTGATTGACTCTCTTGCGGGCGTATCCGAGACCGCCAACCGGGTGACATTCTACGAACGAGAATTCTATCCGCTCTCGAATTTCTCTTCGTTTCAAGTTTACTACGACCTGCGACTTTGGCCAACCTCGGAGCACGCTTATCAGGCGATGAAGTTTTCTTCGCAGACATTTTCTGTGTGGAAGTCGGTTCGTGATAACGAATACATTCGTCAGGAAGAAATCCGCAATCAGAAGTCGGCACATGATGCCTACAAACTTGCCAATTCAATGAATGATGTGCGCCGACCCGACTGGAATGATGTGCGTGTCAAGTTCATGATCGACATTTGCCGTCACAAACTCCATCAGCACAAATACGTTCAGAAGAAACTCGTTCAGACCGGCAATCGAGAAATCATTGAATCTTCTCCCACTGACAACTTTTGGGGATGGGGACCAAATCGTGATGGGCAGAACATGCTCGGAAAGATTTGGATGACCCTGCGCATGGAATGGAATGCCGGAACACATGCGACTGGTATCGAATGGCTGCGCCGACACAATGAGGCAAATCCAGATCAACCGGTTGAAATCATCGACCCGGACGGATGGCGACGCAATGATGGTGTGTATTTCGAAACACCAATCACCAAGGAAGATTTCGAAGAGAGGCTGTGCCATTGCACAGTTTCGGGTCTTCAGAGAAAATTCTGATATGACAAACATCAAACGTATTAGGCGAAAGATCAAAGCCGAACGGCGGGCTCAAGTCAAAACTTGGGACGATATTCTGGAACAAAAACGATCTTTCGACGATTACGTTGCTTCCATGGATAAGAAGCAATTGCTCCGTCATGTGTACTTCATGGTAAAGTATCTTGGCGATCAAGCACGATTGCGCTCAAATGATCTTCTGAAGAAAGAAGACGATCCGTATCAAAGCGGTAAAGATGCCGGTGCAGCCGATGCTTACGAGTCGATTGTATTTCATCTTCAGCGCCCGGAACTTTTGATCGGACTGGATTACAACAAAATCAATAAGGCTGGAATCACGCCTCCACACTGGCTTCAGTAATGAACTTCACCTATGACAAGAAGGCGGATGCCGGTTACGTCACGATCATTCCGAAGAGTGAAGTGATGGAAGCCATCGAAACTATTCCGATGGGTGAAGGCGTTTTGCTTGACCGTGAAATGCACTCAAAGAAGATCGTTGGTGTCGAAATCCTTTTTCTAAAACAAAAGATGGGGCTTTCTCCCAAATCGGCTGCGGAAGAATTCTTCGGCTGATCTAAAAGAATTCATTCCTTTCATAAAAGAAACGGAAATGGGTAGTTGGGTTGTATATATGATATGTGGAAGCAACAACCCAAGATATCGCAACGAACGAATCTCTGCTTGAAATGTGGAGAGACGGTCTTTTTATAGACGTAGCCGACGCACTCAAGGAGAAATCACCAGAATTTGTGGTTTCGTTCTGCAACTACCTCGTTCGATTTCAAGGTGTAAATGAACTTTCCGTTCTCACCAAACTACTCACATAATATGGCACAAGACGTTACAGCAAAGGCAATCATTTCCGTCGAATCTGAAACATTTAAGCGCATTTCTTACACAGCAGAAGTCGCTCGAAAAACCGCATCGGGAGCAAAGATCATTCTCGAAATGAAAAAAGTGTTCGATGCAATCCGCGCAGCAGCCGAGGACGGCTCGTTTGCCATGGAATTTCCTGCGGGTGTATTGGCAGATGATCACAAGACAATTCTTGAGCATTTGGGATACAAACTTTCCACCGTGCCTTCCGAGACGGGTCATAGAGACGTTGTTGGTTGGTAAATTTGGAAAAACCGGGCGGGATAAACGGAGCATCCTATATTTATAGGTGTTCCGTTTACCATGCAATATTCCAGTACAAAACTTTCTGACCTTCTTCAAGAAGTCTTTGGCTCCAGAGTCAAACTTCTTGTCATGAAAAATGGTGCAGAGTATGAGGCATTCCCCGCACTTCTGTCAAAGAACGTTCGCGTTGGGGAGAGACCATACCGCATTACCATTTTTGAATTGAGAAATGGCTTTCTTCATCCGCTGGGTCACTGGGACGTGACGAAGGAAGAGTATGACTTCATGGAACAGCAGCAGCGAATCCCTGAAGATATTGAGGCAGACATTCTCCACGACCTTAGTCTTCCATATGGAGCAAATTTGACTATCGATAAGTCGAAGAAGCCAGTAAATGAATCCTCCATTCACAAAGCATACAAGGAAAGTTTGCTCCGTGAACTTGAAGGTAAATGCGACTGTGCCGTTCGCCCGGAGGATAGCGGATTTGTGAAGATCATTCTCAAGAAAGACAAAGAGGAACTTGGTAAGTATGAACGGTTCATTACACACAACCAGTTCAAGACGACCGACAATTCCGACAGCCCATTCTCCGAAATCATTCAACATCACGATGCCAAGTTCGCCAAGAAGCATCGCCTCCAATACAGATAATGATCCGTTTGAAATCACTTCTCTTGGAAAACTTTGCGGGAAGTTTGGCAAAAAATCATGACTTCTTCATGAGTGCTCCGTCGCCTGTTTTTTGGGCAATGGTTCCGTTCATGAACAAGCAAGACACGGGTGCCGACTGCTCTCTACTGTCTTCAGTTATTGTTCTGAATGCCATTCGACACTTGGAAGAAAGCGAAGGCGAACTATTGACTCCAGAATCTCTTCTATCCGAGACCGAACTTGATGAATGGAAGAAAGCAACCGAGCCGGGTGGTGATGGAGTCAACTTGGATGAACTCAAAGGCTACCTTGAAAAATCTGTGCAAAAACTGTGCGGAAAAGGCTGGAAGGTATTGGTTGAAAGAGACCTTACGAAATTGACGCCACGCTTGGAATCTGTGCAAAAAGCGGGAAATCAGTTTGTCATCGGAAACTTCAACGCTGCCATGGTCTATGATAAAGGAAGTGGTGGGCACTATTCGCCATTTGCAGCATACGATGTTGACAACGACCTAATTTTAGTGTTCGATGTTGACAGAACCCGTTATGTGCCCTCTTGGGTGCCTATGGATGACATGCTAAAGGCTATGGAATCCATTGATTCTGACGCGGAAGATCACAGAGGATACATCGTTGTAGAAAAATCATGAAGTTAAAGACAATACTAATGGAAGGAGTCAAGGAGAAGGCTGCGGTTGACTATCTCAAGCAGGCTATTCAAGGAACTGAATGGCAGGGCAAGGTATTGCAGGCTGGTGGTTCCGTGCGCGACGAGTTGATGGGTATCGATCCAAAGGATATCGACCTCGTTGTGAATGCACCCGATGGTGGTATCAAATTTGCCGAGTGGATTACAAAGAAAATGGGCAACTACAAGGAAGGTAGCAACCCTGTCATTTTCCCTCGCTTCGGAACTGCAAAGTTCAACATGGAAGGCGTAACGCACAATGGTCAAGACCTCAGCGGTATTGACATTGAAGCCGTAATGCCACGTAAAGAGAAGTACACAGATGGTTCGAGAAAGCCCGAAGTTACTGGTGGAGAACTTGCTGACGATGTTATGCGTCGCGACTTCACCGTGAACAGCCTTCTCAAAGATTTGACAAGCGGAGAAATCCTCGACCTCACCGGTATGGGAAGAGAAGACATCAAGAAGGGTATCGTAAGAACCCCACTCGATCCTGATGTGATTTTCTCGGATGATCCTCTCCGTATGCTTCGTGCAATTCGCTTTGCTGTAAAGTATAGTTGGGATTTGCCGATGTTCATGTTGAAGGGCATCAAACGCAACGCATCCAAGTTGCAAAATATTTCAGCCGAGCGCATCAGTGAAGAGTTGAACAAGATGCTCATGACAAAGACACCTGAAAAGGCTATCAAACTTATGAAGGTTGTCGGATTGCTTGAGTATGTTATTCCAGAACTGAAGAGTGCAATCGGCATGGGTCAAAACAAGTATCACCAAGACGATGTGTTCAAGCACACCCTTGCCGTGTTGAGCAAGACACAGCCTGTTCTCGTACAGAGATTGATGGGCTTGTTCCACGATATTGGAAAGACCGTAACCAAGAGCGTGACACCGACAGGTGTTCACTTCTATGGTCATGAGATGGCGGGTGAGAAGATGGTATATGATATCATGGGTCGCTTGCGCTATCCGAAGGAACTCATCGATGCCGTTGCGCTGGGTGTTCGTCAGCACATGCGATTGAAGAGTGCCGGTGATGATGCTGTGGGCTTGTCTGACAAGGCGCTTCGCAAATTCAAGGTTGATATGGGCGACCAACTTGAGAACGTACTCGGATTGATGCACGCCGACAACATCAGCCATGCCACAACGGCAACCATGCCAAACCAAATTGCCAACATTCGTAAGAGGCTTGAAAACCTCAACATGGATGTAAACGCAGGAAAGCCAAAACTTCCATTGAACGGCAAAGACCTTCAGGCGATGGGAATCCCACCCGGACCGATTTACAAGGATATCCTCGAAAAAGTAACTGATGCGTGGTACGAAAACCCCAAACTCACCAAAGAGGAAGCACAAGAGATTGCCAAAAAAGTGGCATCCCAAGATTCCGGGAAAATCG